TTCACCAGTCTTTCTGTAATTAATATTAATATCGTATCTTATTGTATCACCAATTTTAAAATTATCATACCACATAGATGAACTAACTATAACATCAGATATATGTAATTTTTTATCCGTGTTATCAAGTTCTGTGTTCTTATTATCTTTATTCATATTATTTAAGTTTTATTTTTCAAACATACCAAAAATTACATATATTTGTAACCGTTGTGTGCAATTTATTTTTTCCCACCGCACATTCGCTTTTGCAAAGCGATTAGGACAGGTTCCCACTTTTTCGGAAGTTTGATTTTACCCTTGACAACTTTGCTCAAAGTACCTTGAGGAATGCCGTTTTTCGTTTCAATACGATTAAAGGAAAGTTCATCCTTGTTCAATTGTAGCCAGTCAACTATTTCTTTCTTCTCCATATTGTATATTTCAACCAAATGAGCCGCCAAATCGTTTACTTCTTGTTTAGTGTCGCCATAAACAGTTATAACGATTTTACCTCCTATTGTCTTTTGATCTTTAATTGATTTGCTCCAGCGAACCTTGAAAGTGCCACGCTTGATTTTCCCGTTTGCAGGAGAATGACTTACGTATAGTTTCATACGAACACACCTTCATCCATAACCATCTTAATTGCGTTTTTAATCGGCAATTCTTTGTATCCAGTTGTATCTTCTGATAGGTCGTAATAGTTATACCAATATCCTTCTTCATCAGTATCAAGCAAACCAGCTTCTCCTTCATCGGCAGAAAACTCTCTAAGGATTTCAAATGAATATCCATCTGAATGGTAGCATCTAAATTTAGAACCATTAATATGGTCGCTAATGTCGTGAAACGAAAATGAAGTTTCGCTCATATTGTCCTCATCAAGATTTTCAATGAGATTAAAAAGTTTTTGTTCTTGCTTCATAATTTCTGTGTTTGTTTCACCAAATATACGGATAAATATCGTAATGCCCAAACATTTGGGTAAAAATAATTCCCGCCCTTCAAAAAATAAACTAAGGCCAACGCCTGAAACCCACGCTCCACACAACAATAAATATCAAAAACAGCGGCAGGCATTGTGCTAAATTGAAACGTCTGTTCGGTGCTGCTTTTCATATTAAAAACCGTTATGTGTAAGTGTTCCGTTCATCGTTCTGATCAGCATGTCGTCTGAAAATTGGTAAATCATAAAAATTTATAACACCATTTACCTCTTCCGCATCATAATGTTTTCCATTTACATAAACCCAACCGTTAGGCACAATAAATATTATTATGCAATGCCTGTATCATGTTTAATCTCGTAGTCCATTGCCATAGAATCCCTTTCTAATTGAAGGATGTACTGTGCTAAAATGCCTATTTCATCATCTCTTTCGGCCATTTTAAAAACTGCATCATTTAACTCATATTTAGATTTACCGACAATACGTTTTCCGTGGTAATAATCTGAGAAGTTCTGTTGTCTTCTATCTGGTCCTGTGTGTGTTTTCACATTCCCCTTTGTGTCTCTAAGTCCTGCAACATCAACATCATCTATGTCGTAATCTGTTGAGTTTTCGTTGAATTGGTTGAATCGTTTAATTTCCATAATAAACTATATATTAAGTATTAAATGCCATATTCATACTTTTCATTGAATTTAATCACAATTTAGTTATTCTTTTGATATTGGGATATGAATGCCAAAAAGGGATTGCAATAATATCTCCTTCTGATATTATGGATGCAAAATATGAATATCCGGATTTCCCGGTCACCAATACATCACATTTGACCATTTTGTTAAATGTCTTATATTGATCACCATTCAAATGGAATATTGGGTTGTGATTTTTGAATTCTTTGAATTCATTTTCGGTACCTTCTGAGAAAATATGGAGTTTGTAGTTTTTATATTTACTTAGATGTGTTTCAATAATTTCTACATATTCATTATTACTTACCCATCTATTTGGATACCTTTCTTTTGTCACATCACCTCTTCGTATGTGTATTCCGATATTAAAGCCTTCTTCGAATGGTTGATTTATGGGTGATGTTTTCCACTTATCTTTGAGTATCTTTTCTGTTATCCAGTGGCTTTCCAAATTTTGACTATCTGCTAATATAAATAACGTATTGTCATTTGATTCTATTTGTGGTCGTATAGATTCTATATCAGTTCGATTGAATTTTGGTAAGTTTATAATGTTGTTGAATTTTATGGAATTCTGTCTAAGTTCATTTTCTCCAAATTTAAATTTATCTTCCCACCCATGTTTCAGTGGTTGGTGTATGAATCCCAATGCATAATATTCTGCTACACTTAATGCAGTGTTCCATTCTGCCAATTGGTGTCCCATTCTACCTGCCAATTTACCCACTTTAATGTAATTCATTATCCTAATCTATTTTTTAAAATTTGAAATAGCCTTTCGTCACACTTTCTCATATCAACAAACCGGTCCCAAAAATCCATACCATTTCTTCTCATTGAGTCATAATCGACATTTTTTATATATTGTTCGAAATCTGTAGTCTTTGATATATTTCTTATTGAAAATGAATCCCAATCCACTTCTTTTTCAAATGGATAATCATTCATTCCGAATACTATTGGAATACTGCCCACCATAAGTGATTGGTATAATCTGAAAGAGGATGATCCAACACCCCTTGGACAAAATGAAAACCGTGATCTTGCCAATTCACGGTAAAAATCCTTTAATACGGGAACTCTATCTTCGATTTTTTGGAGTTTCCATATTTTCTTGCCGTGTCTTATGTTTGACATGGGGTAATTTATGTTTCGGAGAAATCCTCGGTTTGGTAATGTCATATTCCCAATAAATGTGAAATCATATTCTTTCGGGGCTTGTCTGAGTTCTTCTATGAATTCGGTATCTTTAATTATTTCATACTCAAATTTCCTCATTTGTATTGGGTGTACAATTACATTGTGTTCAGAGTTGACCAAGTGGTTATGTAGTGGTTGTGCTATGAATTTTATTGATTTTTTGTCCTTATATGCAAATTTTGGGTTATCGTGTATTGCCATAAAGACAAATTTATGTGAATATTTCTCATATTCTTTTGTTTGACATATTTCTGTGAATAGTTTGTTGCATTCGTTTATACCGATATATCCAAGTATATAATCAGCATCTTCCAAAGAGGAAAGTATTTCAATTTTATCTATGTTAAATGAGAAGGGTCTTCCCATCATCTTATCATATAGAATATCATTGCTATTATTGAATACTGCTACTTTCATATGTTAATATATATTGAATGATGGGTGATTGTCATATTTTTCATAGAAAGCACCATACATATTTTTAAGCAATTCCTTAGTTTCCTGGTCTTCGTTTCTCCAATCAGACCTTCTTGGTTTGAATGGGGTTTTGTGTTTGGGTTCTATTATATCTAAAAAACCATATAACTTTTCGATATTATTCGGAGTATCTTCATATTTGAATGTGCATATCTCATAATCTTTTTCGGTGACATTCGTCCAATTGTCGAAATGTTCTTCTAATTTGAAAAGGTCTTCGCCATTTTTAAGATAATCTTTAACATCCCAATTGATATCCATTTTTTTATAATCACCTCTAATATTCTCACAGTGTTTTTTGGTCCAAGTTATATACTCTTGTTTTCGTCTTCTGAAATAAGAAAGTATGGCATTATATGGATCACCATATAAATAAACTACTTTGGTGTCTGTTCCAAATGATTTAGGTGGGGTTTTTATATGGTGTTTTTGAAAAGAATCGATATTCACCATTTCAACATTTTTAAAGATGTCTAACATCATATGGGCACCTACACCGCCATATGAAACAAAAAAGTATTTAAAAGTATTTGATCCATTCATGTAAAATTTCTATTTCTTTTTTAGTTACTATATCTATATCAAGTAATGATCTATACATAGTTATTATATCACTTTTATCACCGTTTAGTTTTAGTCTTTTGAGTGTTTTGATTATCTTATCATAATTGATGTACATCTCAACCTCACTTTCGAAATCTATCATAAGATCATGTTCATTTCTATCTTGTATGACTGTTGGTGATGAGTATCCTAAATTACCACCCATTGCCCATATACCGAACTGTGCAATATATGACCTTAATATATCAGTGAATCTGAATGAAACGGTTGATGGTAAGTATGTATAAACAAAATACTTAGGGTCTGTCCAAATTGTATTTTGTGTGTTGAATGGTGAAATTGCCCTTTCACTGAGTACATAATCACCATCCGTGAATGTGAAGTCTTTGTTCCCTACTGTCATTCGGTAAATAGCATCAACATCTGGGTCACCATCTACCATATATTGCCAAACAACCGGATTTAGTTTTTCATAAGATAATTTTATTTCACATTGGGAGTTCAATCTATTAATTGGATATCCTCTTGCCCAAACTTTTTCTTGGGTGAACAATGAATAGATATTGACCACATCATCATTCATTATTGATTTATAGTCATTTGGTATTACGCCCCAATTATCAAGTGGGTAATTATCATCATCACTTTCTGCTATTTGTGTATATCCATTTTCTATTGCATAGATGTATCCAATATTCTTCCGAGAATAGTGGTTATATGGCAATAGGTTTGATATCTTATCATATGAATTTACTTGTGATTCTACATCCAAATAAGTACAATTCAAATTATAATTTTTGGGAGATTTTTTATCACCGATCAATATCAGATCATAATCAGATTTTGAGAACTTTTCAAGGTTCTTATTTGATTCGTTTATAGTTGTTATGATTATTGCTTTCTTCATTTCTTGAAATCTGTTTTAAATACATCTTCGAATTTTCTAAGTTCGTTTTGTGTATTTTCTTTATACCACATTGGTGATTCTCCTGTTATTTCGTTGCTATACTTTTCATCTATAAGGTTAGATATTATAAGGTCATCTGCCTTATTCAATTTTCGATTCCTTGGATATTCCCTTTGTATTTTCAGATATTTATCAAGAATTATATTGTCGAATTGATAACAATGACCACTGTATAGCATTTTACACATTTGAAATACGACAACTTGTGAATAGTGCCATGATTCTTTATCAAACCCCTCATAGTAAGGAAGTATCTCATTAACTGCTTTTTTACTGAAAGCATTAAAATTAGCATCGAAGTAATATAATTTATGAAATTCTTTGCCAGGTTTCCATCCGTGTCTAATGTGGTGGTTGTAAAATGGGGTTGCTACTAATGGTTTGTATTTTTCCAATAATACCTCAAATTCTCTGAATGCATTTCCACCATTATTTACTTTAAGTGATATATCATCATCAAAAAATATATAATAATCAGCATCTGGGTATTTTTCAAGTGCCAATTTTCTCAAATAGTTTCTACCCTCGTTCCAAGAAGAATTTGGTAAAAATGGATTCCTTGTTGTTTCTCTTTTCCACGAAAGAACAATAAGGTCCGAATTATCAGATTTTATTATACCCTTTCTGTGGTCATCTATATCACTTTCAGTTTGTGTCAAGTATACATATTTCATAACTATTTATTGCAATTTTTGTGGAGTTACTTTTTTGTATCCCCCATTGATTCTGTTTTTCTCTCTTACACTACCATTACCATATGTTCTTTTTTCTGAAATGTGGTAATGTATAACCATAACATCAAGACATGGATTTATGACATTATAACCGGCACTATGTGTTTCGAAAGCAAATCTATTATCACATCCCGGTTTACCAAAGTGAAAATCAATATTATCTATCTTCTTTGGCTTTCCAAGGAATGCCCATGCATCTTGTGTCATCCCACCATGGTATGGTTCTGTTTTTCCAGACTCATCTATGAGATTATATCTACTGAGTGCCCATAATTCATTCGCCCCAATGGATTTGAATTTTGAAGCAGTATCATTGAGGTAACAATCAGAATTCACAATTATATTTACATCATCAATAGTAGTAGTGTTTTCTATGGCATTCACTACCTCTTTAAAAGTTGGGATATTTTCTATTTGAATTATATTTATTTTTTCGTTATTCAGTTTTATTACCCTTTCTAGGCTTTTTATATCATTCTTCTCCACTAATATATTCAATTGGTCAATGAATACATTTTCAGAGTTCTTAGAAATGCAATAGTTTAATTCTGTTTGTCTTTCTTTGTTTTCAGATGTGTAATAGTTTATGAATAATCTAGTAATCATTTGTGAATCTAATATGATTATTTTTTAAGGAAAGTTATTTCGTGTAAGTTTCTATTGTCTATTATTTCATACCCAGCATCAATGAATTTAGTTATTATGTTTGTGGTGTCCATTATTGTTTTATTTGGAATGCAATGGTGATGAAATTCAATACAAACTTGTTTTGTTCCAATTAATTCATCAACAACATTATACTCCGATCCTTCTATATCTATTTTTATGAATGATGGATTATATTTCTCTTTTAATTGTTTAATTGAAATACATTTTGTTTCATATGATTGACCACTATTTAATACTGATTGATGGTTAATGTATATTGATTCACTCACATGTGTGGGCTTCTTGTTCTTATATAATGTGATTTTTTCAGTTCCATGTTTTTCGATGGCTGCTTTTATCAATTTTATATTACTATATTTCTCCAATTTACTCTCCATGAACTTATGACTTTTCTCGGTGGGATCAACTTCAATTATATTGATATTCTTATGCTTCATAAGCTCTTCTTCAAAGGTGATGTCTTCGCCTGCACCGCCACACACGATAGTATCTCCTTCATTTATTGAGTCGAGGTCGATTACCCACCCACCATAAGCAGTTCCTAAATATTTTATATTCATTTTGTTATTTTTTTATATTTTTCGTTAGATATTTTACCCATATCTAATAGGGTTTTGAATATTTTATAATCCACATCATACAACCTACGTATATTATCAATTGATTTACTTGACAAGTATTTCATATCATTGTATTTATTGGGTGTTTTGTGTGATTTTATTTCATCTGTTGTAATAGATGCATCTACACCAATAAGTTTGCATATGTTCTCAAAATCATCCTCTAATGTTTCCATAATACCAATATATAATATATTATCTTTGCACTTTTGGATATTTTCGTGATTGCCAATGTAACTTATGAATGGCCTATTGACATGTCTTAAATTCATAATGGCTTGGTGCGCCTCTTTATCTACAAATAAAGCCTCTGCTAAATCGTTAGGGGTTGGGAACTTCCCAAAATAATATTTCTCAGCAGGTGTCCATGGCACATTATACCTTGGAAGTCCTTGTCTATATCCGGATAGGTATGCCGAAACATATCTATCAACTGGATTTCTAAGAAAGAATATATTATTATTGATGGGTTGTAATGTTCCATGGTGTCCTGTAAAAATAATTTCACCGAATTTGGTTTTAGTTCCCTCAAATTCAATAAGAGATTCTTTTATTGTTGAGCCCCCGGTTTTTCCGATATGTAAAAAATTTAATTTATCCAAGTTTTCTAATTATTGATTTATGTAAATTCTCATTGCTGAGATATTCGTTGTAGATTTCAAATAGTTTATCCCTATTGAGTGATTTTTCGGTGAGTATATCTCCTATTTTATCAACTGAGTTCTCTGGTATTGACACTGATATGGATTCCCAATCTATTTCATCTTTCATTGGTGGTTCATATCCATCGGCTATGAATACTGGAAAACTACCCATTGACATACTTTCAAATGTTCGAACTGATGATATACCTGTTCCTCTTGGGCATAAAGAAAATTCTGAATTACCCAGCATATTGATATATCTTTTTCGGAATTCATCATCATTTGTTTCTAGTCCCCAATGCTTTCCACTATCGAAACAGTTATTATATAGTTCAACAATTTTTTTTCTGGTCCAATGTGTTGAGGTCGATCCAATGAAAGAATATAACATTTCCCTATGATCAGATGCTAAGTTAATATCTTGTGTGACTGCATAATGTGGTATTGAGATATATCTATCATTTATGGATGCGTGTGGTGAGAATATAATATCTTCTTTGTCAAACTGCAGATGTGTGATGTGTATATGCTGACATACGAAAACTCTTTTCTTGGGTGATCTAATAGAATTGATTATTTGGTTTGTCCTTGGTACTCCTATGGTGTTTATAAGATGTGCTAAAGGAAGACATATCAGTTCATAATCATCACTTATTAGGTCACGATCCCGTTCAAGTAATTCAAATATTGTTTCCTCAGTTCTTATATATGGACAGTATTGAATATTATTTATTCTCTTAATTAGCATTTGTAACATTCATTTTTTCTCTTGACATATCCAATAACTTGTATTTGTTTTCTAAACCAACCGTCCAATTTGCATGATGTGTGTAGATGTCTTCTTTCAATGAAAAATCTTCACCATTCCATTGTTTTGGTCCAGTAGCCATAGCAACCGTAAAAAACTTATTTGATAACATTCCCCATTTAATTGGGTATTTCTGTATAATGTGGTTTATTACTTGTTGGTCATCTACTTTTTTATCCATAACTGTCTTTAAAATTGACTTAACAGTGTTGAAGAATTTAAGTACTTCACTGGATTGTTTACAGACAAAGAATCCAGCACACAAGCACGTAACGTCACTTTGGAATTTTATATCATAATTTCCTAATTCTTCAGTTATTTCTTTTGAAAAATCTGAAAAAAACTGCACATCACAATCTGCGAAAACAAGTAATTCATTATCATTGGTATCAATGTTATTTATAATATGGTTTATTTTTTCCAACATTGCATGGGAAAACCCATCAGAACCATATTCACCGGATTCACATATTTGTTCAATTTTGTTTGGCAATAGATCAAATGAATCAGATAGGTATTTATTGTATGATTCCAAGAAATAGTTCTCATACATTTCTTCGTGACTATCTGAATAGAATGTTAATAATTTCATACTTGGGTTTGTTGTTTTTTTCTTCTTACGTATGCAACTGCTTGGTTTAGTGTTTGTGGGTTACATACAATATTTTCAGATACTTTATCCATTGTATTAGATGTTTCAACAAACATATATTTACCCATAAGAATACTGTTTTGGTTATATGTTCTGTGATTTGAATTGTGTAAGTGAAAAGTTTTGACTAACTTGGCGGGATTATGTGTTTTAAGACCTGAGATGTTTGCATCAAAGGCAATTCGGTTATCACATCCCAATGTACCCATTTTATAATCACACCCTTGGAATTCATTTGGACTTAAATACATCCAACAATCTTGTGAGTATGACCAATCATATAATTGTGCCATGCCATCTTCTCTGATGTCCCACCTTGATAGTGCTAGGAATTTATCTTTAATATTTTCCTTTGTTACATTTGACAATGTATCATCGAATATGATATCAGCATTTGATATAATGCATATTTCACCCACATATTCTTCATTGCATATATCAAATATTTCACGATAAGTGGGTCTTTTATCGAGATGTCTCATAACTATCTTATCTGATTCTATGGTAAGTTCTGAGTTATCGGAATTGAACAGCACGATTGTATCGATGTGCTTATTCTCTATGTTCTTATTAAGACATTTTTCATATTCTTTTTGCCTATCTGCATTGTCAGAGACAAAGTATTCTGTTAGTAATATCATTCAATTTTTTAATTTTTTACCAATAACAACCACCTTCTACCATTTGAAAGTTCTTTGATTTTTCTTCTTCTAATGGTCTGGTCCAATGTTCATTATAGAATTTGGAGATTATATCATGTGTATCCCATCTTTTACCTTTTATACCGAACAGAATCTGTAATGCACCCCCAACGTGTATGGCTTTCTTTCCCATATTTTTTGCATGTGATGCAAGTGGGAGTCCATATGCACCACATCCTATAAGTGCAACATCATAATCCGCCTTAAGCATCGAGTCTTTCATATTATTCAGGTTGTCAAACCAATTAGAGTCTTTATCGCCCAGTGATTGGTGTGATTTCAGATAAAGTGGGTCAAATTCGGGAAGCACATTTGTATTTGGCCAAAGTTTTTCTCTTTTCTCCATCTGCTTTTTCATAGATTCGACAAATGGGTGTATTATTAGAACTTTTTTGCCTTCTAATCCGGCTGACCAAGGTGATTCGAAATAGTATGGTTCAATGCCTCTAAGTAATGTTTTTTTATTCTTCACTATACCGGTTTGTATGTAATAATTTTCTTCTTGTCTCCAAAGTCCCATAAGATCTATATTCTTTATACATTGTATATAATGGAGTGCGAATTTCTGGTATTCTGCTTGTGTTGGAAGATTAACACCTGAAAATGTACATAACATATCGGCAGGTATTGGTTTCTTTGCCAAGAAGTGCAATATTCCATTTGTCTCAGTACTACCGGCTCTACCGGCTGAAAATGGCATATGTGGGTTTCCATTCAAAGAATCCAATATTAACTTGTTACCTTCTTCGGGTGTAAGGATATCACTTACATTTGGAAACAATTTCATTGTTCTTTCGGTATATTCTTTCATATATTTGTCATTTTTTTATAAAATTCGATATCTTTCTTATAAAAGTTGGTAACAAAATCATATGATTTTTCATCATAAAATTTTAAGTAATCTTTGTTATTTGAAAAGTTACCGGTTTTATTAAGATGTTTGAACGTTATCTTAGACCCATATAATTCATTGAATTTATCTTGTGATTCTTTCATATTTTCAAGTATGAATATAAAGTCGGGTCTTGGGTTGCCACCTTTATCAGATAAGTGTTGTGTATAGGGATCACCGTGATATGATACCACATGTCTTGTTAAGTATTTATCTTGGCGACCTGGTGTTGTAAATATACGAGGATGTGTCCAATTGGATTCAACCTCCTCAATTCTTTCCTTTTCTTCAACCTTTCTGAAATACATAAAGTATTGTATGAAATTGTTTAAGTCCTTAACGGGTGTTCGGAAGAACATTGGGTTAGATCGGAAATATTTGAAGAATGACACAAATCTTGCATATGGGTCACGTATAGATGATATGACCAAACCATTTACAAAATCTTCTTTGAAATAGTCCGACATTATATCATACACTGAACCATTATAGTAATAACTTTTACTTCCATCAAAATGACGTTTGAGGAGGGGATCATTGATCCTCTCCTCTATCATCGTATCAGATATGCTATCAAGCCCAAGGGTTTCTATTATACTAGTGCCACCACATTTATGTATGTGTATGTAGAATAAATCCCTTTCTTTGTTGAAATATCTCATCCATTTGCCTTTCTTTTTTGTGTTACACGAACTTTCATTTCTTCTTTCTTGGAATCCCAAGTAAGGCTGAATTTAGAACCGGCTTCTGGATTTCTTTCAACAATTTCTTCTGTTACAACATCTTCAACATACTTTTGAATTGCTCTTTTCAATGGTCTTGCACCGAATTTGGGGTCAAATCCATTTTCAACAATGATGTTAATTGCACTCTCATTCAATTTCAGTGAGTATCCGATATCTTCAACTCTATCATATACCTTTTTGACTTCAATATCAATGATTTTTCTTATATCTTCTTTGTCCAAAGAATTGAAAGTGATTACTTCATCAATACGGTTCAAGAATTCGGGAGAGAATGTTTTTTTCATCTCTTTCTCAATTACACCTTTGTTATCATTTACAATGTTTTGTACTTTACTTGATGTGGAGAAACCGACACCTGAACCAAAATCCTGTAATTTACGGCTTCCTGTATTAGATGTCATGATGATAACAGTGTTCTTGAAATTGACTTTTCTTCCAAGGGAATCTGTCAATTGACCATCATCTAACATTTGAAGCAAAAGGTTAAATACGTCCGGGTGTGCTTTCTCGATCTCATCCAATAATATAACTGAATATGGATTTCGTCTTACTTTTTCAGTAAGTTGCCCACCTTCTTCGTGTCCAACATATCCAGGGGGCGATCCGATCAATCTTGATACTGCAAATTTCTCCATAAATTCACTCATATCAACACGGATAAGTGCATCTTCTGAATTGAACATATAATTTGTGATCTGTTTCGCCAATTCCGTTTTACCGACCCCTGTTGGACCAAGAAAGATAAAACTCCCAATTGGTTTATTTGGATCTTTTAGCCCAACTCTGCCTCTCTGAATGGCTCTAACTACCTTCTGAACTGCATCATCTTGTCCAATGACAGACCCTTTGATAGAATCGTGCATATTTGAAAGTTTTTCGTTCTCATCAGTTGAAACTTTATTGAGTGGAATACCACTCATCATAGAAACCACTTCTGCAACATCTTCCTCTTCAACTGGTTGTCTAAGGTGTTCAGATACTTTGTACCACTTTTCCTTCTCTTCTTCCAATTGTTCTTTCAGTTGTCTTTCAACGTCTCTTAGTGTTGCTGCTTCTTCATACCTTTGGTTTCGGATAACATCATCTTTCTTTTTCTTTATTTCGGCTATTCTTTCTTCGAGGTCTGTTATTTCTTCGGGAACAACAATTGTCGAGATGTGTACTCTTGAACCAACTTCATCCAAGGCATCGATTGCTTTGTCTGGTAGAAATCTATCAGTAATATATCGTGTAGTTAGATCAACACACGCCTTTATAGCATCCTCTGAATAACTAACGTGGTGGTGCTTCTCATATCGTTCTTTAATATTATTGAGAATTTCAATTGTTTCTTCTTCTGTTGCAGGTTCAACAATTACAGTTTGGAATCTACGGTCCAATGCACCATCTTTCTCAATGTGTTTTCGATATTCGTCAAGTGTTGTTGCGCCAATGATTTGGATTTCACCTCTTGCCAATGCCGGTTTTAACATATTGGATGCATCAAGAGAACCGGATGAACCACCTGCACCGACCATAGTATGAATTTCGTCAATGAATAAGATAACATCCTTGTTATCTTCAAGTTCATTCATAAGTGCCTTTACTCTCTCTTCGAATTGACCACGATATTTAGTACCGGCAACCATTGCTGCCAAGTCCAACATGACAACTCTCTTATCAAACAGGATTCTTGAACATTTTCGTTCGATAATTCGAAGTGCAAGTCCTTCTGCAATGGAAGACTTACCAACACCTGGCTCACCTATAAGCACCGGGTTGTTCTTTTTCTTTTTTGATAAGATCTGTGATACCCGTTCGATTTCCTTTTCTCTACCAACAATTGGGTCTAATTTATCATCACTTGCCATTGCTGTAAGATCACGTGAGAAATTGTCAAGTACCGGGGTTTTAGAATTCTTGACTCCCTTATCCTTTCCTTTGCCCTTATTACCACTATCTCCATAAGCATCATCATACCCATCGCCACTATCATCAACGGTGTTCTGAATATCATTCTCTGTCTTCATGTAATTGTCTTTTTCCATCATTCACTTTATTTTATTTGCGTTATTATTATTCTTTATACTATTTTCATCTTCATGAGTTGATAAAATATTCTTAATAAATTCTGATCGATGTTCTTTAAGTGGTTTTGCATTGTTGTGATCGGATATTATTTCAAGTTCAATATTGTTTTGGTAAGTATCTAATTTCTTTATTATACATCCATAAAATGAACCAAGAGAATGTTTGATATCAAATTTATAATTGCTTACATATACGGTTGTAAATTGTCTATCATAAAGGTCATATATGAATGATTCATTGATTAACCTACGGTCAAATTTTAGGTGTAGTGTAACTTCATTCGTGATGGATGTCTGTATGTCCATATTCGTGTATGAGAAATTAGAATTATCGATTGTAATATTTTTCACATGTGTTTTTTATTTTTATGCCAATCTGAAACCTTCCAAGAACTCTTTCAAAAAAACATTTTTGTCACCACCAACCATATCTCTCCATTCCTTGGAAGTTTCAAGTAGTTGAATATCTGTTGAGTGGGATAGGTCATTGAATGTAAAATACTTCCCATAGTTTTCTACTATTGATTCAAATTCTTTATCATTTAATTTAGTTTCAACATATTCTCTAAAATCCGGATAATCTTTTTTATTGAAAACTCGTTCATCTACAACGAATACAACTGCAGTTAATTGATTACCCAAGTCGGGTTCATACATTGAGCCAATAGGGATGCCATTTCTCTTTAGGGTTTCCATATGTTGGTTTAAAGTTCCAATTGGTTGTAGATCATTGCCCAGTTCTTTATTGGTTGTTCCCCCATTGAGAATAATGAAGGTTTCCCAATTATCTGCCCAATCGATATATTTATTTTTCATATCGGTTACTTGTTGGGAATCTGGGTGTTTTTCATATAACTTTTCGATGAGCCTTGAATATCGAACAGCAGCATGTCCAAACTGTATTCCTTGTTGGATAGGTGAGATGTTATATGGAACCAATCCATAAAGCCTAAGTTCTAATTTATTTTCCATTTAGTCGTTTAATTTTTCTGATAAACTAAAATTGGAAAATTCCCTTTTACCGGTTACTTCCATAATAAGTTCATCTTTTATGTGTTCAGGAATCTCGAAAGAATATTCCTTGTGGGGAATTTCAAGTTCTGCCACAACCAAGTCAAAATCGAGATATTGGTCAACTTCCCATTTATCATTATCATTGACATAGATGTGCCTTTTTTTTGCTATGTAATAAGAGTTGTCGGAGACCAGACATTCATCCACAAAATCATAAAAATCTTTTGGAAGCATCTGTGATTCATTTTCCTCATAGGTCATTTCATCTATGGGTGTTTTAATTGTTTTGATAAAATCAAATGAACCATCATTGAATTCAACCTTTCGTACTCTCACCATAACACCATTTACATCCATGTACCACTGCTTTATTAGCAATACTTCACTTGGTGGTTCAATGGGAAGTCTTTTAAGTAGGAATTTTCTTTCGATCTCTAACATATATTAGGTATTATAAAATGTGTTCAAAGTTTATGATTTTGTTAAAATTTTTTTGATTATTTTGTGTCTTTTAATAGCCGTAATGTTTTCTTGTGATACAGTAGTGACTATATAATTATCACACCTCATACAATTTCTCCTTATAACAAAGCCAAAATTCATTGATGTATGATCGACTGGTCCATTGTATGGACTTTCAAATGAGCAAGCATCACAAATAATGTATATTTGATTATTTCTTACCATTGGTAAGTAACTTATTAAGTTTTTTATTTCGTTCCAATCTTTTACAATCATAGATTTTATCTATGGTAAAATAACCATCTACGTTGCCACACTTAGATATTATGTGATATATCCACTGATCATTGTTTTTTGATATGGAAAACCTTTTTATTATACAATCCCATTCCTTAAATAATGCCCATACTTTAACCTCATCTCCCACATAATATGGATTTTTGTGAGGTTTATTATAGTATTTTATCTTTAGCTGATTAATATGGTGGACTAATCCAATAATTGTCTTGTTTATAAATGATACTATATGTATGTTTATTCCTAACATTGTTCAAAGATAAGAAATTTATATATACACTATGATTAAATTCTTTGAAAATTTTGAACCAAGTTCTTCCGAAACAATAGATGAGTCATTATTGACCATTGAAGATGGTATGATGACGGTTTGGCATTATTCAGATGTCAATATAACAGATGGGTTTGTTTCCCCTGGTATGCCCCAAAGAATGCATTCTACTGGGGAATATAAATCATGGGGCAAAAACCGTGCATTTTTCTATTGTACAAAAAATGGGTACATATATGATAATATTGGAGGGGGTCATAAATATGTTTATGTATGTAAAATACCCGTAAGTGAAATATATGATTTGAATTCAAAAACAAGTGGGTATGTTCATGAACCAGGAACGGATGTTTTGGATGGGAAGTATGAATTTTCAAGAGAAAAGGGATATACTGCATGGATATACAATCTTGCCAAAGATAATAAAGTACCAATAGTTGTTTCTTTTGTCGATGTTGAGATATCTGACTCTTATCGATTTAATGAAGGTGGTAAAATGGTTGATAAGGATGTTATGGTAGATGATTATAAAATAGGAGAGGTAACGTTTAAAAGGATAGGTGAGAGGAAATTTAAGAAGTGGGATGTTTATCAATATGGTGAGAAGTTAAAATCGATAACAAATACCTATTTGAAAAGAGGTCTTGAAACAGATAAGAATTTCGGTTCGTCAACATATTTACACAAAAGGGTTAAACTATTACCCGAATTTGAAGATGATTATTGATACTTTTCCAAAGATGGGACTATCTCTTTCCATTGTTCCCATGGCATATTAGATTTTCTTTGATTACATCTATAACAACAAGTTGCAAGGTTTTCAAAATCATATTTTTCACCACCTAAAGAAATGGGTACTTTGTGGTCAGCAGTTGCACCATCACTTTCTCTGAACTTATGTCGGCTGTCTATATTGTAGATTCTAACAGGTTTGAAACAATACTCACACCTAAGATTACCATTTGTTCGTTTGTGTTGTACTTCAAGAAAGTGTTCATTATTGAATGTGATCATTAATTTTTTAATTTTCTTGGGGTTTTTGATGTTATATCGTTTTTTGAAGTTTTTCAATCTTCCCCGAACACTCCCACTCACCTCCTCTATCAATGAATCTACTTCCAATTTTGACAGTCGGTCATTGAGAAGGATGGCGGCTGATTTTGTTTTATTACTAGTTGGTTCATTTACTATTACATCTACATATTTATTTTTCCGGGATACTGATTTATGACTTGTTATGACCTTATATGTTTTCGGCCGGTTTAAATATGATGTTATCATGTGTCTTTATTTGGTGACAATATACGAAAAATTATTCATTTTGGTGTGGATCAAAATCCATTTCATTACCAATTCCTCTGAATGCCATTATTTTCTTTATTCCGAGTTCATTTAAAGCATTGCCCCTATGATTGCCATCAATGAGTATATTATTATGGTCTATTACTATGGGTGGGTAATAATCTGTTTTAGTGTATTTGTCTTTATACTCATCTTTAAGATCGTCAAATAGATAGTAGTCATCTAGGTTCAGTTTATATGGTTCTATTTCTATCAATTCGTATTCAGGATACCATTCTATTCTTTCACCAAGGTTTCCATCAACAAAGTCATCATTACCATGTAAGCATTCAACATATTGATATATTGTGGATTCGGGTAGAATATCACCTATTTTGGTAGAATTTATTTCATTTATTATTTTCTGACATCTGTGTGATTTGTAAGACTCTAAATACTTCATGTTGTATTTATTAATTTTTGGAATGAAAAAAGACCTAGAATTATTCATTCTAGGTCTTCCAATTTGTGAAAAGTGAAATTGGTCAAATTTCTTTAGACATTGCCGGTTTGAGTTTTTGATTCAATTCATCGATTTTATCTAATTGTTCCCATGCAAATAGGTCATTGCCAAAATGTCCATGTTTTGAAGTTTCACGATATATTGGTGATGTTAAATCAAAATGATCAATTATTTCCTGTGGTGTTAATGGGAAGATGTCACGTACAATGTTACATAATTCCTCATCATTGTGGTACGAACCAAATGTATCAATGTTAAATGATGAGGGTTCAGCCACACCGATCATATATGATACTTCCACTTTGCATTCATTAGCAATGCCTGCTGCTACAATATTTTTGGCAATGTATCGAGCATAATATGCTCCAGATCGATCGATTTTGCTTGGGCATTTTCCCGCAAATGCACCGCCACCAACGGGACAATATGGACCATATTGGTCAACAACTATTTTTCGTCCGGTTAAACCACAATCTGAAACTGGTCCACCAATATTCCAGCAGCCTGCTGGATTAATATGTATTTTTGTTTCGGAATCAATGAGTTTGAATATATGTGTGTCCAAATTCATTTTATTGGATTCGACCCCCTGTGTTAGTATTGTACGGACATCCCTCACATCAATTGCCTTTGAGTGCATTGTGGATATGAGGATGTTGTCAATTCTATTGCCTTCATCGGATTCTTCAACTGTGACTTGTGATTTCACATCCGGACCGAGGTGTGGGACAGTGCATACATAATCTACCAACTTTCGTGAAATGTGCATACCAAGGGGCATATAATTGGATGTTTCAACTGTTGCATACCCGGTCATAAACCCTTGGTCACCTGCAGTTACAATCTCATCGAGTTCAACCGCCTTATTTATTTCGGGTGATTGTTCTCCAACAAGGTTTAGGATTGTAAGGGTTTTGTAATAGAATCCGTGTTCTGCATCTGCATAACCGATATCTTTCACACATTCTCTGATAATGGCATCATAATTTATATTGGCAGTTGATTTAACCTCACCACCAAGAACAACAGTATTGTCTTTGACCATTGTTTCAACTGCTACTTTTGCATCGGGATCTTTTTCAAGATATGCATCTAATATGGCATCAGAAATTTGGTCAGCAACTTTGTCAGGGTGTCCGTATGACACAGATTCACTTGTTATTAATCTCTTCATTATAAAATTGTTTAGTTATGCTTTATAAGTAATAAAAATGAAAAGTTTACTGAACAATTGATTTTTTTAAAATCTCATAAGTTTCCCCTGTTTTCACCGATTGGATTGTCAATGTATAAACACCTTCTTTAATTATTCTGAATAGTTCTTTCATATTTAAATTCTTTTAATAATTCTTATTTATTTTCTTTTTAAATATCTCAATGGGACTTCTCTGAAATCAGTTCCCTCAACGCCATCGAAAACCTTTTGAGTTTCCACAAGTGCCCTTGGTTCTCCATAAACCTCACCGGTCTTACCACATTCGAACAGTGGATAATAGGTTATCTTCCAAGAACCCTTATCATCCATAAGATATTCATCACCAAGACGGTGGGATTTCCACATGGGGTCATTTAATGCCATTTTCAATTCTTTACTCATATTATTTTTGCAATAACCTGGTTAATTGGATATTCCGAACCAATCTTTTTGCATCATTATCATTTGGATAAAGTTTGTAAAGTCGGTCAAATATCTTTGCAAATGTCTTGTTCTCTGTGTAACTTCCTTTACCTTGGACGGTTTGTACACCATCATCTGACTGACCATCCATAACAATTTCCCATGTCCAAGAACGTTTTAGTTTTGTGACAAGTACTTTTTGGTTATCGCCTTTTAGTAAAAATTCGAATACTTCTTTTGTTGCTTGCATATTTTTTGTTTTGTTGTTTGTCTTGTAAAGTTAGTAATAATATTTAAGACGACAAAATAAGTACTTATATGAGTTAATATATAATTAATGGAATTCATTAAACATTATTGGACATTTATAAATGAGGCAATGTCCCTTGATAAAATATATGATAAGTTTTATAAGGGGAAGATTGATATGTCTGTTTTTAAGAAGTTGATCTTGGCAGACCCTACTACCAGAAAGAAAGGTGATGTTCCGGTAAAAAAGGGGAGATATTCTGATTGGATAATCAAATTATATATCAATTCAAAGAATAAAGGACGTTTTGAGGAAGACCTTTATAAGATATCAGATGGATTGATAATATTTCACAGATTAAAACACAAACTAGATGTTGGTTTACGTGATGTGAATAAATTTAAATCGATAAATGAGTTTTTGGATGCGACCGATAAATTACAGGTGTTTGTTGAAAAGGAAGAAGAAGATGCGGAAGAAGAAGCCGAAAGAAAAGCCAGAATCGATGAAAAAACTATAAAAATATTGGATAATGAAAATTACCTTGTGGTAGTGCCAAAGTCAGAGGAATCTTCTTGTTATTATGGACAAGGTACAAGATGGTGTACGGCTGCACGAGAATCACAGAATTTATTTAAAGGTTATGACCGTGATGGAAACCTTTATATAATTATAGATCGGGAGAAGAATGAGAAATACCAATTTCACTCACCAACTATGCAGTTTATGGATGAAGATGATTCTCCGATAGAATTGGATAGATATATTGATGATAATAAAGAACCGATAAATGCTATTAAGGAGTGGATATTGAGTAATGTAGTGAATAATCATATGAAAGAGGATAAAGAAGACAATGTAAGGAAATTAATAAATGATATCCTTATATTCAGTAGTGGTGGTTTAGATGAAAGGTTGATAGAAGTTTTCAAAAATAAACCCCAATATGCAGATGATATTCCGTTATGTACATACCTTTTGCGGCTTAGGAAAAGACTTGGTAATAATCGTATTGGAGATTATATGAGAAAGGATGACAAAGATTACCTTGTGGTACATGGTTGGGAAGGGTTGGTTGGTCTTTATAAGAACGAAGATGTTGCACGGGATGTATTAACATTCAATATTGATTCGTGGGTGGATTATTATTATACCGATGGTTGGATGAGTGATGATTATAATGAAGATAATATAGATAATGTTATTGGTGTTATGAAAGAAAATGAAAATGTGAACAAGGGGATACGGAAATTGATGATTGGTGTGAGTGTGGAAATTGATGATGAGGAAATAACAGTAACTGAAAATAATTATATGGATGTTGATATTTATGAAATATGGAGCCATGATAGTGACTTAGTTCCAGATGAAGTTAAAGATTCATATGGCCAATCTCTTGCAAGTGGTTATACTGATGTTGTTTGGGAACATTGGACAAATGCTGTGATAAGTGAACTAAATGATAGTGAGGAGTTTAGTTGGTTATATCCAGATGAAAATGAAGATGGTGGTAGTCCGGAACTTATGATAAAAATAGGTGACCTTGATTATTATTTGGAAGCATATATGGATGCAGATTATCATTTGGATGATCCTGATCCATATTTAATATATTTGCTTGAACAGGCCTTATATGAAACAGGTGATACACCAGACCCAAGTGATGAGAATCTGTATCCTAGTTTCATAAAAGAAATTTTTGTGGACCGTTTATTGGACAATCTCCCATCAGATATGTAATACATATCTACCATCGATGAAGTCAGAATTCATATTCTTCCAAATTCGATTCACCCATTGACTGTTTATGGTCTTATCAGATACTAATTTGGTAACACCTTCCTTTTTGAGTTCGTTTATTACATCGTTATACATCCGTTTACCCACACCTTTATTTTGAAATTGCTCATTAACTGTTACATTGAATAATTGTTTTCATTATTGGTTCATTTGATCAATCATATGGGTCAAAGACTCTTCAAGTGTGTTTTCTGGTAGTTCTGTTGAATACTTTTCGAAACATTCCAACATTTCATCGGCTGATTCTCTTGAATCTGGTCTGTATATATCCCTATCTGAAAGATAATAAGATTTAAGATAGTTATAAACATCATTGAATTTTTCCACTTCACGATCCACATATTTCACTTCATACTTTAATGTTGGATGTTTTTCTACCAAAAAGGATATCACTCGGACAAACTTATTAAATAAATTCTGGAAACCCCTTTCGGACGAGTCTTTTGGTGTTCCATCAAACTCATACTTTCTGCACGAAAGTCCATTGTTATATGTACTATGGATTCGGTAATTGTAGATGTTGTTTATGATAAACGGCATCAGTGAAACTCGATTCTTAGAGAACCAAATTTCATAACTTTTATCATCTAGTTCGGTATCTATTTTAGTTAAGTCCATTCCATATTCATCATATACCCATTGGAGTACTTCAAGTTCTTTACCATCCGTCAGGTGGTAACACTTCTTTATGATAAAAGCAGGAACTGATGTGTTGTAGAGATTAATGGAATGCTTCGTTTTATGCTTGAACATTATTCTTTCATTGACATCCACCATTTTACTATCCAACATAAAACGGATAAGGTCTTTCAATTCTTCGGCTGTTTTGATGGTCTTTAAATTATTTGCCATTATACTATCTCTGACATCTAACTCATATTCGTGTTTCTTACCATTCAATAAACGTTCATGTTTCAGATTGGTTGGTTGGTAAGATTTACCATCATCATCTGCATAAAAATCTCTAAGATATTTATGGATGAAGTGTTTATATGATTCCTTATCAGACTCATCATATCCACCATGTAGAACTTTGTTATCAACTTGGAATGTTTCGAATTGGTGAGTCGTGTCAATACTTTTGCCCAATTTATTCGATTTTTCGTGGTGTTCATTGATAATATTATCTACGAAAGCATCAACTCTCTGTTTAAGTTCTTCTTGTGTAATGTTAAAAACTTCACCATTATCAGTAATGAAAGATTTGATTTTTCTATCAAGTGAAATGGAAATTTTGTTTGTTTTAATCTTCATAGTTGTTTGTTTGTTTGTTTATACAAAGATAATAAAAAATCAATATACTTCCAAATTTATAGAGTGTATATTATTCCTTGGAATAAAATTTCATATCGATATACTTATTGAAGTATTCTTGTCCATAGTCCATCAACATATTACTTTTCCATTGTATATCATTTCCGAGAATTTCCCACCAATAAACTCTCGTTGCATAGAATTGTGTTTTTCCTGGATCATCTTCGGGTAGTTCTGCATTCCGAAATAATTCATAGAACTTATTATGCCCATTTGGTGGTGATATGATTGTTAATTTATTATTATGATCAGATGATATTGATGGTATAGATAATGAATAGATGTCATTTGCTTTTTTATTAGACCAAAGTGCCATATCGAATAAGAATATTTCATTGTAATATCTCGACATTATTATTGGCTTACTACTACTAACGAATAAAGAACTTCCATTTTCAAATTTAATGGCTGATTTGTTCAATGTATTAACACCTTGTTTGAGGAAAAAAGGGAGTTTGGTTAAATACGTCTTTAATGTGTTGATCTTTTCATATGCACTATCTGCATCATTGTCAATGAATAAAATGGTTTTGTTGTTGAATAGTAAGGTATGTAGTGTTGTGTATATAAATATATTCTCAATTCCAATGTGCCTTGATGCCATATAAATATTAAACCTATTCTCGTGGTATGATTCCATAACTTTTTTTTGTGCATCATTTAAAAATATACCCATATACTTTTCAATAAAATAGTTGATATCCGTTTTAGATATTACATATTCATTGAGTTCATATGAGTTCATATAGTACTTGATATCATCTCTTCGTATACCAAACATCCCCTGGTAGTATATTCTTTCTGAACGTTTTAACCTTTCACCGTTCTTGTATTTTGTTTCTATCTCTCTTACCTTAATTTCATCAAAGACCATAATATTTGTTCATTTTGTATGTATATATACAATAAGAGGAGTTTCCTTTCTATACTTCTACACTTTTGTATCATTTTGTCGTTTTTGTTACACATAAAGTGTTTTTTGCTAACTTCATAGATGTCTATGAAAAAAGGGAATATATAGTATATGTCGAGAATATTAAATTATGGTATGTTTCGTGAGTCAAAATCCAATGAAATAAGAGTTAGTTGTGCTGGTTTGGCTTCCATACAAATAGATGATAAATATCTACTTGTTCAAAATGCAAAATTACGTGATAATGGGTATTTGAGGTATGGACCACTTGGTGGGGCACTTGAATATGAAGCAGAGTCACAGAAATTCTTAAATAGATTTGTATTGGAATATGAAAGAAAAACACCGGACCTCAGATTCAAAACAACTGAAGATGTTATTCCAGACTTTTCAGATTGGTATCATAAAAGGGTTGGTAGAGAAATATCAAGTAAAAGAGAAATAATTGAAGAATTGGTCGATGAGGAGAAATTACTTGAGATTTTGAGACTTGATAACATTTTCGAAAAATTTCGGGGAATTGTGAGGGATAGATCGGTGAAATCTGATATTAGGGGTGAGGTAATAACTGAAAGATTCTTTGACATCTATGATGTTCATTTTGATAAATGGACAATGGATAGGCTTGGTGAATTGGCTATTAGAGATGAAACTACAATTGGTTTATTCACAAAAGAAGAAATATTGAATGACGATATGATAACACATCATTCACGGTTTATCCTAAGATCTTAACAAGTTTCTTATTCACTACCTCATACCCATCAACTTCTCCAACATTGTAATAATCAAATCCTTCCAGTATTGCAATCTTCTGTACGGGGAATTCACCATATGTTATGTAATAACACGCCTGTCCAACAACCTCTGTGAATATGGCGGGTATTGCTTCATTCGGTGCAAGTTTTGCATGGGCATTGAAGGCTGCAATCTCACCTTTCCCGGTGAAATCAACATCTGCCAATATATGAACTATATAATCATGTACTGTTCTAAGGACAATATTATCTACAACTGAGAATACTGGATGGGTTGAGTAATCGATTGATATTTTTAGTTTTTTATTGACCTTTGCATCATCAACCATTTCTTGGTGTGAATCATATGGACCACCTTCACCATCCTTTTCACCGTGAACTATCGGATATTCTTTCCCATCAATTTCTATTGAACCCTCCAACTCCTTATCGAGTGTATAGAATGTAACATCTATTCTACTTGTAAGTCTTTTGAACATAACATAACAGTGATCACTGAGTAACTTCCATCTATATATCTGTGATGTATCATATTCGGGTCCAGCCTCATAAGCCTCTGCAACTATCTTGATATATTTATCATAGTCACTTAGAACAAGTTTTTCGAAAAAATCTTTATATTTTATTACACTTTTGGACATTTAATTTAAAATGTTCATTTTTTTTGTAAAACTTCTCTCAAAGCTTCTTTAAGCGTTTTATTTTCTATTATAGAAATTAGCTTTGCTTCTTTAATTTTTTTACTTGCTTCTTTTAATTCTTTCATATCATTTAATTTATTTTTTATTATGCTGGACTATCTATAATAAAGTTGTTAAAATCACTACCATCTGCATTAATTACAACATAACCAAGTATGATTGTACTATCAGCTATGATTCTGAAGTCGTGTATATGTTGTGGATTTGAACCACTTGCATTACTATCGAATTCATATTTATATGTATATTCAATATTATTAAAACCACCAACTCTTGCTGATGATGATTCTTCAAATGATCCAAGTATAGTACCACCAGAGAATCTCACTGAATAGTTTGCGAATACAACCTCTTTTGTGCCATTATCTTCGTTATTGGATATACCGATAATATTATTTGAAGATGGTTCATCGGTAAAGTTTCCTTGTGTTTCATATTGGCCATAGTTCTCAAACTCACCAGGTAATTCAATAATGTGAGATGATGTCCAATCGTCTGATGAGAATGATCCTACTATAGAACTAAACACACTCATAACATCAAAGAGGTAGGATTTTGGGACTGATTGTGTGTTTGATACTACATAAGTCGTTCCTGATTCATTTTTTGTAAACAATTTACCTGCTTCATTAACACCCACAAATGTTGACTCATTTGGTGGGTTTGTAACGGTTGATTGGTTTACATGTTTCTGATAAATACCACTCATTTTAATTTTTGTTTTTTTTTTTATAGTAAATTTATTATACCATTATTTATAATTGCAACATTTTCAATTATATTACCAATAACTGTTAATTCACCACCTGGTTCAATTATTAACTGTGCATTTAGGACAAGGTCACCTTCAATTGTAAAGGATTCGTTTGTACCTATAGTGAATGGGGTTGTTAATGGTGTTTTTAATAGATTCGTCCTATTTGAACCACCACCCGATGTTGATGCATTGGTTGGTCTTGTATTTGAATGGTTAAATTGTTCGAACATCATTCGATCTCTTTTTAGCCAAGCAATTTGTCTTATTCTTGAATCATCTATTTGGTTCCCATTTGATTCGTAATAGGTTTTCAATTCTTGATATATTGATTCTAAGGACTGCATATTTATACTTTTCGATTTAATGTGTTATATATTAATTAAATATTCTTTCAAATTCATCATCATTTATTTCTGATAACTTTTTCAGTGTATCTAATATATCTGGATTATTTCTAACAATGGATGCCAACTTTCTCAAATGTGGTAATGTGTGGTTTCTGAACCCTCCCATTTGTTCTTTGTTTTTTACGTAATCTTCTATTTCATGGACAAAATCTACTGCTTTGTGTATTTCATCTTGTGCTACATTAGTACTATTCATAAACGCCTGTTCTAAGAAATCATCATCATTTTTATCACCACCAAAGAATTCATTTACCCTCTTTATATTATTCATATTAATATCTATTTTTTATTATATATTATTTTATATCTTTGCATTCTATGAAAAGAGTATTAATTGGGATTTATTGTTTAAGTATTTAATATATAGTGTTATAGATCATTTAAAAAGTTTTAAGGAAAATAACTCAGATGGGGAACTTGATAGTCGTGCAGTGACGATAATAAACAAATTGGAAGATAGGATGTATGGGTCAACGGCATTGCTGAAAATACTTATACATGAAGGTATTCAACTCATAAAGGATGGAGTAAACCCGGACAAAGTTATGAATTGGGTAAATACAACTTAAAAAATGGAATTGGTTTAATGACCGATTGGTGATTTGGTATATACCTTCTAAGACAATAGATTCTCTAATTTATAGTCTCGTGCAATAGGTGTTTGTCTACACATTTCAATTATCTTTCTTATTAAAACTCTTCTTTTCCTAACACCTATCGTGTAACTTTTATTGTGGTAAAAATTTGGATAGGTATAATCACCACAAGACATACACACTACCCATTCAGGTGATTTATTACCATGCTTTTTAAATGTTATGGTATATAATCTGTGATCCTTTGTGGCTATCTTTATTAATCCGTTTTTATCTCCAAATTTTTTAACTAATATATTCTTAGTATAGTCAGATACATACATACCATCACTTATGATGAATATATACTTATTTCGGAATCTAAGACCTTTTTTGATATCAATGTCAAACATAGTGTTGTTTTGTGTAAATATACAAAATATTTTGATTCATTATTTCCACTTCAAGTTTCTTGCATATATTCTTTTAATATATACAATAAAATTACCTAATTATATGTCTGACGAAAATGGATATGGAAATGAGTATACACCTTGGCAGGGTGGAATGACCATTGAAGAACTCATTGATACTGTACAGAATGATATAACAATCGGTTGTACTCTACCAAAACACCTGCCTGATCATGAGGTTAGGAGGATAATTGAGAAGAAGGCACTTCCATATTTTTATCGTAGATATCAATATGCCGTTCAAAAGATGTATTTCCTCATTAAAAAGGAAGCATTTTTCACCGAGGAATTCACTAAATATAGATATGTGGATGTTCCATGTGAGATACAATCTGTTGTTTATTTGTATGAAGTTAGAGGCACATCTTTATATCAACTTGGTATCAATTCACCAAATCTGAGTGTGAATCTTGGTGTCACCAATCAGCCTTATCTTAGTTCATATGTGACTACGATAGGAGAACTTGGTGTTTATAAAACAGTTCTTGATTCGATGTCTGATATGATGGATCAATTGAATAAATATACTCTTAGATATCACTTCAATCAACTTAATCATAGATTGAATATTCTTACCAATGTTGAAAATGATGTTGTTATGGAGGCATATGCAAATATCCCGGCTGAGAACCTTTTTAATGATGATCTTTTCTTAAAATATGTCACTGGGTGGGCAAAGAAACAGTATGGTAACTTGACCGGGCGTTATACTTTCCAATTACCAGGTGGTGTTACTATGAATTCTGCCGACCTGATAACACAAGGAAATGAAGAGATTAAGGAGGTAAACGAAGTAATAAAAAGTCAGGCGGATAGTTCTTTCTTCTTTATGGTTAAAAGGTAGGTTACCTTACTTTATATATACACAAAATTAATAATTGTGTATGGAAAATTCGGTGAAAATATATGCATTAACTGATGGTAAAGGTGATATAAGATATATTGGTAAAACTAGCCAATACCTAAAACAACGCCTATATAATCATATAGTTGAAACTAAAAGTAATAAAAAGTCACATAAGATATCTTGGATAAAATCTTTATTGAATAAAGGTGAAAGACCTGTAATAGAAGTAATAGACGAAGTCCCTGAAAGTGAATGGGAATTTTGGGAAAAGTATTGGATCGAACAGTTTAAAGTATGGGGCTTTCGATTAACAAATTTAACGAGTGGTGGTCAAGGTGGAAATGATTTCAAACACACTAAGAAAGCCAAAAAGAAGATGCAACATGCAAAACTTGGGGTTCCATTATCTGATGAACATAAAGGAAAGATTTCTATGGGGGTTAAGAAGAAATTCGAAGAAGATCCTATGTATAATCGTTCAGGGAATAATGTTAAGAAATCGATAGATAGAGATTTATTGTATAAACTGTACATTACCGATAATTTAACTATGCCAAAGTGTGCAGAAGAGTTGGGTGTGAGTGAAACAACTGTATTCAGAAACTTAAAGGAATATAATATAGTGAAGTCGAAAGAAGTTTTAAAAAAACAATATTCTACACAACCTACTAAAACGGTATTGCAATATGATTTGGAGGGGAATTTGATAAAGGAGTGGCCTGAGGGTCCGGTTTATGTACAGAAGGTTACTGGTATAGAAGTGGCAAGGTGTTGTCGTGGATTAATGAAAACATCAAAAGGGTTTATATGGAGGTATAAGGACGAGTGGTTTGACCTTGGTTTGGATAAGGGACCGAGTTCATATGTGGTTGAGAAATATACAATGGGTGGTGATTACATATGTGAATATTCTTCTGTTAGAATGGCATCAAGGGAAACCAAGTGTAGTTCAAACAGTATATCAAATTGTTGTAAGGGGTTGATTGACAGTTTTGGTGGCTACGTTTGGAAATATAAGTGATTTCTATTATTCCAACAGGTCTTTGAGTTTTCCTTTTCGGGCTTCTCCTTTAATAGTGTTGAGAATTCCTCTTTTTATTTCTTCTTGTGCTGGGTTAGGGTCGGAATAATTGTCAATGAATCCTGTAATATCATTTACGTAAAAGATTATTGATGTATCTGTTGGTCTTGTTGAATACCCATCTCGGTCAATAAGATGTTCCATCACGGGCATATCCTTAAAATCAATATCAACATTCTGTTTGGATTGCTTTAATCTGAACTCTCCCTTATTATAATCAAGAGATGAAACTTTTATCAGATAATTAATGATCATCTTAAAATATCTGTTGTAGTAATTGAGTTGCCTCTATCATAGAAAATGACACATTCCAGAACATTGCACCGATATAAGGAACAACTACATATGCAACGAATATCGATAATAGGTGTGTTGATAAATATACGAGTAGGAATATAAAGTAACTCATTTTCCGAACGGTCTTATAAAAATTATTTTTCTTGATGAAATCTGTTGTTATAATAATAACTATTCCAAGTGGGAGGCCAAGTGCAAGGTGTGCGCTAACAAAGAATAAATAGTACATTCCAATTAATGCACCAATAACTTTCATACAAATTGAAAACTTAAATATGAATGCTGCTACAATTGCAATAAGTATGGTACTCGATATAACTTTATCAGTTATAGTCATTCTTTTGAAAGTTATTTCAAGAATTTCTTTCATAGTGTTTGTTTGATAAAGGTAGTTAAAAATAGTATTGTTTCCTAATATATTCTTCACGTTTTTCAATCGAATCCTTTATCATATTATTAAGTTCATTTACATAGTTTGGTATATTCAAACCTAAAATCATGTAAGTATAGTCGTCCAGAATGCTTAGTGGTTGGTTTTTCGATTCCCTCACCAAATAATATTCCATTTTTGTTACGTTTCACAATGAATGTGGGTTGGTGTAGTCTTTCTGATATTTGTTCATCAGTCCAATCTTTCATGTTTGAGAAGTTTTGTCTCATATAATTAATTGGGTCTTTGTGTTCAAACCAATCAAAGGTGATTATATCACCTTCTTTTATTTCTGTTCCGTTAAAGTCTATTGGATTTTCAATACCACTACCTCCTCTAAAATACGTTTTCATGATTGGTCTTAGTTTTTGATTAAACTATTCTAAATTTTTGAAAAATTGTTTATCTGATATCTTTAAAGGGTTGTCATTCTTCAATCACCTCATGACCTATTCTATCAGCCATATTCTCTGCCCTCTTTCTTGCATATTCAACGTCCTCTTTGGGTATTGTATTGCTTTTAGCAAAATCATCAGCCATTTGTTTTTGTCTGAAATAATCTATTACTTCTACGGGCATTTCATCAGTTTCTTCTTGTCCGATCGATAATCCGATCTGATAAAGTTTAGTTAACCACACACTCACTTCTGATTGATTATACTTTTTCAATATCCAGGTGGCTTCATCTTCGCCTTCAAAAAAATCATCATTAGGATCAATATCTTTAATTATTTCATCAATTTCTTCCTTGGTTTCGAACCTATAAACACACCCCATATATTCACTATCCTTATTCTTTAGCCATTCGATAATCTGTTTCACATTGCCATCAACTACTATAACATCATTGGATGTTATTTCCGGACCATTATATACAAGATCTCTTTTAGTGTCAATTCTTTCTGGGTTAAGTTCTGAGGCTCTTTCAACAACATCCCTCTCAATATTAAACCCTGATTTGGTAATGGCTCTCACGCCCATAGGTGACTTTTTACTTAATTCACCCATTTTATAACCAAGTTTAAATATCTCTTCAAGAACCGGTTTATCATTTATCTTATGATTTGTAGTGATAAGTTTTTCAATTCCTTTAATGGCTTGTTCCCCTTTGTGTCCATAATAGTCTTCCGATAATGTTGGGTGATTGTGTTTCATTGATTGCGTATTAATGTGTATTTATAAATTGGATATGTAGTATTAGAAGTGTTTCAAATCCATTGGGCGTTTACCATCTTCAAAAGCACCCAACAATTCATCACAGTCTATTTTTATATCATCTTTTAGGCACTCTACATTTAAGTATGCCGGGGAAATATCTTTTCTGCTATAACAATAATCAACAACCTCTTGTAAAGTGTTGAACTTTGCTACAATTTCTTCAAAGTCTAAGTTTTCACTAACTCTAAATCTTTCCATTTTATTCTGTTATTAGGATATGTTTTATGAAAATTTTTCGATATATAATTCCCTTTTTTCCAACCACAATGTTCGGAGTCTTTCAACTTCATCATCAATGATGGTCAATATCTGATCAGGTTTTACGTTGTCCCAATCATATGAGTAACACGCCATTTGTGTAAGTTTCTCAATGTGACCCTCAACTGTTTGTTCTGTTCTTCCTGCCTCATGATCTTCTTTGGTATGATACTCTGCATTTCCCCGAATCTTTGTCCGGAGTGTCTTTGGTCCAATTTTACATAGAGAACCATCATAATAATAATGTGTTGGTTTTCCTTCTTCACGTTGTATCATTCGGACTACTTCAAAGGCAAATTCTCTTTCTGTACTTGGCGCGGCTGCATTGTAATCGAAACCAATAAAACGGTCGCCATTTCTAAAATGTCCGGTATAACCAAGGTTATCTTTCCCCACACTCAATGCAGAGTATTTGTCCTCGGAGATCGGATAGGTTGGGTACTTACTTTTGATGACTGCAGTTATACCCTTTTCGCAGTGGTCATAGAAGAAGTCCCCAAATGCTTTTGCCACTTCGGGTGATTTTACTTTTGCAAATACTGTATATCCCATTTTAATTTTTTATTTTTGTATGATTCAATTTATAGTAAGGGTGTGATTAATCTTTCTCTACTTGGGTATATGTTTTGAATTCACTTTCCGTTACCAACCATTGGCGGTTATGGTTATTTGGGTCACGAGCAATCATATCTCCTGGTCTTGGTCTAATACGGCCTAGATCAAGTGCATATCTCGCAACATCACCATCATACATAATTCCATCGGTTTCATTGAATTCATCGATGTGTTCTTGTGTGATGGGTCTTAATTCCATCGGTTTTGTGTATTTTTTAAATTCTTCCATATTACAAATATACGAATTATATTTGAATTATCCCCATCCGATCTGTTTACTTATCTGTGGGTCGAAACCACCGAAGTGACCGAACAATCTATCTCGGAAGTAAGCACCTGCCAATCCGTGCAGTAGTGGTTCATCTTCATTACCGAACCTCCACAGAACACATAGTTCTACGTGTGGTAATTCATCGATTTTCTTGATTTTATCTGTCAGTTCTTTTTTATCTTTAATATTCATTTTATTGTTTTTCATTATTAACCTCTGTAATAGTATGTTGAGCCATTATAACTGTATTCAGTATAATCATCTTTCATATTATCTGCAGTTCCTTCATAATCAATTACTATGAAACCGGGCATATCATCTTTAATGTAGCCAAATTGGACAAGTTCATCCATACAATAATCAACAAAATAGTCTTCACGTATTACCGAACCTCCATATTTATAATCGGACATTTCCGATAATTCGGTATGGAATTCAAATAAACTATTATATTCATCAAGATCAACATCATATGAGTCTTCAATGAAGCATAAGAATTTATCATTCCCCATATCAACATCATCTATATCAAGTGCATCTTCAAATGGGTCGGATTCATTTCTCTCCTCTTCGAATTTAATTATTTCATTGAGTATATAATGTCTTTTGTATTTAGTGTTCCACAGATCTATGATATTTGATTGTACCGCCTCTATATACTCAATGAGGTCACATGTGTCGAACAATTTATTTCCTTCTACTGGGTTTTTCATTTTACAAAGATATAAAATAATATATACAATATGAAATATTTAAAGAAATATGAAAGTTATGGTGTTGATGAACCAACACTTGATTACGAACAGATGGTTAATGATATGGAATCAGGAACTGTTTTGGAACCAGAATTCGAGACTGAGGGTGAAAATATTGATACACAGAATGATGAGTCTGTTTTAAAATTATACAAAGAACTCAATAAATGGCTTACGGATGCCCAAATAGTTAAATTGTTGGATAATTATGAAATGGGGAAAGAAGGTGAATTCATTGATAAACGGTTGATGTATTACGGTGTTAAATATAAAGATTTCGAAACCGTTAAGTCTAAATTGGCTGAGTTGAAAGGCAAATACTGATCAGAAATTTTTTTCAAGATTCCCCACCAATTCTTTATATTCTTTGTAGAACTTTAACATTTTATTAGCATCTGCTTTTGTTAAAATAGTGCATGTGAAGAATGTGGGGTTTCCATTTATTGAGCCGGGTAATGCATCTTTATAATTTGCATATACAAAACCAATGTTCTTAACATATCTGTTGTATTTTTTACTTTTTTCTTTATACTCCTTTATTTGATCATCTAATGTAAGGATATGTTCAATTGTCTTGTGGCGGTCATTTCGTAAATCGCCTTGTTTTTTTGGTATGGTTGGGTATGTTGGTTTTAGAAATGCTAATGGTAAAAAGTGTGTGATGATGTTATCGAGATCACTTAAATGCATAGAAGTGAATATATTGTTGTTATATAGATCCTTAGCAATCTGTTTAAGTTCTTTATTTGTTCTTCTATTGTGACAATACTCCATTCCACAAATATAATAATAATAATATATAATAAATGAAATATTTATTTCTATGGGAAAGTTTTAAGGAAGACACCAAATTGGTTGGTTGTAGGATAATAATTGACCAAGATAGGCAAGTTGTAGTTATTACCGATGATGATTATGGTGTTCTATCAATGATAGGGATGGGTGTGTTAGATGAATCTATAAACTATGTTGGTGGTGTGGCATCCAAAGAAGGGTTGGGTCTCGGCTATTACGTATATTTATATGCAATGATGAGCATTTATCCAAAAACATTAATGCCTTCAAGGGATGGTGGTGTTCGTGGTGGGGCTTGGAATATATGGTGTAGGTTGTATGAAGATGATCAGGTGCATAAAAAAACTCTCCCTATGGGTAATGAAAACTATTTAATATCCATAATAACCGGAGAAGTGGAGAAGTTGGATAAGCAAAGTATTTTGAATTTTATAGAAATGGAAAATATTTCAAGAGAAGAATGGGCAGGTAATGATGTGAAATATGACCTAAGTGTTTTTAATTCTGAATATTCCATTGAGCCAAGTAAATATTTTTTGGACAATCGTGTTTTTCTAAAAAGTCTTCCAGATGATATACAACTGAAAGTAAGGGACGGTTATGATGAATTGTTTGAAATTCGTTATAATGAAAGTTAATTTATATATCTGATAAGGTATTTGCCGACTGACTTGAATATATCATTAATTGCTACAAATCTATTTATTCTCATAATTTATTGTTATATTTGTGGCTTATATATAAAAACAATAAATATGACTACTTATTATAGAGAAAGTGCAAGGAAAGTTTTCAAATTAACCGAAGATGGGAAATTATATTCTAAGTGGAAATCGGGTGGTAGATGGAAACGTATTAAAGATGAAGATGAATATAAAATAGCAACGCCATTTTTGCTTGATGATTGGAGACTTCAATATAAAAAGAATTTGTTTTTTGAAATGTACAATGATCGGAGATTAAAGGATGACGAACGTGTAGTCCTTAAAAGTGGCAATACTGATTACACAAAAGAAAATTTGGTTGTTGTTAAAAAGAAACCAACTGATGTGGAGTATTTCAGAAAACCACATAAAAATGTTTATCATTTCAACCACCAAAATAAGTTGTTGGGTAAGTATGGATCACAAGTTGAATGTTCTTTGAAAACCGGGTATAATCAATCAGAAATATCATTGCTCATAGGGAACCGAAAACGTTCTGCAAAGGATGGTAGTTATTTCACGAATGATAAGAATTATCGAATGGACCCAATGAGGGGTTATAACTTCAGAGGTAGTAAGTCCGTAGTACAATTGGATAGAAGGGGGAATGTTCTTAATAAATTCAGAAGTCCTAAACAAGCCGTTGATTTATTAGGATTAAGTAACTCGGCACAAAACGATATAAGTATGTGTTGTAGAGGGCAAAGGGTTTCTGCTAGAGGGTTTAAATGGAAATCGGGAGACACCCGTAAGAAGATGGATAGATTGATTGCCCATTATGAAGATGATAAATTAATGGGTGTTTACCGAACACGTAAAGAAATGACTGAAAGTACGGGGATTAGTAAGAGTACCATTTCCAGATATATAAGCCATCCAAGGAGTGGGAAGAGAGTAATCAAAGAGTTGAATTATAACGATGGGATGAAACTTAGAAAAAAGTTTAGAAAACAAAGACTAAAGGAGAATATATAAAACATATGAGAAGCACATGTATAATTATAATTCACAGATTAACTCCTTGGATATTCCAATGGTGATGTGAATTATTGTGCATACCATCCATTTTCAACCCAAGGATCAAAAGTCCTTGGGTTTTTTATTCTTTAAAAAATCAAAAATCAAAATTTAAAATTATGAAAACAAAAAAACTAAATATGCCAGATACGACTTTTACACAAAGGTCGGAACATAAAAAGAAAGAACCTGAAATGGTAGAACTGTGGAAAGATGTTCTACATAACAGGAATAGTAAGAACTCAACCGAATTCTTACTTCACGATGGACCACCATATGCCAACGGTGATCTTCACGTGGGCCATGTACTAAACAAGGTACTGAAAGATATGGTTGTAAAGTATAAAATGATGAGTGGGTACAAAGTCGATTACAGACCCGGGTGGGATTGTCATGGACTCCCAACTGAACTTGCCGTACAGAAAAAAGTTAAAAAAAGGTTACCACAACTCGAACTAAGGGAAGAGTGTCACAAGTTGGCAAATTCATTTGTGGATAAACAGATGGCTACATTCAGATCTCTTGGCGTGTTCGGTGATTGGGATAATCACTATCAGACAAATTCCAAGGAATATGAAGTTAAACAATTGGGACTTCTGTATGATTTATTGAATAAGGGTCTTGTTTATCTGGACACTCGACCAGTGCATTATTCACCATCAACGAGAACTGTACTTGCAGAGTCTGAGTTGGAATATAAAGATCGAACTGATGTATCTGCATATTTTACGTTAGACTTGGATGATGGTAGAAAACTTGTATGTTGGACAACACAACCATGGACTGTTCTTGGTAATATGGCGGTTTGTGTGAATCCCAAATTATCATATAAGGAAGTTTCAGTTAACCAAACAACTTACGTTCTTCATCAAGAATGTGATTTATTGAGTGGTGTTGATGTTGATGAGTATTTGGGTGAGAAATTAGAAGGTCTTGAATACACTAATCCACTTACTGGCAATCGTGGTGTTGTTCTATGTGATAAATTTGTAAGGGCGGATAGTGGTACTGGACTTGTGCATTTGTGTCCTGCACATGGTGATGATGATTACGAAGTGTGTAAGAAGAATGGGTTAAGTGGTGTTGATCTTACTGATAATGGGGGTCGGGTTGATGGAACATTTTGTCTTGATCATTCTGTTAAAGTAGTTGATGATATGGATAAATGTGATATGCTGGTAAAGAAAGAAGAATACACACACTCATATCCACATGATTGGCGAACAAAAAAGCCAGTTTATTATCGATTGACCGAACAATTTTTCTTGGATTTAAAAGGACTTAGTGGTGATGCATTAGAGGCATTGGATGGTGTTGATATGACCGAAGAAAGGTGGCGTAATCGCCTAACAAATATGTTGAGGGGAAGAGATTGTTGGTGCTTATCCCGGCAAAGACAATGGGGGTTTCCGTTGGCAGTTTTCTTAAAAGACGGAAACCCATTCACTGATGATAAAGTTTACAAACATCTATATAAGTTATTTAATGAACTTGGTTCAGATGTGTGGTTTTCTATGACAGATAAAGAACTCCTACCAACTGAATTTCATAATATGGGGTTGGAAAAATGTACTTATACGTTGGATGTGTGGTTTGACTCTGGGTCGTCTTGGTTGTCTGTTATGGATGGTAAAGTTTCAGACCTCTACCTCGAAGGCTCTGATCAGTTCAGAGGGTGGTACCAATCATCTCTCTTAACATCTGTTGCATCGATGGGTAAAGCCCCTTATAAAAAGGTTCTTACACATGGGTTTGTTCTTGATCAAAATGGTCATAAGATGAGTAAATCAATGAAGAATGTTGTTGATCCAAAAGATGTACAAGATAAGTTCAATACTGATGTGTTGAGGTTGTGGGTGGCGCAGACAAGTTATGGGAATGATGTAACACTCGGTGATGATGTATTAAAGACATGTGCTAGTTATTACTTCAAGTTACGAAATACAATGAAATACTTATTAGGTAATATGTATGGCTATGATGTTGACCATACACTCGACTTATCTGATAGAGGTAAGAAAGTATTGGATATGACAAATAAAATGTATGTTGATTCTATGAAATATTATGAAGAGTATGAATTTAAATTCGTACTAAGAGAATTGGTTACATGGGTATCTGAGTTGTCGAGTTTCTACCTTGACGATGCAACAAAATCATTCCTATATGAATATGATCTTGATAGTAATGAGAGGCGGAATTGTCAATATGTTTTGAAGAATTGTGTAGATAAGATGTTGAGAGTCTTAGCACCAATGACACCATTTCTGGCAGAAGATGCATATCAGAACTATTTATTCAAAGAAGAAGGGAGTGTTTTTATGTTGGAATTATAGATTTCGAAATTGTAGAATAATTTTTATATTTGTAAGTATGGAAAAGAAACCAAAATTCATGGTGGGTGATATTTGTGATTGTAGCTTTAGTTTCAGAGAAAATGCAACTAAAGAAATATTTAGTGAAAATAAAGTTCGTATAACATCAATTATTCACAACATTTCTAAGGAAACCAATGAAGAATGGTATTCATACAACTGTTACGTCATAGCACTTGATAAGTATACTGAACTAGGCGTACATTGGCTTACGATTGATGCAAAGGCTACTAGAAATAATAAACTTAATGCTATACTTGATGGCAAGTAGTATTACCTATTATCTAAATTTTTACTGACCAATTTGGCGAGTACTGCCAATTTATCATCTTCACTAAGTTCATAATTATCAGATTTGAAATTATTAACAAGTTTTAACACTTCTAATGCCAATTCATGTTTGGTAAACTCTTTATCTGGGTTATATTCTCCTTCATTGCTCATGTATTAAAATTCAAGATTACGTTCCCATAGTTTATCACAAAGGCAATATTCAGTTCCATCTGGTTTTGTGACCCATAACTTTGTTACATCTATATCTGCGGATTTTTTGGATTCCTTTTCAAGTTGGTGCCCCCGTTCAATAAGTTCATATTCAGAGTCAAAATATTCACATATGTGTTCCATTTCTTCTGCACCACCCAATTCCCATTTACCGTATCGATTTTCCTTGGCACTTTTGGTATATTTTTCGAGTGCTTTAACCTTTTTGATGTAACTCTTATCTGAGTTTATTATGTTTATTAGAATTCTATCTAATTCTTCTTCGTTATAAAAAAATTTCTTTTTTCCTTTCATTTTTTATTGCTTTGGATATTATAATCTTTTAAAAATATATTCCGAGTACACTATGGAGTTATCTCTTGCTGTGGCTGAATCAGTCATGATTAATACATTTTACGTTCAACATCAAGGGAAGAAGAAACATCCTTTTCACAATATACTTTTATTCTTTCAAGTGATTGGGGTGTTTGTTTCCAAAACTCATTATGGACTTCTGATCCATTAATTTCATCCTTCGGACTTTCCAAGTCCAACTCATAACACACTTCATCGAATGAGAATGCTCGTGCAAAACTTTGCCTCCAATCATCCGAAATATCCCGGACTCTCATCTCCCAAGGCTTTTTATCATATATTTGAAGTATTGAAGGTGGTTTTATGTCATATTTGTGCATTCGGTGTAAAACAAATGGGATGTCGAAATATCGTATTCGAAAGCCAGTGAGATCAAAGTTCTTAACTTCAATCTGTTCAAGTGTTTTCTTAAAGTCTAATAATATATCCTTTTCGTCATTGGTAGTGGAAGTGGATGACCTTATACGTTTCTCATCGCCACTCCAATAACCACAAGATATACAACAGATTCTACCGAATGTAGAAACTACTGGTGCAAGTGAAGTATATGCTTCTTCTATTGTATCATATCTTTCTATCCAATAGTTATCATATTTCTTTCTGAATAGGTCTGCACCTCTTTGGTCATTAAGTTCAAATTCATCCCAAGTGGGGTAATTTCCTGCTGTTTCAATATCAAAATGGAATAAGTCTCTCATTATTTAAAGTTTTTATGGTTTCTTAATTGTTCTACTAATTCCCTTTCTTCTCTTGTTATACTTGTTGGGATATTTATACCAAAACGTATAACAATGTCTCCTGGTTGGTAATGCCCATTGACATCAGGAATCCCTTTTCCACGTAATACGACATCAGATCCGTGTTCAGTCCCCGGGTTGATCTTATATGTGGTTTTTGTTCCATCTGGTAGTGTAAGTTCTTTTTTACATCCAATTATAGCATCAATAATTGAAATAGTTTCAATATGGACTAAATTTAATCCATCTCTTATGTAATTGAATTCAGGTTTTTCAGATATTTGTATATGTAGGTCACCAAAATCTCCATTTTTCGTGTAATGTCCGGATAGTGGCTTTTTTAAATATGTTCCCTCAGTTGCTCCCTTAGGTATTTCAACTTCAATTATTTCGGTACTCTTTTTTGTTCCTGATCCATTACAACTACCACATACATTTTTGATTTCGTTTCCCTCACCTTGACATTTTGGGCAGGTATATGACTGTTGTATTGTTCCGAAGTTTGTTTGTTGTGTATAAACAACATGCCCAGAACCCTTGCACTGACCACAATTCACCACATCTGTCCCACCTTGTCCATTACAACTTGAACACTCAACTTTTCTTGTGTATTTTAGTTTTTTTGTGCAACCATTTATAATATCATTAAGTGTAAGTTCTACGTTTATTCTTAGGTCGTTACCTCTTCTTCTTCTTCGGTGAGTTTGTCCACCGAAACCACCACCACCGAAACCACCACCGAATATATCACCGAATTGGCTAAAAATATCATCCATGGAAAATCCACCACCAAAGCCTTGTCCGGACCCGGCTTTACCGAATCGGTCATACTGTTGTTTCTTATTATCATCTGATAAAACTTCATATGCTTCGGCAGCCTTTTTAAATTTGTCCTCTGCCTCTGGATTATCAGGGTTCTTATCTGGATGATATTTAACTGCCATCTTACGATATGCTTTTTTAATTTCATCTTTTGTGGCATTTTTATTCACGCCTAGTATATCATAATATTCTGTGTTCATTTCTGATCAGTTATTTTTTGCATTTTCAATCTTCTTATTTCCTTTTTAACATCTTCTTGTAAAACATTCATAGTTTGTTCTAATATTTTACCAACATGATTATCTGATATCGTGTATAAAAGTTTAATGTCTTTATCAACATGATCAAAATTATCAAATATGTTACTGTTTTCTATGGCCTGTTTATATGCTATGTCATAAAATTCCTCCCAATCAAATAACAGTTGGAAGAGATTCAATCTATCTTTCTTATTGTTCAATATTTCGGGTGTATCTAAATACACATCAGTGTATATCCTATGAAACATAAGAGTGAATGTGCCTTCGTCTAAGTGTTCAAGTGATTCGAATCTATCAAAATTCATATAGTGTATAATAGATGCTTTGTTATATTGACCATTGTCTAATCTTGGGTGGTTGTAGTCAAATGTTCTATCGACATTAGGCATTTTTAAATAAAACTACTTTTGGGTGTCTTAATATATGTTCACCTATTTTATAGCCTTTTGATATAACATCAATCTTATTTTGGTTTGATTGAACAACAGAAATTACTTCTTGTTGGTCTGAATCATATTCACTTGGTTCTATATCAGATATACCATTCTTGGTTAGAATTCCTTTCAGTTTATCGTTAAAGGGTTTGATGATTGCAAGTTGTTCATCATTGAGCATTTTAGATGCTTTGTAAAAGTCGTCATCTAATTCAATAAGTGATTCAAGTGAATCAAACTTCACCTTATCAGTCCTATCTCTTAGTTCAATGGCTTTTCTTTTCTTAATGTTTGAAATCTCAGCAATGTTCCTTAATTTAAGATCTTCGGTTTTGTAATTTGCATAATCATCAAGAAGTTTTTGCAAATTATGTTTGTTTCCATCTTGGTCAGTGATAATGACCGGATTTCCATCTTGGTCTACTGTTATCTTATCTTGGATATTTTGAATGCTTTTTGTTTCCATCATTGATAATTGAATTCTAATAATTTTTTAACTTGTTTTGAACTAAGGTATTCAAAAGTTCCGAATTGAATAGTCACTTTATGTGTTTCTAAATTCTCTATTTTTTCCACAACTGATTCAATATACTTATCCATATTATCAATGCCATTCTTGTAATCTATTGGGGCATCCCAATAAGATGGGTATTTGTTACGGAACTTATCAAAGGCACTGAGTATGAGTTTTTTGCGAATGAGTGCTTTCCCCTGCATCTTACTTGACTTATTTGTTAAGAAGTCTGTCACATAACCATTCAATCTGTGAATGAGGTTGTTGGTTTCGATAACTTTCAATAGTCCAATGACCAATGCATCGGTGTCTTTGATTTCAAATTCTTCATTCTTTTTAAGTTGTTCTTCTGCTTCGGATTCTGATCCTACAACATAATAAACATAAGAGTCCCATACTCCTAATTTTATGAGGTCTTCTGGATAAACTTTAATTGTCATATGTGATTTTTATTCTTTTTTGTATGTACTCTTATAAGGTTGGGTATCAATTAAGTTTCAAAAAAGTCATTAATCTTTCTTGATATATTTGAATTTGTCACTGAATTTATAACGTTTCTTGGTATTATTTTGACCGGATACCATAAAGTACCCGGCCAATTTAACTTACTTCACCTCTTCGAAATCAACATCTGTTACGTCATCATCACCGGTTTCTCCTGGTGTATCAGTTGACTCTGTTTGTTGATACAATTTTTGTGAGATGGATGTCCACGTTGTGTTTAATGCCTCAACAGATTCATCTATTGAATCAATATCTTGTGATTTATATGATTCACGGAGGCTTTCCAATTTCTCATTTAGTTCTTCTTTATCAGAATCTTCAAGTTTGTCCTCGAATTCCTTGATCTGTTTCTCTGTTTGGAAGATGAGAGTATCTGCAGTGTTCAATTTATCAACTTTTTCCTTTTCAACTCTATCAGCCTCTGCATTTTCTTCGGCTTCCGCCTTCATTCTTTCTATTTCTTCTTCTGATAATTGAGAACCACCTTCAATACGGATTTGGTTTTCTTTGCCGGATGCATTGTCTTTTGCAGATACAGATAGGACTCCGTTTGCATCAATATCAAAGAGAACTTCAATCTGAGGAATTCCTCTTGGGGCAGGCATAATTCCATCTAAGTGGAAACGACCAAGTGATTTATTATCTTTTGCCATTGGTCTTTCTCCTTGAAGAACATGTACCTCAACCGATGGTTGGTTATCAGCAGCCGTTGAAAATGTTTCTGATTTCTTTGTTGGGATGGTTGTATTTGCCTCGATCAATTTGGTGAAAACACCTCCCATTGTTTCAATACCAAGTGAGAGTGGTGTTACATCAAGTAAGAGGACATCATTTATTGTTCCTGTAAGTACAGCACCTTGAATAGCAGCACCCATAGCAACAACTTCATCGGGATTTACACTCTTGTTTGGTTCTTTGCCGAATTCTTTTTTAAGTGCTTCTTGAATAGCAGGGATTCGTGTTGAACCACCTACAAGGATAATCTCACTGATATCATCCTTTTTTAGTTTTTTGGCTTTCAGTGCTTTCTTAGCACTTGAAATTGCTCGGTCAACAAGGTCAGATGTGATCTTGTTAAAGTCTGATCTGGTCATCGTTGATGTATAATGTACAGGGACACCATCTGAACCAGGCATCAAGTATGGCAAATTGATATCTGTTGATGTTGATGAAGATAACTCAATTTTTGCCTTTTCTGCTGCTTCTTTAAGTCTTTGTAGTGCCATTGGGTCTTTGGATACATCCAAGTTATGTTGTGATTTGAAATCATTAACCATATGGTCAATAATCTTGTTATCAAAATCATCTCCACCTAAATGAACATCTCCTTCGGTCGCAAGTACTTCAAATACACCATCACCAATATCAAGGATTGATACGTCATGTGTTCCGCCACCAAGGTCAAACACAAGGATCTTGGTATCATTGGCCTTTTTATCAAGACCATATGCAAGAGAAGCAGCAGTTGGTTCATTGATAATTCTCTCAATTTTAAGCCCGGCAATTTCACCGGCTTCGATTGTTGCTTGTCGTTCAGCATCCCCAAAATATGCGGGTACTGTCACGACTGCTCTTTCAACATCATGTCCAAGATAATCCTCTGCGGTCTTTTTCATCTTCTGTAAGACCATTGCAGAAATTTCCTGAGGTGTATAGTTCTTATCATCAATTGATACAGCAGGTACGTTGTTACCGGTCTTAGTAACTTTGTATGGGACACGTTTTACTTCATCCTTACATTTTGTAAAATCTTTACCGATAAATCTTTTAATTGAATAGATTGTTTTTTCTGGATTGGTAACTGCTTGTCTTTTAGCAGAATCACCAACTTTTCTTTCGTCTTTGGTGAATGCTATAATGGAAGGTGTAGTTCTTTTGCCCTCACTGTTGGGTATGATAACTGATTCTCCATTTTCTACAACGGATACAGCAGAGTTTGTTGTTCCGAGGTCGATTCCTATTATTGTTGTTTCTTTACTCATAATTTATATTGTTTTTATGTTCTATGTACAATTTCAATGCCATTTGGTTTCAACGGCATCGATGTGTAATATATGCATTAAAGTTGGCAAAGTTTATATGTAAATTAAAAAAAATGAGACAATTTGTGAAAAATGTATTGAATAATACTGACAAAATGTCATTTGGTTAATTGAGGAACATATAACTGAATATATATGTTATGATATTTAAATTTGATCAATTTGTGAATGAAGATAGTAACCCCAATGATCCATGGAAGAAGTATGGTTATAAAAATAAAAGCCGTGCAGAAAAACTTGAAATGACCAAAGAGGAAGCACTTGATAAATATGCACCTTGGTATGATTGGGAAAATTGTGAGACTAAAATGTACCGGATGGTCGATGCAGATTCTGCAGTAAGGTTTATTGATCCAAAAAAACATAAAAGGGGTCCAAGGCATTCACCGGTATTATATCAACTATTCATAGATGAATGGAAAGGGTGGCCAAATAGGTCAGAAAGTGTTATATGTTCGACAAAGGATTATGGATTGAGTGTATATGGTAAGAATCTTTATAGAGTAATCCCGATAAAGGAAAATTCTTTGGTTGCATTCACACCATCAAGTGATATATGGAGTTCATTTGGTGTTGGACTATGGACAGTTGATAATAAATTGAATGTACGCTCATTGGATATCGATTCACTGACAAAAAAATTGGTTGACTATTATTATGCAGGTGATGCACCCAAAGATCTATCATTGGATGATTTTAAGAAACGGTGTCAAGAAATAGATATTGAGAAAAACCCAATTGTCAAAAGCAAATTTGATCAAGCTGGGCATAAATGGTTTGATACAAAAGAGGATCTATTGAGATTCAAAAGGAATTACCCTAATGGGTTTTATGATGTACTAGATGAGATTATTGACCCTATGGGTTCTAAATATATCGGTGAATTTCAATTATTGGAATATAATAATGAGACTACTATTGACCGTGATAGTCGGACAGAATGTTGGACCGACCAACCTTGTTTAATGATAAAGGTTGGCTAGTTAATTTAGTAATTCTTCAAATATAGCATTTCTATTTTCGGATTGGTTATTCTCAATAAAGGATTTGGTTATTTTGGCCAATCGTTTTTCTTCTTTTCTTTTCACGTGGTTTTTGGCACTTTTAACAATATAGAAAACACGGTAATAATGAAACTCGAACCAATTGAATAATTGAGGTGCATTTATGGTATTTATGATTGTTGGTTCTTTACTTGTGTATATTGTAATCTTCCATTGTTGAAATGTGGTGTTGTAAAATATTTCTATGTATTCTGATACAAATTCATCATTTGTATCGCCAAATGACCATTCTGAATTCTTCATATTATGAACTATGATGGATTTTAATTTCATCATATATTTCTTAGTATCGTTTTCATCTGTTGAGTTATTCATTGTTGTTTTCTTTTGTATATTTAATAAATTTGTAGTCATATTGGTTTTTATCATCCTTTGTGTATTGTTCTTCGGATTCAATCTTGAATCCTTCAAATTGTGGGAAGAATGCATCGCCCTCTACTACACAATCAACAAGTGTGAGATATATTTCATCTGCTTTATTGATTGTTTGTTCGTATATTGTAGAACCACCTATAACAAAGCATTCCGGGTTGTCTTGTAAGGCAACTTCCAATGAGTCATATACATGACACCCTTCTATTGACTGGTGTGTTCTTGAAATGATGCAGTTTTTTCGGTTTGGAAGGGGTTTTCCAATAGATTCAAATGTTTTACGACCCATTATACATGTGTTTCCGGATGTAAGTTCTTTGAACCTTTTAAGGTCATTGGATTGTTTCCATATAAGTTTATTGTCTTTGCCAATTACATGGTTATTAGACATTGCAACTACTAATTTAATCATTTTCTTTATCTTCGTATTCGTTTAATAACTTTTCTATCTTATCGTTTCTTAATGATTTTGCTCCGATAATTGGACTTATTGTAGATTTTGATACCCAAGTTTTATCAACAAAGTTTATTATGCTTTGATGGTTTGATGGGTCTTTTGCATATGAATAAACACTTGACATATCAGTTATTTGAATTTTTGCATCTTTCTCACTCACATCAGTTATTATAACTTCAAAGTCAACTTTAAAATTTTCACCGGTGGATGTGACTTCCAATTTATAGTTACGAATAATACCGACATCACCTACCTTTAATGATCGTTGGTCTTTTAAGTAGTTTTTCACAGTTGATATTGACCCATGATATTCTTTATTCAGTGAATTAATTTTGGATTGATATGATATAACAGTTATAATTATTGCAAGTATTAATAACGCACAAATAATATACATTGTCAATGGTTTCATTTGATACTTTTTTATCTCTATTAACGAATTAAGGTCTGCATAAATTCATACATACCAATTCGTTTGGTTTCCTTCCATTCAGTTCTTACATTTTCCTCAAACATTTCGGTTAGTTCGGGCCAATTATCAACTAAGTTGCTCCAAGCAGTTGACAGTGATTTGAGTTCATAAAGTTCCGTTTTCCATTCCGGAACGGCTTCCAATAGTTTGTAGCATCGTTTGAAATCGCCAGGGTCATATGGGTGATGGATTGGGAAGTTTCTTTCACCCATAAAAAAATTCCACATTGTTTCGGAACTCATTCCCCTTTCACCACATCCCATCCACCATATGGCCTTTTCTTTTATACTTTTTGTTTGATCTGCTTTTGGTTCGGTCCAAGTTTGTTTACAGTCTTTGTGTAACTCGTCAAATGCTTTGGTTTTTTCTGCTAGTTCGGACACTCCTAATGGGTATTGTAGTGAAAATTCCCCACCACATTTAGAACAAAACAGTTTTTGATTTTTGATTGTTGTTGTCATCTTTTATTCGTTTTTCTAATTATTGATAACATTAAATATTTCCAAATTTAATGTTTGCTCTTTTCCAATTCACTCTCCAGTGTTCATCAGTTTGAACATGGTTCTCTCTTACATACTTTTGTACGTGTGTTTGGAACTCACTATCTTCAAATTCGGTGGCTGTTCTTACAACAACCCCTTCTATAAGACCACCTAATATAGAACCACTTTCCATAAAAGTTTCAATTTTGTTTTGTAATTCTTTTATGGATTCCACACTTCCTCGGAAGAGAACGGGGGCAACTGGTATGTCCAAAAGGTAAGCCCATTCTTCAACTTCATCCCAAGACCACCAAGTTGTATTCTCTCGGATTCCGAAAAGGTAGAAAGGTGATGTTAGATTTGAATACTCAATACTATGGATACCTTCCATATTTTCACCGAATAGAAATACATTTTCCGGTATTTCATATCCGATTCGACCGTGTAATTGTCGAACCATTGTTGCCCAAGGGTTTTTTGTGAATTCAACATGACTTCTTGCATAAACTCCGGGCCTTGTTATCCCCGTGTTCTCGCCATCTAATTTCTCAGTAATGATTATTTCCTTACCTAACAATTGTGATTGGTCATTTGACCTTTTATCATCTCTTGATAGACCAGGTGAGAATGGTAAATGAAATGTTGATCCGTACTTACTCATTTATACAAAGGTAATATTAATATATAAGAAAACAAAGAATAATGGCATTACTTAAATATAATAAATTCAAAGAATCATTTATGGTAAATGATAAAGGTGAATTAGTTGGTGTGGATTCTGAGGCAGAGGATATGGATAGAATATCCAAAGAACTTGATGATTTATTATATGATGAGTACTACGAGAAGTGGCCACTTAGACACGAACTCCGTGGGTTTGCATTGGAACACAATTATGATACAGACGATATAACTTGGGTAACAGAAAATGAAAACTATCAAATAGAAGTTGATTTATTTCACAATCACCAATATACTCTTGGGATAACTCTTTATAAAAAAGTTTCTGCAGATGATCCTGATGAGAATTATGAAGTGGGTGAGTGGAAAGATATTCAGACAGAAGAAGTATCATTGGACCCATCGATAATAAATGGGTATATAGAGGATATTAAAGATAAATATCTGATAGAACTTTTCAATTTTATAGATGGAATTGAATTGGACGGAATGAGTGGGCCAGATGAAGATTTATTTGCTTAATCGAAATATTTGATTGATAGTCCTGAAACAAGGTTTGCATTTAGTTAAATGAACCTATTTACCTAATATCTTTTTAAGTTTTTTACGTCTGGCTACTTGTATGGATTCTGTTGTACACCTAATATATGGCAGCATTGACTTTGGCTTTGTATAAATTTCCCTTTTTAAACATAATTCTATGAATTTACTCAATAGTTTGTGTTTTCTTAGTTTATGGAAATTAGTGATAGTGGGTTTTTCAAATAAGAATACTGAGTTGATGGCATCTGTTATATCCTCCTCATTTCCAGTAAGTGCCCAAACTTTTACTTCAAGTTCATTATTGAATAAAAAAGACCTCTTCACATATTTTGGTAACTTCCTTTCACCAAGGAAATAACAAAAAACTATGAAGAGGTCTATTGCATTATTCACAAAACTACTGAGTGAAAAACTGTGCATTGGATTGTATTTTTTGGATATCATCTTGTGTGAAAAACTGTGGTTGAGATTTCATTATTGAACTCATTTCCAAATATGTCTGTTTTGCCTCAGATTTTCGATTTGTATAAAAACAGGCTGCCGCATGTGCCTCCAAGAATTTCCAAACATACATGGTTTCATCAACAAAAAGAAGTCGTTTTGGGTATGGGTTATTTCCATGGTATAACTTTTTACCAAGTGAGGTGAATATATATGCATTATTCCATTCACCAAGTGCTAAATAATAATCGGAAATTGCTTTTATTGGTTCTCCCCTTAGTGGATCCATACTATGTGCCTTTAAGAATTCGTTAAGACACAAGTTCCAAGGTTCTTCCATTGCCCTCATTATCGTGGCAATTCGGTATTGTGAGTAGAAAATCTCCTCATAATAACCATCTGGTCTTTGAACTCTTTCCTTATAATAGTACAAAGATCTTCTTAGCCGTTCATCATTCTCTTGTTTATTTTCCGGAACACATGCAGAGTCGTGATATGATTGTGCAGTGTAAAATACCCATCTCGGATCTTCCCTACTTTCATCGATATATTTCTCCAATGAATGTGCATGTGATTTATATTTGTGTGATATATTACCTTGCCATGAACCACCATCCATTTCAACCTTGACAGTAATACCATCTAAGAGTGCAGATGTAATTGTTTTATCGGGTTTCCCATCTGGTCCATTTGGCGGGACAATAAACTCATGTACCGGACCATAGAATCGGAAATCCTTGTCCAATCTACATAGTTCATTACGAGTATATTTCATCGTCTTGATATATGTGTTGAACATATAAAGGTCTTTATTGAGTTTATTCTTTTTGAAGCTTGGGTCGATTATCAATTGTTCATCAAAGTCCAACCAAAAATTGTAGTAAGTGTGATTATCATCTCGACCAAGGAATACTTCTCTTGCCTTTTTAAAAGATTCGTTACGTGAGTCTTCAAAGTTATCAAATGGTCTTTCGAATACGTGTGTTTCTACACCATTGTCTTCACCCCATTTCTTTACGATATTTATAGAGTCGTCTGTTGAACCGGTATCGATAACAACGATGCCATCAACAATGGGTTTAATCGAATTCAGCATTCGATGGGCAACGTGTGCCTCGTCTTTCATTATCTGGGTTAATATAAGCTTTACTGCCATTCATAATATTCTATTTTTTAATTATAGAATATTTTGTATGGTTTGTTTATACATATCCCACTAATTTATGAATATTGTTTATCTGTATCTTCGGAAGATAGGATCTCTTCTAATTTTTCTCCCCTTATTTCGTCTTTGGACTTTGTTTCTATCCATTCAATATTACTCAAATCGACATAACCACCATATTTATCATTCAACCAATTCTTATAATAATCCAATGTTTCTAACTTTGAACGGTCACTACAAAAGCAATCGATTATTTCAACCTTTGTTTTGTTACCGGTCTTTTCTCCAAGTTCTTGTACTGTAAAAGTCGTAGACCATGATGCATAGTTGTTTGGGTTTATTTCTTTATCCTTAACATTAAACCATTTTGTCTGATAAATTCCCTTTCTTAGTTTATTCTTTCGTTTTGAAAATTTCTCCCTATATTTTTTAAGTGAATCCACTTCATTTTTAAGTGATTTATTTGAAATGGTCAAGGTGAATATTAGAAGACACATACAAGTGAATATAATGCCCAAAAGAATACCGAAGGATGTGAAAGCCACAGATGGTTCCATTTACTTATCGTTTACGTTTGTTTGAATTGAAATATGTCTGTTCAATGCATTTATCGATTCGTAAAGCATTGTTGAGCAAGTAACTACTTTCAACTTGCTACATTTCTTTTCCTTATCAGATACAGATGATATGGTGTCGAATACCATAAGGTATTCAAGACTTGAGTTTTCTAATTTATTTAGTGCATCACCTGACAGAATGCCGTGCGTGGTCATTGCCCTTACTGACTCAGCACCATTCTCCAATAGGAGGTCAGATGCTTTGCATAAAGTTCCACAAGTATCTGCCATATCATCGATTATTATGACATTCATTCCTTCAACAGAACCTAACAAATCCATAGAATGTACTTTATTGGGAACAATGCGTTGTTTATTGATGATTGCCAATTCTGAACCTGGAATTTTTTTATGTACTGCATTTGCTCGGTCTGCAGCACCTCGGTCCGGAGCAACAATGCAGATATTATCAAGGTTCATTTTATTGATATATTCAACAAATAGACGAGTGCCCATAAGGTGGATGACCGGAATATCATAAAATCCTTGAACCGCCTTGGAATGGAGGTCTAATGTAATCATATCAACGTGCATCTTTTCACTCAATTTATCAAAGATATCTGCAAACATCTTTGCACCTATGGAAGTGCGTAGGTGGTCGGCTTTATCTTGGCGTGAATACCCAAGGAATGGAATCAAAAGAGTTAGTCTTTTGCAACCTGATCGTTTGATAGCATCCATTGCCAAGAATGTCTCCACCCATTCATCAGAAGATGATGTTGAGTTCAAATAGAAAACATGTTCTGATCGAATAGATTCTTTGAACAGTGGCAACATTTCACCATCTTTGAAATGGTCTATTTTTAATTTACCGATATCAACTTTCGATGTTGATAACCTTGTTTCATTCAGACCATCAATAACCAGGTCTGTTAGGTGTTCGTAATTTGATCCTGCAAAAATCTTCATAGTATTTTATCTAAAATATTTTTTCTCAATGCCTGCTTGGGTACTGTATAATACTGTCTATTATTTCTTATGTTGTAAATAAACTTTCTGAGTGATGGTTTTTTATTTTTCCCAATTAGGTCATTTGAGAAATATCCCCATTCTCTATAAAGTCTTTTTCTTTTTTGGATATGTAATGCATCAAACCACACAGAATGTTTCGTGGTCATAACTCTCTCATTGAATTCTTGAAATGTCATTTCTCCTTGTTGGTGGCTCATTACTTCGTTTGTTTTAGTTTGTTTTACAAAATTATAAATTAATTTCCATTTTCCAAAATTTTTCTTTCAGAACCCAAATCTCTATTGATTGCTTTTTCTGATGTGAATTTATCACCATATCTCTGTTTCAATTTTGCAATATTAACATCAAAACAAGAATTGAATTTTGTATTTGATTTATCAAAATACAGATATAGGTTTGTCATAACAATTCTTGTTTGTTCAATTATGAATTGGTCATTAATTGGTTTGTTATAGTAAATTTTCTTTTTCATCACATCTAACATTTTAAGTGATGCTTTTATCATTTTCATTATATATTCTGTCTTGGAGCATTGAACTTGTGTATAAACATCTTCATCCGGTGTCCAGTCAATATCATATTCCCTTCCGATTATTGCCAAATACCAAGTGATATCACCAACTTCTTCCAGTACATTGGCATCATCATATTCGTCATCGTGATTTATTATAAGTTCTTCAAGTTCAGTGAGAATGCCCATTATTGCATGCAATAGGTTTTCGGTTTTTGTACCAACATGGAATTCTGTCGATAATGTTTTTTCTGATAGCTGTAAGTATTCTTTCCAATTCATATTCTGTGTATCTATTTTAATTATTATACTATGTATATATGTCTAAGTTTTTAATATATATATGACATGATCAAAAACTTTAAAGAATTCAATGAGGCAACCTCTTATCATACGTTGAATGATGGTGATGAATATGATATCACTAAAACGGTAGCTGATGATGGTCATGATTATGAGTATTGTGATGGAATACTTTATGAGTTATCCGGGAATGATACAATGGTGAGTGTGGATTTGATAGAGTATACGGAAGAGAATTTATTTTATCCGGACCAAATAAAGAGGTATATCCAATATTTCAATGAGGGTGGTATAACTCAGACCTTCCCTGTTCAGTCAAATCCTTTAGGGTTGTGTAATAATTTGGAAGAGATGTTAGAATATTTGGATGAAAATGAAAATTTCGAAATTGCTTGGGAGATACTATCTAAGGAATATATGAAGTTATTTGACCTTAGTAAATTTGATATTATAAGTAGCCCTTGGGAATTTGGGTTCAATGATGAAATGGAACTGTCCGATGTGAGAGATGTAGATGATCTGGATATTGTTTATAATAAAGATATAATGGATGATGAGGATAGGGAAGGTGATTATGACCACGATCTGTATATGGGATTTAAAGAAATATTGGAATATTGGAAAGATAATAAAGAATATACGTTAACGGATTTCAACCACCGGTTTGCAGCATTGGTGGAAATGGGAAAGGGCCAAGTTCTTGTTGAAGAGGTTTAATGAATTGGTATTTAATATATATGTTACAATAAAAGAGCTATTATGAGGTATATAAGGACATTTGAATCACACAAGAAATATAATGAGGGTGTTGTTGGAGATATGTTCAACAAACTAAAGAATATGGTTAAGAACAAAGTATCAAAAGAATTCTCCAAAATGTTCGGCTCGGCAGCCGAAGTTGAGAAAATAATCGAAGATTATAAAGCAGAATTGATTGCCAAACAGAATATTATGTTGAAATCTCTGAGAGATTTTGCAGAATATGTTAAAACTACACAAGAAGGAGAACCGGAAGTCGATGATAAGAAAATGGAAGAACTGAGTAATGCTTATAAAGAGAATAAGGAAAATTTTGAAAAGCAAATAAAATTATCCAAGGAGAAGTTTGACATTCGTTTCAAAGAACAGATGAAAGAGGAAAAAGACCCACGAATGAAAAACTATATCAAGTTAATGAAAATAGAAATGCAACAAGAACTTCTCGAAAGGGAAAGGGCAATTATCTATGACCAAGTGGGCATAAGTGAGGAACAGTTGAAGAATAATAATGATCTGAGCAATATTGCCAACGATCTCCAAAAAAAGACTGAACAAAATGTCGAATTGGAGAAACAAGAAACAGAAACACTTAAAAAAGAGCCTAAGGAGGTTTCTTCTGAGTTTGATATGGAAATGGCAATGGATGACCCAGATAATTATCAGTGGGAAGAATCTCCCTTCCTTGATCCTAAGAATGAAATAGAGAAGGGTGATAAAATAACATATTTCTCAAAGTCAAATGCACAAGATAATGATAATTATGAAGGAACTAGGGCAACTGTCATCGAACTACTTGATGGTTCTGGTCCTAAACGGCAAGTTCAAGTGAGAACCGATGAAGGTGATAATGAGGGATTCAAAATAGATCTAGGTAAAGTTATCCAAGTAGATAGGTATGATGAAAAGACCAAGAAAGGAAGTGAAGAGAGTGGAGAGGCCACAGAAGAACCAAAGGAAGAGGTTAAAGTTGAGGCAGAAGCAGAAGCAAGCCAGAATGAGGAAGAGGTGCAACCTACCGAAGATAAAGTTCGGACTGATGGTACATTCTAATATATAGGATATGGCTTGGATATCACAGAAACGACAAATGAACAATTTCTATCGAAAGATAGACAAAATTGCCAAACTTGGCAGTGAAAACTTCATAAAATATTATTCGTTCGTAGATGATTGCATTGAACGTAATCAGTATTGGTTACTGTCACAAGTTCTTTATCATCACTATAATTTTGATGTAGAAGATTATTTGAACGTTGGAGATATGAAAAGACCAAGTTGGTCTGCCATAATGAAGCACACTGTTCCGAGTGTGGATGAGAAGAAGGCTGCACTAATGGTCAAAAAGGGAATTTATCAATTGGGTGTAACATATTATGAAGAGTTGCCGGTAACTGCAACATACACGAATCCACTTGGTACTATCCAAGAGATTGATTATTTCGAAGAAGATGTGGATGGTTTATCTCCATCGGAATTACAGAAAATAGTTGGAAACAAAAAAACATATTTGGTTGCTACTTTGGATGGTTCTACTATGAGTGCATCATTCTCTGCTTGGAGAGATGAGTCTAGGTATGATAAGAATTTGATAAACCTATACAAAGAGGCTTTCGATTACTTAGTGTAATTTTTATTATTGGTTGTGTATAACCTAAGACGTTCTTTCTATGAATATTACAGTTATTTCATGGTGAATTCCCTCACCATAAAGATTATTTACCTCAGTATTTACGTGGTATAACAAAACACTACCATCATACAATTTCTCTAAAGTTTCACATCCATTCACCACTATCTGTTCATTTTCGGTTTTCTTTTTAAAAATATTTAACGGGATGTTATCTATTATTCGACCACTTAGACATATTTTCTTCTTCTTCCATGGGTGTTCATCATCAGGAACTCTACTCAACTCTGATTGCATTAATCCCTTGCTTATGTTCATATAACGAGAATCACTTGTATCGATGGCTGAATACTCGTAGCCTTTATCCAGTAGATCATAGAAATGTTCTTTAATGTCGTCATCACTTAGACCATTGTCATTATTATCTTCATTGAATGGGAGTATGTGTTTCATTGAGTATATATTAACTCAATTACCTTTATTATATCGATAACTTCGTCTGTTCCATTTATCAATATAACGATCTTGATACTTTATATTTGAGAACTTTTTAACAAGTCTGACAGGGAAAGGTATTTTATTTTCACGTATGGTTTGGAATAACTTACGGACCATGTTATCATGGTCTCTTTGCATATCATCGTGTTCATCTTTTCGGTTAAGGTATTTTGGGTTGTAATCATCATACTTATCCGACCAAGAAACATACCCAGATTGACCATTTCTGACTTCAGTGACCTTTGTGAGTATATCTATTCGTATTATGCAATCTGTAACATCACCCTCATATCTACAAGGTATTTGGTTGTTGATTGTATTTGTGTAAGTGCCATCATCATTTAGAAATAGCATTTCTTCTTCTTCACCATCAATACCTTTTGTGTATGTTGAATCGGCATATGGTTTCATTTTAAATCTATGTGATAATTTTTCTCCATCAAAGGATATTCTACATAGTTGTTTTGACATCGATAAATCGACACTGTTCATCTGTGAGTTTCTACTTAAACTAACAACGGGTTTGTTATTGGTTCTTTCTGGGCAGACATCGGTCTTTAATAAGAATTTACCGGTTCTTGTATATTCCTCAAATACTTTGATAAGGTTGTATAAGGGGATATAGTGGTATAAAGTTGGATAATTCTTAGACTCAAAACTCTTCAAGTGTTTCATTAAATATATATATAAAATTATCACTTGTATAATTATATACATTTAGTCAAAATCTACCGAATGATAGGATTTCTATTTGGTAAAAATCGGTCAAGTTTTTCGAAAAAGTCGTTGTGTTCATTCAACCTATTGTTTAGTTCATCAATACGATCTTGTTTCTTTTTGATATAGTATTTAATCAATTCATTTTCTTCTGTGTCATCAAGGCTATTAATTAACTCTTTTGCCTTTTTGAATTTATAGTCTGGTTTGTATATTGCCATACTTACTATACACATTTATTGTGATAAAGTTTAATATAGTTCGGTATAATTTCTGTACGCAATTAGTTACTCAAAATTTCATTTATTCTTATGTTACGCTTCATTGTCTTCAATGTATCCCGTTCAGTTTGTTTCCAATCACCACTTGAAATTAAGCCGTGTACTCGAAACCGTATCAATGGTTCGTTAAATGTGTAAACTGTTATAACTTTATTTTCCACACTTGGGTCTTTGGGTAGAAATCTTTTCAATTGATTATACCATGGTTTTGATTCCCCAAGGTAGACATCACCCTCAATACTTAAAAGATGTGCATTATACAGTTTCGTGTATATGTGTATGGGGATTTCTTCTTCAGTATTTAGAAAATATGCTTTTTTACTATTATAAGACGATGAATGTGTATCTATGGTATAGATTTTCCTACCACCAAAAACATAAAGAATGTCTTTAATGGTTTCGGTTACTAGATTATGGCGTTCTATTTTATACATCACGCCTTGCAAGAATTTATCAAGGTGAAATATTTGTCATAGTATTCATTAAAAAGGTCTTGTGCCTCTTCCGTGTAAAATACTTCTTCACCATCTCCTGCATCAATGGTGATGGATTCACTCCAATCGGCTCTGAGTTTTTGGTCGGCTAATTCTGATGCCAATTCTAATGCATTTACTGTTATGTTTTCCATATTAGTTTTAATTTGCTGTGAATACTAACACAAATATAAAAATAATTAGTCATATTCACTAATGAAATTATCACTTGATATATAACCATCATACCAAATTGAATTTGCACCTCTCCATGAATATTCCCACTCATCACTTGGAATAATAATAACATCGCCTTTGACCCACTCCGGGTGTTCTTCCTCTGCTTTATCTAACTCCTTTTGGACAGTATTTTCATCGACTAGAACCGGTTCATCCATCGCAGCACCATCATATCTTAATTTTGAAATATCAGGGACTACAAGTTCGATAATTATTGGATTCCCACCGATATCATCACATGCTTCTTCTGCATAATATTCTGCCAATTCATATGTTTTTGCTAAAAATGGCTTATTCAATCCATTGTTTTGGATGTTTTGGATGTTCTTATCAGATGTTCCGTGATACGCCACTAATCCATCGTTGCGTTGTTCAAGTATTGGGAAATTATTGTAATTTAATATATGATCCATTGATTATATATTAGTTTTGGGTATGTTATTATGTTCCACCTAACTTATGCCAAAACCTAGCAGGTAGCCAAACATTTTCAAGATTCTTGCATTCTGTAAAAAGGGGTGCTACATTCTTGGGCTTTAATCCTGCCAAACCACAACCGATTTCAGTTACTAAGAATGTTAGTTCGGGGTGGGTTTCAGCAAATTCTATAAATCTATCAACGTAAGGTTTAATTTCCTCTATGGATAACGTTCGTCTTATGCTTTTATCTTTACTTGGAATTCCATAGGTTTTACCTTGCAAACCCTCTGCTTGTCCATATACAGCACCCCAACCAAGTGCTGTTTTCGCAGCACCTTTCCCATGTCTTCCGGATTGGTTGCTGCCAAATACAAATATTTGGTTACTTTCAAGTTTCTTAATATTTTTGGGTGTTGTTCTCATATAAATATTATTGAATGATCAACTTAGAATATTGTTTAGTTTATTTTCCCTTGACAATCTTAATAGATAATTCCAATCATAGTCTGTAAATTTTTCATCTATTGATTTGATTTTTTCTATAAGTCTATTATGGTTGAGTATATAGCACCAGTTGTATTTAGTATCTTTTTCCGAACCATCAATACCAGTACTTATCTCAAGTAATATTGAGCTTTCCACTAATTTATGAAATATGAAAATGTCAAATGGCTTGAAGTCCGGACCAACTCGGAATATACCATCATTGCTCACATAATTTCCTTGGGTTGTGAATAATGATATTAATATACTTTTTTTAATTTCAGATGTCATTCACTCTATTGGTCAATGATTCAGATAATTCGGATTTCCACATTTCCTCAACCTCCTTTGTTGATAGGAATGCATTTTTGTGATTATATTTATACAATAACATTTGTTCTTCACCTGATGTCAAGTTATTGAACCACAGTTTTGAGTTTTCTTGATCAGAAAGCATTTTTTCGTTTGTGATATTCATCTGATTTTTGATTTGTTTATGTAAATTTACGAAAAATATATGTATTACCAAATCATAAAGTGAAGTTAATCACCATCACCCAATTCTAAACCGGGGATATATATTTTCAAAATATTGGTCAATTCTTTTTTAACTTCAGGGGTTATGTTGTATTTTCTATTCTTATTCACCAATGTCATATACTCAGAAACAACTTTGTTGAATTTGAAAGATTCCGTATAATTGAAAACTTTCTCTTTGAATGGTTCGATGTCAATAACATGATCACCTTCTCTCGACATCCATTCCTTAAACCTGCCGATGAATCGTCTAATTCCCTTTATATTCTTATCTGACCACGAACCACCATCGAAATAGTGGCCAATGAACATCAAGTACATTCTCAACTCATCTGGGTCGTAATCATCGGGATTTATTGTATTTCCTTTTGACTTTGACATCTTTTCACCATCATTCAATATCATACCTTGGTGTCTTACACTTTTGAATGGTTCTTCGACCGGGACAACACCAATATCGTACAAGAACATATGAATGAACCTGGCATATATCAAGTGCATACAGGCGTGTTCACTTCCACCAACATACATATCGACTTGTTGGTATTTATCTCTTGAACACAATTCTTCATCATTGAATGGGTCACAATATCGAACAAAATAGAAAGATGAATCGACAAATGTATCCAATGTGTCTGTTTCATTTTCAACGGGAATTGGACATCCCCAACTTCTTTGTCTTGAAACACACCAATCGTGCAAATTCTCCAACCAATTTCTTTGTGCATTGATAGTTGATTGTGGGTAGTCGATGTGATCCAAATTTTTGATCAACCTGTCCTTGTAATCGGTTATCTTGAAATACCATTGGTTCATTACCTTCTCTTCCACGGTAGAACTACACCTTTTACACACACCATCTTTAACTTGTTCTCTTGCCAAGACAGTTTCACACGATGTACACCAATTCACTTCACCATCTTTTTTGTATGCCAAACCATGTTCTCTCAACTTACTGAATATCCACTGTGTCCATTTATAATATGAAACATCCGAAGTCGTTAGCAACTCAGTATATTCAGTATTCATGTCTCTCATTTGTTTTCTGAAGTTTTCAATATTCTCATATGTGACTTCACTTGGCTTCCTTCCAACTTTTTTGGCATAATTTTCGGCAGGAAGTCCGAATGAGTCAAATCCGAATGGTTGAAATACATCATATCCTCTATACCGCCAATACCTGGAATAGGAATCCATTATTGCATAATTATAAACATGTCCGATGTGAAGGCCTGAACCACTTGGGTATGGGAACATCACATTAATATACTTTTTATTCTTTGACATACTACAAATATACGATTTTAATCGTTAAAAGTTATTTTTAATATATAAAATTATGAAGTTCCTAAAAACCTTTTTGGAAAAAGTAGGTTATGGTTTATACCATTTCACAAATAGTGGTTATGTTGCCAACATACTTAAGAATGATGAAATAAGTTTGACATCGGCTGCAGGAACATCGTCCGATCTTAAAATAAATAAGGGTAGATTTTTCTTTTTCTCAATGACTAGGAGTAAGAGTAGTGGTTATCGATCGGGTAATACTAAAATATTACTTGATGATCGTAAATTAAGGAACAAGTATAAAATAATCCCCGTTGATTATTGGCAATGGTCGAAGGACCCCAATGAGTACCAAACAGTGAGTTCTTATAAGAGTGCATTGGAAACTGAACAAGAGGATAGATTGGTATCAAATGATGCTGTTATACCGAATGCAAGTAAGTATATCTTAGAAATACATTGTGATGCATATCAGAGAGATGATGAATATTATGATGGTGTTTCTGAATTGATTCATTATTGTAATAAACGTGATATTCCATTGTATCTATATAAAAATAAAGAAGATTTCCTAAACCAAAAGAACCCCATTAAAAATGTATCTTCTGATTTCGAAGAGGGTGATGGTGAATCCAAAACTACTTGGGTACCTAAGTATGATCAAATTAAATTGGCATCATTTTTATCTTTTAACGATGAAAAGAACTATGATAGGATTGTTAAATTTATGAATAGTGATAAGTTGAAGAAAGAATTGGACGAAACATTGGGGAAAGAAACACACAATCATTATCGATTGGGTTCACCATATGAACACGAGGCGGTGTATGTTATTTCTAATATGGTACATAACATCCGTTCTAAGCCGGACAAAATGTCAAGGTTTCTTCTGAAAATGTTGAGTGATGATATGAGAAAACATAAGTCAGATACCTTGGAAGATTATTTTAAAAAGAAACAATGGGTAGGTAAAAAAACCAAAGGGGATATAAAGAAAGAGTTTTACCGGGACATCGAAAGGATAATTGATAATGAGGTGTGGGAGATGTATAAGAATAATTACCATGACTATGTTGAAATAGATGGTGAGTATTATAATAATGCATATGTCTCAAAAGAGATAAAAGAGGTTGTTGAAAGTTATTTGGAAAAATTGAAAGGAATTTATAAAATGATTATTTTCAGTAATGAGAATGATATTTTAGAATACTCTTTCTATATGGGTACTGATTATATAAAACCCCATTTCGACTTGAATGAGGTTAAATTGTCTGATAAAGTAAATGTAACCGATATGTCATATAAATATGAGGATGGCTACATTGATAAATATATGAAAGAGATTTTTGAAAATGTAATACGGACTGTTGATTATGATTATTATGAAATCTCCAATAAGTATAAGGAAGAGTATAAGAAACAGTTCTATGGTTAGTCTGGCTCTGGACCCTTTTCAGGAACTGTGAGTTCCACTACTGTTACTTCTTCACCACGGTTTCTCCAACTTGACCCATTGGTTAAATATGATTTTCTTGATGAAACATCAAAATCCGTCATTTCCATGAATTCACCAAAGTGTCCAATTGCTCCAATAAGCATATCATCTTGGTATTTATTAAGCAATTCTTTCATTTTCCCAACTGTTAGGTACTTATCTTTTGCTTTCGGTGATGTATTTTCGGTGAATTTTTTGATTTTTGTCATTTTGACTCTTTTTTTTGTATATTATATATTTAATCAAAAATCTGAGTATTCTCTGTGAGTTCTCATATATTCTTTACCTGAGTCATCCAATTTACTATACCTTTCTTGAACTTCGTCTGCACAGAATGCATCTTCTTCCCGGATGTCTCTGGTTGTTTTGGTTTTCTGTGGCTTGACTGTAGTCACTTTATCATCTGGGAAAAGTGCTTCAAATTGATTTTCTTCGGAACGTAAGTGTTTTATTTCAACATCATATAATGTTCGTTTTGTGAATCCATTACATGTGTGAGTTTCCTCTTTATACACGTTACGAACTGCTTCTATGTTTTTTGCCATAACCACAACTGTATGAACATTCTCTTCGATTACAACACGGAATGCTATTTTCCCATCGATATCATAATAATCTGATGGGTATTTTTTTACTCTTGCTAATTCGTTCTTGTAAGTTACTTCGTAAATTTCCATTTGTGAGTGTTTGTTTGTACAAATATACAAAAATAATTTAATATTATTTATTGTCTAAGATATTTTGTAATTTAATACTTCTTTTATCTTGTTCAGATAGGGTATAATTATTCAATAGGTCCACATCCATATTAGAGAGTAATGTACTTCCATTATATAATAACCCATTATACATTTCCATAATTACCCATAATTGTTCCTTAAATCCATTATCATCTGTTCGGTTATACTCATCTATATGGTTTATTGCTTCATTATAGGGTTTCCTATACCTATTTGCAAATGTTTCATAGATTTTTATCCAACCTTCTTTACTTGGGTATATGATAACATTTTCGCTTAGGTTTATTTTCATTGCATATTTATTATATGAACAAATATACGGAATGAAATTTAGTTACCCAATATTTTCTTTGCCGTGAAAATAACTATCCATATAGTATGCTATTTATTGTATCATTTCTGAGTAGTCCTTTAGCATTGAAATATTCACATAATTCTGAAAGGTTATAACTGACTATTGTTCCGTTATCAATAATAATCGACCACTTTGGTTCAAATAAGAAAACACAGCTTTTTGTTCCATGTGCCCAACCATTTCTGTTATCCTCTGGAGTAGTTATATCATGAATGGTATAAGTTTTGCCTTTAGATATACCATCATTTATATCAGTGATATGATCACTTTTTATACAGATTATTTGCTGTCCTATTTTTGGAACTAATTCATTCTTCATTGCTATGGTTCTTCGTTTTTAATTATATCAATCAGTTACATATTTAGCTTTTGTAACTAGACCCATAACAATTTCTTCAATTTCTCTAGAAACACCCCCACTTTCCCATGGTGTATCATTTATATCCACAGTCACTCTGCCTAAGTTATCAATTTTGATAGTATTGTTTTTATATTCCTGATTACTATCCCATGCAGTGAAAATAATCGTTATCCACGTATCAGTCCAATTACTTTCTGTTCTGGATGTATCAACCTTAGTGATTTCTATATTATCCATATTGTATAACTCATCGTATAATTCATGATCAACTTTATTGGTCATTATATCATGTATGAGTTTAACATCTATTGGGAATCCAAGTTCTGTATAAGTTCTCATCACTCTTGATGGTTTTTGATACTCAAATGCATATTCAATTCCCGCCTCAAAAATAGATTGTAGATCGTGTGTATCCGGTTCATAGTTCTCTACCCAAGTATCAAACTTATTGGCGATTTCTTGTCGTGTTGGCTTTTTCATATTACTGGTTTATTTATTTTTTGGAGAATCTTTTCTCTATTACCTCAATACCATTCTCATATTCAAATCCATATTCGGGATTATCCTTGAATAATACCATAAGCCATGGATTTGACAATGATGATTCTATGAATGTCATATATTTAGATATTCCCTCTTCTCGTATAACATCACTGAGTGTATATTTATCATATTTATAAGAATCGTCTTCGGGTGATAAAGAACCGAACAATAATATCATCTCATTACCATTATCGAATGTGTGTTTATAAAATTGGAAATATTTATCATCCTTATATGGACTCCATAGACTATTTATATTACTGATGTCCATTCTGAATGCGTGTATAAAAGAATTTTGATTGAAATCCCAATATTTAGTATCATTGAAATATTTATTTTGGGCGAGTTCAAATACTCTTGATGATTGTCGACCATCCCAAAAAAGAACAAGTTCTGAATCCCCTTTTAATTTTTCTCTGAATATTTTAATATCCCCTAGTGTTCCTCTTTCATGTTCTGTTAATTTATTATTAGTATGAATTGTCCAGTCGTTATAAATTTCTTCTGGTGATTTATCACTTGGGTTTTCTTTGACATATTCCACTATATCAAGCATATCATTTGGGTAATATGTTTTATTTCTCATAATATGATATTCATTATTTTTTCGAAGTCAGTAATTATATTATTCAATGTTATTGAAGTTGGGTTTTTCTTGGATGCCTCTATCCACTTATCACAGAATATATTCCAAAAGAATGTGTATATGTGATCAGTTGCCTTATCCAGTTCATAATTTTCGAAATGTTCAAGTATCCGATCCTTATGGTCTAAATATTCCGTCATAAGGCTTTCATCTTCACCTATCCACTCATTATCTATTTGCATTTTTATGAATTTCTTGGCGTTTAGAAGTTTGTTCTCAATACGCCAACCCATTTTCATCTTTGGCTCATCTAGTTTTATATCATTCCCCAAGGTTGTTGAACATGCCCACCATCTTATTCCTGATGGTTTGTGTCTATCGATATATGGTCTTGGATCAGTGGCATTTCCAGATGACTTGGAGAACTTATCTCCCTTACCATCAAGTGTATGTCCTGTTATCATAAGTGTCTTCCAAGGTATTTGATTGTTTAAAAAATATGACATTGCAATCGTATAGAAAGCCCATGTTCGAATAATATCATGTCCTTGGTATCTCATATCAAATATAGGGATATCTAGGCTAGTATCACCCGTATATGAGTTCCAAGCCAGTTGTGGCGATAGGGAAGAGATGAACCAAGTGTCAAATGTCATTCTTTCTTCACCTGGTATCGGAATACCATAATACCGTTCTCTTGATATGGACCAATCCCATTCAATGTTATCTGCCCAATTTAGTGCATTCTGTTTAAACCTCTCAGGCTTCCAATCTATTTCCTCTATTTTTTCCTTTATCTGTGGAATATGGTTCTTGATGTCTATGAACCAGCCCCACCCCGTCTTTATCTCTGGAAATTCACCACTACGTTCTATTCTACCATCATCACCCAGTTCAGATTGTGATATGGAACATTTTTGTTTAGGACACCACATGAATTCAGTTTCCTTTTTATAGATTATACCCTTTGACTTCAGTAACTCGAATGCCTTATATGCAATATCTATGGATGATTCAGAAAATGTGTGGTACTCGGTATTTCCGAACTCTATACCTGCATTATTGAATGTGTCTATGTACTCATTAGAACGTTCGATTGAGAAGTTGAGTATGTTGTCATGACCTTTAATCTTTCGATTGTTTGCCAATTTATATGTAGGTAACCCATTGTTATCGAAGCACCAAGGATATATCAGTTCATCGCCTTTGTATCTATGGTATCGGGCGATAATATCTGCCTGTGTATAAGAGAACAGATGTCCTATGTGCAATTTACCTGAAATTGTTGCAGGTGGAGTATCTATTAAATATTTTTTAGTTTTCATAATTTTTGATTTTAATTTTTTGTAAACGGAGAATCCCAACACCTGTTTCAGATGTTGGGATTCACTTGGGATATAATGAATTAGTTATCTACACCAACATCTTGACGATATCAGTGACGACCACTAAGTTATTTTCAGATTTATTATTCATTACTCTTTATATATCAAGAAGTTCTTTTAGTTTTCTATTTCGGTCATAATGTTTGAGTTGTTTATATAATTCTTCTCGGTATTTCCTACTAGACCCATATATATGCTTACTTTTCATGTTTTGTCTAAGAGTTTTCATTAATTTCTCTAGGGTGAATGTGTGACTTTCGAATTTAAATAATGTTGTTTTGCTTTCTTTATGAATAATGATTAGCCATTTTTTGGTATGTGTATTATGTAAATGGAAATGGAAACTATCAGTTACTAATTCATTTAGTTTTTGAACATCCTTTTCAGTCATTTAACAAAGATAATAAATTAATCTTTTCCTATATGTAGTACTCTTTTGAAATTTTTCATGAACTCATTGAAGTCCTTCTTGTGTATTTTACGTGTATCGTCTATACCACTTACAATCTTACCGCGAATCTTATAATGGGTTGGTGTATCATCAACTATTGTGAAACTATTGAATTTTCTACCCATTCCAGCAACTCCTGGTCCAATTGGTGATATTCTTTCATATTTATCACCTATGTCATAAATTGGTCCATAATGTTCATTGAATGTGCTTAAGTGTTTCATAATTCTAAATAGGTTTATATATATATATATATTAGAAATTCAGTCAGATAAAACGTTCTTTGAGATAACATTGATCTGTGATGGGTTGAACACTACAATAATGTCATATGTATTTGGGTATTCATAATAATTTGTTGTACCGCCTTTGACTATTACAGAATCATATCCATCAGTTTTTAACTTTTCTTTAAAATTTTCACCACCACTTTCAGTATTGATTATATCAAAATAAACTTGTATTGGGTCTTCCCAATTAATAAAATCTTCTTTTGACATATAGTCTAAGTAATTATCGTTAAGTATCCAAGGTTTCTTTATATTGAGATTGGCAGATACTACCCTACCTGTTCCAGATAGTTCCTCATACTTCTCGGTATCGAGATCATATTCTGTTCGACCGGCAAACCATTTTGCCATAGTTAGATTATCAGTGAAAAATGTTCCGAGACCTTGATCAGGTGCTTTATTTCCATAGGTTTTTGTAGTAACTCTGTTCCCCAATGTGAAATTGTCAAACGGTTCTGTAGTTCCGTGGTAGTATATTTCATTCTTATCGAAGTCGAAGTTAGACCGATAGCCACTGATTTCATTGAATTTCTTTAGGTGTTTCATATTAGTATATTAGTTTAATAATCCGGCAGTTATGTACATACCACCCATATCTGCAACAATTTCTCTTCTCTTCAACCAATCATCGATGTTCTTTAATGATTTAAGTTGCATACCCCATATATAATCGAACTGGTTTCCCAAATTCTCATACGGATATTGTATAAGTTTCTTACCAAGTCCTTTCCCTTTATATTCTTCATCTATTCCAAGTGCAACACCCTGAACTGCCTTACCTGAGAATTTATCATTTGAGAATGGTAATCCTTCTTTGTTAAATATGTAGAACCCAATTATTCGATCACTATCCACCATCTTAACTGATATACTCCAATCTGCATTTGAGCCGATATATAACTTATTATCCATTCCGGAATCCCAAAAAACTTTATCAGCCAATTCAAGAACATCATCTATATCTTCTTTTCCAATAAGGGAAATTGGATATTTCTCTTTCTTATTAAAGAAATTAAATCTTTCCAATTGGGGTAATGTCCTTGGTACATAAAACCCATCATAATTTCTTGGTTCCCATATATCTAATATCTCTTGGTCATTGTACTGTATTTCACCCAACCAAGGGTCCATAACATCCCACATAGAACCGTCATAATGATATACAAGTATCCAATGTGGTATTCCTTTGGTTAAAGTTCTCATAAGGAATAGTTCGTTGCCTAATCTTGATTTGAGATCAGTTATAGAATCCTCTCCAATGACTGTATTTTGTTCGTGTGGTATGTTAGCATATTCTAATCCAACTTTTAACTTCTTATCTGTTGTACCAGTTTTATTGTCTGTGCCACATATACGTATAAGTTCTTCTATTGATGTGTCTGGACATATTCCATAAAAATTCAATAACATTTTGAGAACAGTGTTCCCACAAGATATACCACATGGTTGGTATAAATGTTCAATTCTACTTTCAAAAAAGCTCTTTAAATGTTTCATATTTAATATATATTAAATGGAACACTTGAAAACTTGGAGAATATTTGAATCCGAAAGATTATCAGACGATATGTTGAATAACATTCTTGATAAAATAAAGGATAGGGGTCTTTCTGAATCAGTTGGTAAGAAACATAAGATATTTAATTTAGCATCATATGGAGTGGGTAATTATTGTGAGGCCATATATGAATATTATTATCGTGTATGGAAAGAACACGAAAATGACCTGAGATTTGATTCTTCAACATGGAATTATGATGATTTTTTGGAATTCGTTAGGAGAAAGGACCATAGGTTGGCTCTTGTCATAATGATAATGAATTATATTGGTCAGGTTAATAATGGGGGGCACTCACAATATTACTTCAATGGTTATGCATCAAGTGGTGGGAGGAGTTTTAGTAGTAGCCATGAGGATATACAACTTCATTTGGACATGATGGAATATATGGAAGAATCCGGGTTAATGGATGTTTATCAAATTAGTAAGATGGTTTGGGATGTAATGAAGGAGTTTAGTAGAGAATTAGAGGATTATAATGTGATATGTGATATGTGTCACGGTGCAGGTGAAGAAGAAGAAGTGTGTAGTGATTGTAATGGGGAGGGGGAAGATGGTTATGGTGATACTTGTTATGAATGTGGTGGTTCCGGTGAAGTATACACAGCATGTGAATACTGTGATGGTGGAGAAACATTATTCCCCGATTTGGATTACCTTGATAGTAAATTTGCCAAATTAGATGAACCTTTTATGAAGGTTTGTAATAAGTTTTATAAGAAGGTGATTGATGAAAATTTTCGTTAAAAAATATAATATATAGGTTATGGAAAATATTAAAACGTATGAAGAGTTTGACTTTGATATGTTCAAACACAAAGTTAAAGATAAGTTAAATAAGTTTATGGATAGGAGAGATGCTATGAAGTTATTGAAAAGGGCCATTAAGGACAAGGAGAAAGGTAGTGATACGAGAGAGGTAGAAAAAAATGATGAAATAAAAACTGAATCAAACAAGTTAAGACAGTCTATATCCAAGATGCAAGAAAAGCACTCCTCACAGCATGATGTTTATTTATTCCATGGGTGGTTGGGTAATAAGGGTGTGTTGTCCAAGAATATTAAAATATTGGCAGTTGATAGTACTTTTGGACCGGATATTGAAATTTGGGCAGGTTACACTGACGATAGGTTAGAAAAATTAGAATTGGATATCGATGAGGCTAAAATACTTGATTGGATTAAACTTAGATACGAATCCGAAAAAAAGCCTATAAGCAAAGAAAGGAAGTTTTTAAATGAGTTTAAATGATCATTTAAGAAGAATTTCTTTTTTTTTAATGGTATCCAAATTCCGTTATTGGTGTTTATAATCAAATTTATCCAATAATATCTCCATTTTATGATTTCTGAACTCTTTGAGAACAAGTCTCCAAAGTTCTTTTGAGTACATTCCATATCCACTTGACCATTCATTTGATCCAAGGTCATATGGTTGTGTTCTAAGAATTTCTGAAATTTGTTTAGGATTTGCCCATTCTTTTTCTAATAGAACATCTTGTTCTTTTAATTGTTCCGTGTTAATATTGCATACATCTCCATTACTTTGGTTAAAATACAAATATCCATCTTGAGTTATTAGAGTATAACCAACAACGAATCGCTCACGTGAATCTATAAATGAGTCTGAAATTGTTCTATCACTATAGAAATATTTTAATATTCTATATTGTGGATAATCAATCATTGGTTTTAGGTTTCCTCAGTAAATTCTTTATATAAGTTTCTTTCTTTGATAAGTTCAATGATTTCATCTGTACAATCTGCAGTACCATCAGTATATGCCATTTGAAGTGCATTGAATACGTGTTTTACATCATTATTAACTGCCCATTCTTGTGTGATGTCAGTAATATCTTTGAAGTTCTTATCCAACTCTTCGTTTTGCATTTTAGATATCATCTGTCTGAATTCGTTTTCTAGTTCAACTGCCTCTGTTTGCAATTCATTGAATCTTTCCTTTTTTGACTGAGTACTCTTGTCGTCTAATATCAATTGTGATGATTTGACAAGTCCTTCCATTTCATTTCTGATACTATCAACTCTATCAGTGAATTTCTTTTTCTCCTCATTGATCAAATCCATAGACTCGTGATATGGTTTGAAGTTTTTAAGAAGTGTTTCGGTGTTTACTATTCTAAAATCCATAATTTTATATCTTTTTTATAATTGTTATACTAATTATTCAAACTTATGTTGTGGTAAATATTCACCAAGTCTATCAATAAAGTTGTGTGATTTGTAAAATTTTGCATCATCATTAGGTCCAATGTATAGTAGATAGCCGCCAGCAACATCAAATCCCCACTCTTTCAAAATGTATGCATATAATGATACTTGTATGGAATATTCATTGTGATGATTCTCATAGTGATCATCAAATGGAGGTAACAACATATTCCATCTATTATCTTCATCCGTTGTAAATTTTTTATTGGTCTTATAATCAACAATGACAATTTTCCCCTTGTAGAGAAACAGTGAATCAATAGTTCCTGCAATTGGGTATTTCTTGGAAAATACCCGGGTTTCCATTTTTATCGGTTCTAATTTGGAAAGGTGTGTTGGGTATATCTTATTGAATTTGTTGATTCGGTCGATTATATCTAAATTGGTTGGTAGTTCTTGATATACTCGGTTAAAGTAATTCTCTATCCATTCATGTGTAGCAGATCCTACTATATTTGCATAGTCATTCAGTTCTTGCCATTCATCAAGTACTACTTGTTGCTCAACACCACGTTCATCTGCTTTCCTTTTCGACCAATAATTTTGATCGAATGGTTTATGGAATTTTTCAAGGAATTGAGTTGCTGATATATACCTCTCACCTTTGTAGTGATACATATGTTTCTCCTCATTAAATGTGAATTGTGGGTCATTGAATACCTCTAATTTCTTTTTTACTTCGTCAATGTTCATAATTTTTATACATTTTTTCAGGTGGAATGTTTAATATATAACCATATGAAACATTTAAAGAAATTCAATGAGTCATCTGATGACAAAATAAGAAGTGAAATGTGGGAACATATTTTCAAGAAACAGTTAGGAAGTGGAAGGTATTGGGAAGAGTTATATGGTGAAGATTTCCGTAAGAAAAAGTTTATAGAACGGAGTGATGCAACTACAATATGCAAAACTGCACAAAGGGATGTTTATCAGAATGTGGTTAATATACTTGAAGCAAATAATGTTGATCAATCAGTTATTGATGAGGTTAAGGCTGAACAAGAATATTATGAGGATAAAGATAATAGTGCATTGGGTATGTGATGAAATATCTTGATAATTATATATCGTTCAGTGAAGGTGTAATAAAACCACTTAATTTCGATAAACTTTTACAGAGTTTGAAAAATGAGAAGTTTGATGGCATTTCTTCGTTAAATAAAATGTCAAGGGAGTATAAAGTAGAATTTGCTGATTTTGACACGTTTCATGATTCCCTTGGTACTGAAATTGAGAAAGAAATGGCACCACGTGAGTTAGAATTGTTTGCTGGAATAAAATTCGCACTTTATAATAAGTATAAAGATATGATAATGATTGTTGTTATTGAAGACAAGTTCATAAAATCATTATCTGATAAAGAAATGGTTAGAAATATATGCACCTTTTTAAATGAGGTTCTTAGACATGAATCTATACATCTACAACAAGTTAGTAGAATGGGTAATTCAGATTTATATTTGTTAGATTCATCACCAACGCATAATCCTAAAAAATATTGGAATGATAAAAAGGAATTGATGGCCTATGCACAATCATTGATTGATCAGTTAGTTGAGCAAGGTAAAAGTAAGGATGATATTTTACAGTTATTGAATAATCCCAAGGATATAAAATCTTGGGTTTGGGATGTTTATAAGAAAGTTCTTAATGCCAAACAAATGAAACGATTTAAGAAATACCTTTGGGGATATTGGGATGCTATGGGAGATTAATTGCAAACTATCATGTCAATTATCCTTTTCTTTAAAATCCCCATCTGCATCACAATGTGGTGGTGGGTATCCATGTTTTCTGATTGTCCAGTGTCTTAGAATCCTATTTATTATAAATCCTATTAATTTGGCGGGAACTCCAATGAATATCGTTATCATTAACCAATATCCAATGAAGTTGAAAACCCCGCCACTGACACTTTCTGCTATTATTTGGTGTATTATTTCCACAATACTTATACTGCTAAAAGATCACCCAATAATTCATTTCTCACAGCCCACTGTGTAATTCCAAGAATTCTTTCTGTTTCTGTTTTAACAATGTGTGAGTCCAAGTGTGAATACAATTTCATATAAACTTGGAATACCATGAATGCATCCATATAGAAATCTTTATTTGGGTCGACATCTCCTGCATATTGTGACCGTTTTCTGAGGAGTGAATAATTTTCACCGGTCATTGTTACAGATTTATCCTCTCGGAGTGCCCACAGAAGATGTTCTTTGAGTTTATCAAATTTAAGGTGATTTGTTTTTACACTACCATCACCGACCATGACCTTACGTAGTTTTGAGAATGCAACCTTGTGTCCCACTAATTTCTGAATTGCTTCAATCTGCTCGTCAAATGTTTCAACATTGATGTCTTTTGTTGCTTCCTCGGCTGCATCTGTGATTCCTCGGTAATGCTTTTTGGAGAGTCCGAGGTTTTGTGTTGTACTCACCATGTAGAAGTTACTTCCTTTTGAGTAAAGTCCTGAATTGAATTGAAGTCTTCTTGAACGATCAGATGAGTTGATGATGAAAAACGTTTTGTGGAATTCCATACCATTGATCTCGATAGTATCACTGATCAGTTTCAATTGTTGGATTCCTTTTGTTACACTAAAATAAAACTCTTTGATTTCAAAGTTTTTCTCAATAAGGTCAAGTTTTTCTTGGATATACTTCTTGATATCAAAGACCTCATACTTATTGGAAACATCTGAAATTGCAGTTACTCTTCCGTCATATTTAGTAATGACTTGGTTTTCCTCACGGATAATTTCAATCTTGTTGATTCGATCAAGAAGATTTTGTTTGTTGTAAGGTTGGAAATTTGGTGTTCTTCTGTAATAACTCAATTTTGTGTGTGTTTTTGATTTGTTGTACAAAGATACATATAACTTTTGGATTAACAATAGGCTTTTTCAAAATAATATATAGATAAAAGAATTTCATTGAATGTCATTAGGAACACCATCAACTGGAACAGGATCGAATTGGTACTCGGAATATGAGGACGATTTTACTCAGTTATTACAAAGGTTACAAGATAACACCGGTAATTTAATTGATGCAAAAGATGTTCGTGATATGGCATGGACATTACATAACCGTGTTCTTGAAATAGGATCACAGTCTGTTGCAACTGCAAGTGGTGTAACTTTTTCTTCATTGAGAAGGACAACGTATGAGGTTGGTGGTGTTCCAAGGGGAATAACATTATCCGATTTGACACCATATCAACTGTTTGGTCAAATGTTAGAATCATACAGAGAACCATTGATAGATGGGTTTGATGCTGTTATTGATGAGTATCAATTTGGTCAATTAGCACCTATACAATCTTTATCATATCAGATAACACCCGGGTACTCTCCATTATTTTCCATATCATTCAATGGTCCTACCGGATTGTTAGGTACAGTGGTACCGACCGGTAGTTACCCGGAAGTAGGTACTCAAAGTGGTATTTCGCCTACATTCTCATCAACTCCAGCAGTTACAGAATTGAATATATTTACAATGAGTGTTGTTACTGGTGATGGTATGACTTTTAGTGCAACATCCTCTGCTATTTATAAACACAAGGTTTATTATGGTCCGATTGACCTCACACCTATTGGGGGATATACACCAAGTCTTCCATCATCAGTTACTACTACAAGAGCATATATAACAGATACACGTATAAAGGGTCTTACGGTAAGTTCATTACAGAACGGGTTTGATTTTGAGACTCATATGAGTTTTGGGACTGGTTCTTATTTCGTATATGCTCACCCAAGTGTTTATGGTAACCTACCAAATGATGGATTCTATGTTGGTAACATGTTTTCAAATGATTTCACCAAGATAAAGGATGGTTATACATTTTCAAATGATTTTTCTTACCAAGTACCATATGATATATGGATATCTAATTCAGCATATAATAGTGTGGATATAACAATAAGGCATGATGGGTGATGGAAATTTTAAAGTATAAAGAACATATAAATGAAGAGTATTCCAAGAATGACCCAATTCCAGAATTCAGAGAAAATTCTAAATTGGGAATAATATTGACCGGAGCACCCGGTGCTGGGAAATCAACATTTGCTATGAATGAGATAAAGAGAAAGATGAAAAATGTTAAAATTTTTTCAACAGATGATGTTTCACGTACTTTATTAGGTGGTTCGAGTGAGGAATATGTTTCGGGTTCGTCTGAATTGAATATTAAAAGATTATTTGCCTTTATGGAGTCTGGACAAAACTTTGTATATGATACAACAGCAACCAATGATAGAGTACTTTTGAGGGTGAAGGAGGAATCTAAGAAATATGGATATAAACTAATGTTTGTACATATTATTGTTGATCTCGAAACTGCGAAAAAACAAAATAAAGAACGTTCGGAAAAAGGTGGTCATAATGTAGATGATGGATTCATTGAGATGGTTTATAAAAGACAATTTCATAATATGAAAATATTCAATGATCTATTGAAACCTGATGCATATTATGTTGCAATGAACATGAGACGTAAGTGGAAATATTTTAAATTACGCAGCAACCGGCTGCACAAAAGGAAAGTTGATAAATATGTTCCAGTTTCGAACTAAGATTCTAAAAATAGTTCGTATTTTTCTTCATCGTTCAAATTTATTTGTAGTGTTTCCTCTTTGTGTCCTGTTTTGAAATTAACAATGACAAGATTCATTACTCCCACATCCATATCTGAATCACCAAGTATGTCATCTAATAGAACATTTCTCACATCGACCTTTGGCATTTTTGGACCAACATCAATATCCAATTCTATGTTTATATTAAGTCTTTTGTCAATGAACGAACGGACTAAGTTGGAATATGTCACTTCATTTTTTCTTTGGTTCTTATATAGAAATAGAGAAAATATAACAAGTCGTTTGATATAGTTGTGTCTAAGTAATTGAAAATCTAACTTCATATTACATATATTAAATTTTTTGTTGTATATTTACATCATATGTATGATTCAGATAAGATCAGAGATGTTGTTGAGGTGTTAGCAATTGTTACCGGTACTAAATTCTATATGAACTGGTTACTTGTGACAAATGGGCAATCAAAGAACCCTATCATACGTTTTATTGCAAGTGGGTTATCGGCTTTAAAAAGTGTTAAAATTAGAAAGGCGAGTGCAGTACGAATATTCACTATACATATTATTGGTTTTCTTACTTATATAATTATACCCTTATCTATAATTGGGCACATACCTCCAATGTGGTGGTTATTTAACCTATTTGTGAATGTTTATCCATGTTTTGTTCAATTATATGTAGGTTATCGTTGTCATAGGGTAATTCAACATAGAAAGTCAATTAGAAAGTAGTTTATTGAGTTTCAATTCCCTAATTTCCGTCTTGGTCAATGCTAAAATAATATCGAATGTTTCATTGCAATTGATGCATAGGTAATCATGTATTAATATAGCACCACCACTTGTTATGGATGTTAAATTATTCGCAAAGCAGTGAGGGCAATAGTAATACTCCGTTCTAAGTTTCTCAATTTTATCCTTAAATATCTTTTCGTCATATATTCGTGAATTGCACATGTGTTTTATATGATAAATTTAATAAATGGTTTAGGGAGAGGAGAAATACATATATATACAAGTAAATAAAAGTCTGAATTATGCACGATAAGTTAATGAATATCCGAATCCCTAAGAAATTACATAAAGATTATAAAGATTTCTGTGAAGAAAATAGTTTTACTATGTCTAAGAGAATCCGAAAGCTTATGGAGAATGATATAGAGAAGTGGAAAAAGATAAAGGCAGAGAGGCTTCTTAAATAAGAGTCTCTACTAACTTACTATCCAAGTTTTTCTCCACATAATCGACAAACCGATCACGGTACTCATTGAGAGTTTCCAGGTCGGTTTGTTTGGTTTCTCCCCTAACTAACATATTTCCCAGATCGGGATAGTTTTTCATTATCTCGGTTTTGGTATAAGATTCAGATTCTTTATCATCCACCATAGAGAATACTTGTCCAAATTGGAAAGCAAGTACTTTGTATATGTCTTCTTTCTTTTCTTTTTTACCGGGGAATTCGGTCATTTTGGTAAAATCTATCTTTTTAATGACATTGGTTCTATCCGATATGTTTCCACGTAGTGCCTTCTTAATATCACTTCTGAGTTCTGTACGTGAATAAAAGGAAATGATGAATCTTGCAACTCTTACCAATTTTTCATCCAAGTCCCGTTCAACTGGATTTTTAATGGGGTTGGGGAAATATTGTGTGTGGTTATCATATGTATAATACAACACATTTGATAATTCGTCAACAGTTCCTTTAAAACAAGAAACCAGATCACCATCATTAAAAACACCGATGTTACAGTTTAATGGTTTGTCTGTTAGAATAAGAGATAATCTTTGATTCCAAAACTTACAGATTTTATGTGCTTTATCAATTTCCTGTGGTATTTCATCAACGGAGACCAACACATCATAATCTTGTGAGTTTTCTGACCCGAATATATAAAATGGTTTTGTAATATCCATAATACAAATATACAGATTTTAAATGGAATGGCAAGTGTTCCATATGTCAATTATCATTTAATATTTTCTTAAGTTTCTTTTCACGTTCTTTTTTGTTCTTTGTAAATTTCTCTTCTTCGAGTATTGATTTATATTCTTGGTCATTACCTATTTCTCTTTGGAGAAGTTTATCGATTGGGTGATTGAAATTATTATCTGATCTTGCCTGAATATCAACTGATAAAAAAAGTAATAGGAATATTGCCAATGTTGAACCAAAACAAATGAATCCTGTTAAGTCACCATGCATTACATAGTTGTGTATCGCAATAATTAGAATAATACCATTTATGATAAAATATCTTTTGAGGTAAAAATGTTTAAATATCTTTATCCTGTGGCGGAGTTGTATTTTTGCTTTTTTGAGTTTGATCTTCATTGAATGTTTGTGCTCCTTTTCTCATTCATTATTGTATCAAGAAGTTTTCTCCTTTTGTGTTTAATTGTTAATGCCGGAAGATCCTCAATTATCCATCGTTTGAATTCGGTAGTTTGGTAATTACCATGTTTATCTTTTACAGGGTTTATGGTTAAAACAAAATCCCTCTCAAACAGTATTGGGATATCTTTATAATTTAGCGTTAAATTATTAAATGGTGTTTTTGATATATCTATATTTTCATATGTTATTTCTGGGAAATACGGCTTTAGCCAATTTGCGATTAATTCGGTTGATGTTGTATCCATCAATGTTCCCCTTACTTCTTTACTTATATTGGTGTATTCTGGCATTAAAATATATCCTTTAAGTGTTCACCTGATGAAAGAACCGTGTGATTGCAATAAGGCAGAATAAACCTTTATTACTGCTCTTGTTCCTTTCGGTCTTGGATCTTATCACGTAATTCAGCAGCCAACATATAATCCTCGGAATCGAGTGCATCTTCTAACATTCGTTCAAGGTCTTCAATCCGAACAACACTTTCACTTGGTTGATGTTCTTCTTCAACCGGTTCTCCATCATCCCCAATTTCAATCCCAGTACTATCAAGAACCTTTTCATCAACGAAAAGAGGGCAATTAAATACCTTTGATAATGTAATGGCAGCACCGGCAGTACATTCAATATCAAATGTATCAACATGATTGCTAACTACGATTTTTGCATAAAAAACACCTTCAAGAATGTTATATATCACAACTTCTCTACAAAATCCACCGAATGCATCAATAACATTATCGACAACATCTGCCATCAAAGGTCTTGGAGATTTCATATTCTCAACTTTCAATGCTATTACTTGTGCATCTGCAGAATTTACAATGATGGGTAATTTGCGTGTGCCAATATCTTCTGATAAAAGGCATACATATGTACCAACTTGACTTTGTGAATAATGTAATCCATGTACACTTACTTCTCTATTCATATTACTTATATCTTATTTTATGATTTTGTTTAATGATTGATTACAAATATAAGGATTTAATCTTTCAATAACAAGTCAGCAGCAGAAGTTGCAGCATGGCTATCCTTTTTACAGAACACTCTGTAATTAAGTCCTTTCAACCATGGAACGTAACTTAAAAAAGATTCATTGGATATATTTACTTGCTTCCTGCCTCGGTTCAATGTATATTTCTTTGGGTTATAATCCAAGTGTATATCAACCATTTTATATTCCATAGATTTTTCTTGGTCAGAAAGCACCATGTTATCGATGTATTTCTCAACATGGTGGTCTTTTATCCAAGAATTGTTACCGTCACATTCCTGTAGGTGGTATTTATATCTCTTTCTTTCATAATCTGTTATGTCTTTTCGAACATAGAAAGATGATAACTCAGAATCCAAGTACTCTGCAATCTCATATGCATATACAGACTCCTTATAAAGTCTTTCAAGGTCATCCCTTACCTTATCTACCTTTTCACGGAAAAAGACAACGTGTGCCCCTCTACGGATATCCATATCATAGAACATTATTGTACATGCGTAAATGGTTTTTCTACGTTTTTGTATGGAATCACATCCAACAGTAATTGTGAGATTGGGGTTTTCATCTATCCGTTCTCTTAAATACTCTATAATGTCCGGGATTTTTTCACCTCCGAATTTCTTAAACATATTTTTAAACCTACTCATTTCATAACATCTATTTTTAATATGGAATCAGTTATTATATTTGGTGGTATTATTACCAAACCACCATCTTCCGTTATCATTTCGAATCCATTTTGGTTATAATAGTCTTTAGATATTTCACAAAGTCCTTTATATTCATCGGGTGTTACTTCTAAGGTATCACCTATGAATTCCCCAAGTTCTGATATGACACGAATTCTGATTCTCATTATCTTTATACGAAAAAAGAGGGGCTTTGTTTTACCAAAGCCCCTCTCAACAGTATCACAGTATTATATGTCTATACAACATACACTTATTTGTTGTTAATACTGTGGATTGTCTGAAGTGTATCTCTGAAATTCAAAAGAAATTTCTTCAGTTTATCACTTGTCACTTCGTAATTGGTATCTACTAGGTGAAGAAGGTATGCAGTCAATTCATCATCATCCACAGTCTTCAAGAAAGCTACGCAGTTTTTCATCTGCTTATCAGTAAGTTCTGTTACCTCCATCTCTTTAAGAGATTGAATTAGTTCAGACTTCTTGTCACGGTTGTACTGCTCAAGATCGTTTTTAACTTTCTTGTAGTTGTTCAATACATCCATGATGCTGATACGCAACATATCCTCACAGTATTGGATGTACTTCACCGCAGTTGCACCGATATAAGAACCGGCTTGTTGTTTCAATGCAGGAAGGAAATCCTTCGCAGTTGCATTGATGCCGTAGTTCTTCACAATAAACTCACTCATCATTGTCCATGAACGTGGTGATGCGTATGCATTGAATTTGTCATCCTGGTTTGGATCAACATAAAGTTTCTCCGGGTGAGAGTTCAGATATCCAACGATTGTTGGGTGAACATTCTCCTTTGCGAAGTTTTCCATCCACTCATCTACACTCAATGTGTGTTGAACGTGGATAAGACGACCGTTCAATGCTGAGTCAAATTCCTCGACATCAGTACCATCTTCGTCACCAAGGTTACCTGAAGCCATCATCAATACATTGTCATTGAATTTGAAATTCGTACCGATTTCTCTTTCAAGAAGGATTTGAAGTGCTGCATTACGAACCTGTTGGGTTGCACGGTTCAACTCCTCGAAGTGGATGATGGTTGGTTGCTTGTTGGATTCAACTGCCCAACGTGGAACAACGTGATCAAGAACTTTAGAACCATCAACTTCACTCACATTTGGGAAAAGACCGACATCAGTCTCATCAACCATTGAAAGGCGAAGGTCCATGTAACGGAATCCCATCTTCTCAGCAATGGAACGGGCAATTGCTGATTTAGCAACACCTGGTTTTGCTGTGATGAAGAGAACACCATACTTTGGCCACATTGAACGGAAGTAGGCTTCCTCTTTCTTTGTGAGGTTTTTCATTCGTGGAGAGAACTCTTGGTTAGAGATCATTCCACTTTCGGATTTTGCCTCTCGGTCTTTAATCCGTTGCACATTTTTTTCTTTTTCTTCTGACATTTTACTGTTGTTTATGATTAATAATTGATTTACGATTACAAAGATATGCATTTCTTTTTGATACAAACAAATATTGTGTGAACTTTTTTTGAAATTTTTTGAAATTTATTCCAATTTAAGTTCAAATGTGGTATTTATTTAGTCAAAAAATAATTTTGGAGTGTATAAATGTGTGTTACCAGAATATATAAGATCATACTTTTCATTGTCTATATCCTCGTTACTGTCTCCAATTGTCCAATATGGATTTTTTCTTGGGTTATATTTCAATTCCATTGTTTCCATATCCATTGGGTGATTTTTTCGAATAACATTAACAGATTCGCATTCTATCCATGCACAAACTGTTTTATGTGAGCCCTCGAATATCTTATTGGCTGTATTTTTATTATTTTTGAGTTGGCATTTAGACATTACCAATGTTACTTCCATTGGATCGAAGTGGGTTGGTTTGTTGTCTTTATCCCGTACTTGCCATTTCCGAAAGTTAGAACCTCTTCCTAAATTGAATCTCACTTTATACATACATTTATATATGTAATATGGATTGGTAAGTTTGAAAAAAGGGATTCATATAATAATATATAGTGTATGAATAATATTAAAACTTTCGACCAAGTAAATGAGGAAATGTTCGGCATTGGAAGAAGTGCCAATAAGAATAAGGATCTGGTGAATGAAATAACTTCAATGCTCCATGATGTAAAACCGGATGTCTATCGTGATGAAAATGTCATGAAAATAACCATTGAAGTTTTATCTGGACGGGTTGATATAGAAGCCCCTATTGAAATTATTAAAGCCAAAGACCTTGTTGTTAAGAAAGATGGTGAAGTTGTTGAACTTGCACTTGACCAAAAGAATAGAATTCAACAGGCATTGAAGAATTTATTACCATTATCTAAACCTAAGGTGATGGATAAAATAATGGATAGTGTTGATAACAATTTTGATATTGTAAAGTTTTCAAATTTCAAGTAAAGAATCAATAATCATAATAGTATCCGCCCATTTCATCTCCATCTTCAAAATCTGATGATGGTAAAACATTCTTTTCATCTAAATATTCGATAAGTAATCTTTCATCAAATTCTGATAGGTCAGAATCCTCAATATGGAATGACCATTGATCGATCATTTCCCATTGTATTTTCCCCTCGTACCTTAGATCTTCAAGGTAATCTGTTACTTCACTTTCATCTGAACATTCGACAAATGAATAATATCGGTATAATTTCATTTCATCAATTTTTTTCTTTCAGGAAACCGATAACATCTGTAAGTGGCATTCGTTTTAGGTTTTTTTCATCTTTATAACGATTGGTAACCCATAGAACATCACCCTTTCCCAGATCAACAAGACTTATTCTCAATACAGTATCATCAACCTTAACAATTAGATCTTCGTCTGATATTGATATAGGTATTATATCTTTATCGGGATTCTCCTTCCAATTATCTATTTGTTTTAAAAAGTGAAAATTCTCCCTTTCCATGAATTTTTCTCTGAAAACATCAACAAATTTGCTTTTCTTCTTCATAACCTCATTTTTTCGAATACCGAAAACATCTTTGTGTTTAAAACCGATGGTTATGTGGAAATCATGTTCTTTGAGGTCATATCTTTTTCGGATGGCATCTAATTTATCTGATTTACCTACAACGAAGTATGTAGTGTTTGTTCCATTTGTCCCCGTACCAACTCCCATGAGTTTAAGGTCATTTATTGGATATTTGAATAACTCACTTACTTGTTTTGTAAATTCGTCCATACCGATTTCTTTTGTGAGTTTATTATAATCTCGGACATTTATAACGGTCATATGATGACCTCCTCTATCACGATTCTGTTGATTTTTAACATATTCCTCATAATCATCCCCAAGGTGTTCCTTTAATTGATCAAGGAATGGTGTCAATTGCGTTTTATTGAACTTAATACCAATATAGTTCTGTCCAATAACATCTTTTACGTGTGTTAAATAGTGTATCATATAGTTATTTATTAGAAATGAAAGTCTTAAAATCGTCTATACTACGTTTTCTTATCTCTTTTCCGAATTCCGGACCGGGTTTAAACCCTTGTTTCTTCAATTCGTCACTCCAATTCTTTGGTTTATATTGAAGAAATTTCTTATGTAGGTTACCAAGATTTTCAACTCGTATCCATTCAAGTATATCCGATTCCTTGATATTTTCCACATCAAGATTTTTCTTTTTCAATTTTTTCTGAACTTCAATGGCATTTTCTTCAGTCATATTGTTGAATTCAATTAAAAATTCGATGGTGTCGGCTGTACCACCATCTATCTTATATTTACTTATCAGTTTATTCGCCAATCCATTTGGATTCTCATTTCTGAAAAGATTGGCGAGGCATACTCTGAAACTATCGGTTTCAATCAAATTCTCATTTATATTTGCACCTGGAAAGACCTCTGACCACATATTGAATTCATTGAAGAATTGTAAATAATAGTTATAGTCAGGTGATTGTTTCCATGCCTTTTGCATTTCTTCATAAATACGTTCGGAAGATATTCTTTTCAATTCCCCTGTATCTGGATCGATGTTCTCTAAATTATTTCTCTTTTCAAATGCCTCGATTGAACGTTCATCCAATATGTGATTGTATCTGGATGCAAACCGGAAAGCCCTCAAAATTCTAAGGGAATCTTCTTCTATTCTTTCGAAAGGATCTCCAACCATTCGTGTTATGCCATCTTCTAAGTCCTTCATACCACCAACAAGGTCATATATCTCCTTTTTCTCAATGTGATAGAACATTGCATTATAGGTTAGGTCACGCCTTTCCACATCTTCTTCAATCGTTACACCAAGTTTTACCTTTGGGTTTCTGCCTTTGCTTATATCTTGGCGGAAGGTGGCAATTTCCATTCCTTCTGGTTGATCATCTGTGTAAACCACTACGATTCCAAAAGCTTCTCCTTGTAGTTGTGTCTTATACCCTTTAAGGATATCCAATACTTCATCTGGCATTGCATCAGTTGCAACATCATAATCTTTTGGTTCTTGACCTTTGATATAATCTCTGATTGCACCACCCACAAGGTAAAGGCTTTTCCCTGATTCACTGAATACTTTGGATATCTCCTTTATGGAATCGGGCATCATATCATATAGACCTTCTGCCTCCAAGGGAAGTTTCCCAACTGTATCTTCTTGGGCTTCATTGTATTTTTTAAAATTATGTATCATTTAATTCTTATATAATTCATTTACTGTATGGTTTTTGACCATTTCTGCAATATCTTCCATATCAAGTCCATATTCACCAAGGACATCAACTTCAGACAGTGCTTCCTCGAACTCTTGGTATTGTGGTTTTGATTTTGTGTTTTCGTTCCATGGACCAACTGGGTAATCTGTTTCTTTATTTAATATATCATATATTAGTTTTTTCAGGCTAACTGCTTCTCTGCGGCTTGTAAATTCTGAGGATATATCGGATCGTTCGTCATCATAATATAATCTTGATAGTGTCATTTTTGCAGCATCTGCATGAAACTCCATATTAACCAAACCTAATATAATGTATGGTGTGTATATGAATTTATAGATTTTCATTTCTTTTTGCAATTCAAAAATATAATCGATCATTTGTTTAGATGGTACCATATATAGTCCAAATTCTAAATATTTCTTATTGTCTCCAATACCATGAAACAGATTCGATATCTCATGTGTGCTGAATGTTATAAATGTTGTGTATTCGGGTTCTTCCATACCCCATCCATCGTAAAATGTTATTGTTGGTTTGAATTGGGGATATTTTGAATAAAGTTCTCTTGTTTCGGTTGCTCTTTCATGGATTTCTGAATGTTTTTTGTGTTCTGCATAATCAGATAATTTTTCGCCACGATTAATATGTCCCATATCTGTTAGTTTTTTACCGACTTTCTTATACACACTTGAGTGTAATTCGTTATACTTTCTTAAATGTTTTTTCATATCTCTTTATACAATTTATTTGTTGAAAATATTTTTATCTGTTCTGCAATATCTTCAATTTCAAGTCCGTAATTCGTAAGTACATCAAGTTCTACCAATGTTTCTTGAATTTCATCATACATTGGTTTTTTTGAAAGTGTATTATTCGGATATGTTGGGTAGTCTATGTCTTTATTGAATATTGAATACAATAGCTCTCTGAATTTGGCTGCATCCCTTTTTGTTTTTAATGTTATTTTACCAAAGTCCATTTCAACCGGGCAAATACTTATATCTGATAAATTCAATTTTTGATTTTCGAGATCTTTCTTAAATTCGATTGTAAAAGTGCATAAAAAGAAGTAAGATGAAAAATCATCAATGCTAAGTTCGTCTTTGTAAAAAGTTATAAGTTGTTTGTCAGTTGTTTTGTGATCAGCGTTGAAAAGTCGGTCTATCATTTCTTGGGTTGGAATAATATAAAGATTGAAGTGTAGTATCTCCGAATCATTTCCATCATCAACAGTTCCAAACTCTTCTACTGTAACATCATTCGAAAAATGTATAAAATAATCAAACTCATCCGGAATTAAATCTCCCCAAAGTTGTTTATCCCTGGTGTCATGAAATCCCTCCACATAAATTCGCAATTTTCCGTATTTGGAATAAATATTTCTAGCATATTCTGCCTTTTCCGATATTTCCGAATATCGTTTATGTTCTCCCCATTCAATAAGTTTTTTCCCGCGGCCAGAGTGACCTAGTTTAGTTAATTCTTCTCCTGCCAATTTATATTTATCACTATTCAGTTCGTTATACTTCTTTATAAATGACATATTGATACTTGGTTTTTGTTATATATTAAATGACTCATGTGGTTTTAAAAATTGTATTAATGATAGGAATTGGTTTTAATATATATTATAATGAAACACATTAAAACATATGAGGGGTTTAAGGTGAATAATATCGAACATGATGATGTTGTAGAAACCATAAAGAATCAAGGAAGGTTATATGCATCAACCGTTAAAGATTTTCCTGATGCAGATCCAGATAAATCTCTCGTCCCTGTAAGTATTGATAATGATGGTCTTATTACTGTTTTATATGATAATGAGGAACATGAGGTTTATTTACACAGTGTTGATAAAATTGAATATTAAAATCATGCAGCATATTAAAAATTATAATGAAAAGAAATCTGTTGGAGATAGTATATTATCAAGTTCCATTTTCCCTATTGAAAAAATGGATATGTTGAATTCAGAGGATTTCAAAAAATTAAATAAAATGGGTAAAGAGGTTTATTTCGTAAATAAGGATTATAAATTAGAAAAAATTAAAAGATTTTGGGAGGTAAAGACCAAGACTGCTTATTATAATAAAAGTACATTTGATACACCTGATGTTTTTAAGTACTTTTTATTCTTGAAAGGTGAACAACTTGATGATGTACAAGAGTTATTGGATAAATTATCAGAGGTGGAAAAAATATACAACAAAAAAATGAAGACTATGTTTGAATATGTCAAAGTATTGGCTAGAAAGGGAGGTGGTATAAATGAAACATCTTAAAAAATTCAATGAGGAATATGAGATACATGTTAAAGATAGGAATTTTTATCATATAAGTGATCTAAGCCTTTTAAAGTTAGATGATTATGATATTGTGCTTGGATATGGTCTTAAAATGTATGTCATTAATTATGAATATGATATAGTGGAAATTACTAAGAAAAATTTCAAGGCGGCATTGTATGGTCGATGGAATAAGGACAAAAAGCCTATAAGATACTTCCCTTATTTGATGTTTTTAAAATTTGAACATATAAAGGCTCTGAAAGGAATAGTTAGAAATCTTGGTGAATTAAAAAAGGCACAAGATGAAGAAATTGAAACCCGGTTCAAGTCAATCATATATGCAGTACAGAATAATTACCAAAGATGATCATTCCATATTTTTCAAAATATTTCCAATAATATCAACTGTCCATCCATTGCCCAACATTTTATACCTTTGTGTATCGGATATTAATTCATTCCCTTCTTCATCTTTTACTGATGTGTAATTATCAGGAACTGTTTGTAATCTTTCACATTCCACTGGTGTGAATCTTCTCCAAATCAATTTATCATTATGTTTTACCACTATACCAAGGTCATGACCTGATGCAGTTAAACAATTGGAATAATCTTTCATTGACCGACCTCTTCTTGTTTGGGAATTGGGGAATGATAGATCAAGTCCTTCATAAATACTTGCCTCTGCATAACCTTTCTTAGTTGCCTCAGGATGTATTAATTTATCACCAACTCGTTCCAATAGTGGGAACTTTTCGAGATACTTTATTTCTTTATCTGTTATTGGGTGATTCTTTTCGATAATATCTCTGAGTTCTTTTCTATCATTCTGAATAACATTGACCCCACCGGGAATATTTGTCCAATATAACCTTTTACGTGTTTGTGGTGTAAGGTGCAGTGAATCTATTTTCATTGGATATACCCCAAGAAAATCGGTTATTATTTCCTCGTGTTCCTTCTTCATTTTAACATTTTCCAAAAGAAAATATTTTGGTTTGAGTTCTTTCAGTAAACGTACATATTCGAAAAATAACTTTGACCTTGGGTCTTCGAAGTTCAATCCCTTCCCTGCCTTGGAGAATCCCTGACAAGGCGAACCACCTATCAAAAGATCTATCTTCTCATCACCGAATGTTTCTTTGGTAATATCCTTTACGTCACCGAGTTGTATGGTTTTTGGATAGTTTTTCTCAGTTACTTGGATTGCATGTTTATCAATCTCACTTGCATAATAATTCTTATATTTTATTCCTTGACGATTGAGGGCAATTTGACCACAACTCATACCATCAAATAGACTTAATACGTTCATTCCTTATCTAATCTTTTCTTTAATTTGGCTTTTTCTTCCTTTATCTCTTCCAGTGTTAATGACCTTCCACTCAATACAGAATGTTCTATAGTTCCTAGTCCCTTAACATCCTCATAACCGATTATGGTTTTGATCGGTGTTGATGAATATCCTACGGTTGGTATTAGACCTGTTTGTAATATACTTGTCATAATTTATCTCCTATGAATTCATTTTTACCCAATTCAATTCTTATGCAATTTTTCTGTTCAGAAACATCTGTTATCCATTCATCCCATTTATCTGTCAATAATTCGATGAATCCTTTGTCGTTCCCTCTGGTTTCATATCTCTCAATATACTCATCTTTGAGTTCTATATTAGGATATACAAGTAAGAACATGAGTCCGTTATCAACTAATGCCTTCCTTACCTCTTCATGACTACTTATGCATATGATATCTACAACACCAATATTTTCTTTGATGTGTTTTATATAATTTTCCGGAAAATCTTTTTTATCGAATGTACTACTGTCACTATCCAAAATTTTAAGGTTTTTGTTATTCTTAAAGAGGTGTGATTTACCTGTACCCGGAAAGGCAGATAACAATATAGTTGATTTTATTTCATTGTTATTCTTATCTTGAAATTTCTTAATATGTCTATTCATACATTATTCTATGTAAAATAATGTGAATAGTTGATACTTGTTTTAATTCATCACTATACTATCTCTATGTTTGATGGGTCTAATACCATTCTAACGGTGGATTTTATTTTGCCCCCATTATATGAATCATATACACCAATTACATCAATACAATCTATTTTGAGACAATTACCAATGGCTGCAATAACATCAGTTTGCACACCTTTGTTATTCTGAACATAAAAATTGAATTTGTTTATAAGGTCAGTTATTTCCTCCTCGGTTATACCAAATGCCATAAATCCTCTTTTAACCTTATCAACTGATATGAAACGAAACCTATCACCAGTTGCATTTATCCGAACTACCCTATTACAGTTATTGACCCTTACCTTATAAACTTTTTCAATCGCCCCTTGGTAATCAAATGCCCTCATTGGGTCAGCATATGTTCTAGCAACCGAGTAGTTATCAGTTAAGAATATAGGAGAATTATATGTCATATCAGACTTGAAATAAGATATCGTATCCAATATCCTATGATATAAATCCATATCATCATTTTCTCGTGCAGATTTCAATTTTGATTGGGCTTCCTTGTATTTTTCAATATCTTTTAGATATGTTATACTCTTAGTTCTTTTATCGAATCCATTTTTTTCGATTCCTCTACTATCCGGTGTTCCGTGATACCAAATACCATTGGTGGTTTCTTCTTTGATGTATTCTGATAGACTCGTTATGAGTTTACTCATTGGTGATTTGGTTGTTTCTTCTATATATAAAATAGAACGGTAATTTATATCAATTTTTCGAACTTTATCTTACCACAATCATATATCCATATCACAATGATATAAGCCACTACACAGTTTAATCAATTCACCATCGGTGTTTATGAATGATCACACTTCTTTAAGTATGGTATTAGTTCACTTTTTGCACAATACTTATCCAACATTCGTTTGATAATTTCAATTATTAATTCTTTAATTATTTCCATTAAAAATTCCATAATTTATCAATTCTATTTTTATTAGGTTTTAGTACCTATCTCTATTAGTAATTATTAATTTATTGAAAATGTTCGTAAATTTTCTCAAGTAGTAGCATTATGTGATAAAAACGATGAGTTTTTGGATTTTGTAAAGATAATATATAGACTTATGATACTGACAAAAGAAGTGGAGATAACATTTAATCCTAAGAATATGAAGCACTTCCGAGAACAAGGTATTGAAGTTGAATATGGTAAGAAAGTTATGATGCCGGTCAAATATTTAATGAAGTATTGTAAGTATAAGATTGATGCTCAATGTGATAGTTGTGGTTCTATCACTAAAAATTTATCTATGTTGAAGTATTCAAAGAATAAAGATAGAAGTGGGACTTATAATTGTAAATCGTGTAATAACATCACAGCCAAAAAGACCATGTTGGATAAATATGGTGTTGATAATCCAAGTAAGTGTGAAGAAGTTGTTGAGAAAAGGAAAAAAACTTGCTTGGAGAAATATGGGTCAGAATATTATGTTGATTCTGATCAACACAAAGAACAATTAAAGGGAACTTTAAATGAAAGGTATGGTGGTCACTATATGAAATTAGAAGAATTTAATTCAAAGATAATTGAGAAAGGTTTAATAACCAAAATGGAAAGAGGTTTAATAATTCCTGATGAACAATTGACTGAATGGGATATTTACCGGAAAAGGGTTAGGAAACTCACTGAAAGGAACCGAAAGATATTGATGGAGAATTGGGATGGTAATGATTATTATGATGGTGAATATATTGCCAATAACTTTTCATACAAACACACTGATAGAGAATATCCAACGTTGGATCATAAAGTGAGTATTATTCACGGGTTTCAAAACAATATATCTGAAGAAGAAATCTCTTCTCTGTCAAACTTATGTATGACAAAGAAGAGACACAATTCATCTAAATCTTTTCTTACTGAGGAAAGCTATTCAACTATGAATTTATGAATTTGGTTATTATCAAATAAATAATACACCCCATTCAAATGTGATACATTTATTGTCCCATTCTCTGTAAAATTTTTTGATATTGTTCTGCCAGAAATATCAATTATTCTATAATTAGTATTTGGTTTGATATTAATTTGTATCTTCGAAGGATTTGGAAATAAAATGTGTTCCGAATTTTTTATGTGGGTGATATCTTCAATGGACATGATACTAATAGATATTTCGTTTGATGATTGACACCCATTATTATCAGTAATAGTATATGTGTATATACCGCCCTGTAAATTGTTTATGTTATATGGTTGATTTGATATAAACCCATTTGGTCCAGTCCAATTAAATTGGTATGGTGGTATTCCTCCATTTACAGACAAATTAATACTTGAATTCGTAACAGTTTCATAAATAACTATTGAATCTGGGGAATCTATAGTAACTTCAAAATTGTCAATACATCCATATGTTATTGCAGACAGGTCAAAGAAGTATGTATTTGGACAATGATTATTATAAATTTGTCCTTGATTGGTTAAAGGTGAATATATTTCGATAGAACCATCACAGGAATTGTAACAAGAAGCATCGGTGACATCTAATTGTATTTCCGGTGTTATTGTTGTAAATTCCCAAGTAAATCCTTCCCAATGTGGTTGAGGTGTTGTTACCCATTCTCCCCAAAAGTAACCATCCCCTGTATTTGGATCAATTTGACCATACATCCCAAAATCCCCACCACTTGAACAGCACGGGTTATATACAGTACCTATATCCATTGTTACATAATAATTAGTACAATATTGTAACGTTGTATTAAGTGGAAAAATAAGTTCTTCGCCAAATGGTGCTTCATAACCATATGGGTAATAATCATTTACATCAATACTATCAACTAACTGATTTGTTGTAGATTCAAATATTCGTAAGTACCCATCTCTAAATTTTGCAGCAGTGCTACATGATAGTAGGTTATCAGGTATGAATTTTATTGAAGTTAAATTTATTGGCACTTCTATTGACCCAACCTCAGGATAAACATCTACAATTTCGTATGGACCACATCCAGCATATAAAAGTTGGGAAATTAAGATAAATATTACTGTTAATATACTTTTCATGTTATTTTTCTTTTTTCAGTTAAAAAGAGTGGGGTTGAAATTCAACCCCACTCACAAACAAACATACACAACTTGTTAAACTCTTAGTGAGTTTCTTCAAGTACGATTTGCTTCACACCTTTCTTTGGTGGTCGGCTAGTTGGTACTTCAACACCAACAGAAATCATTAGAACTCGTCCATTCAACTTAGAGAGGTCAAGAGTATCTGTGTAACCATCCGTAAGTATACAAGTATTGTACTCATTATAGTGTTCGACACAGTAATCCACGCTAGGTTGGAGCACAGTGCCACCAAGACCTCGGATTTTCATTGTTTCCAATTGACGTTTCTTCTTGAACTTCTCAACCCACTTCACATCAGTATCACCTTGGATGAAGTTTATTTCAATGTCGTTCCTATAAACATACGACAGAACTCTTTCAAATGTCCCTTGACCACCCATAGAACCGGATGTATCAAGAATAACGTTGATTGTTGTCTTGGTCTTTCGGTTACCTTTAAGACCTTTGATACCTCTACGATTGATTCGAGTAATAGTCTTTTGTTTTTTAGTACCGAAGATCTCATTTGAGATTGAACGTTTGATTTCTTTCAAGTAATCTTTTCGTTTCTTCTGAAGTTTATTCAGAGTTGTTTCAATATTACCTGATGCAAGTCCTCGTGCAGCCAATCTTTCCATGGCATCTCGTACCATTGTTTCTCTCATGTCCTCAGGAACATCATCGGTGATGTGGGAATCCATATATTGTCCATCATTCTGATCCATGTCCTTAAAGATCTGTTCTTTTGACCATGTATCAATAGAACCATCTCCGGATGGGTTTTGTCCATATGGACCATAAGATGGCTTACCAGATGAATCCATACCATTTTGGTTACCCGTGCCATTACAATCTGGGCAAGGTTCGCCTGATTGACCGTGATTGTGTCCATCACCTTGACCATCACCTTGACCTTGACCTTCTCCATCACCTTGACCATCACCTTGACCTTGACCTTGGTCTTGACCTTCTCCATCACCTTGACCATCACCTTGACCATCACCTTGACCTTGGCCTTGGTCTTGACCTTGACCATCACTTTGACCTTGATCATTTTGGTCTTGTTTTTGACCAGAGCCGTTACATGTTTGGCAATCACCATCACCGGAGTTTTTCTTCTGTTCTTCGTCCCACTTTTCTTTTTCGTCTTTCAACCAAGTATAGACTTCTTCATAGATCAATTTACCTTTGTATTCCTTTGGTGGGAACAGTGCCATATTCTTACCATTCTCATCCTTTGGAATTTCTACAAAATTGTGAGAGATATCGTCCCAAATGATGTAGTTGATAATCATATCTTGTGCAATATTCGACAATTTGTGATTATATTGACCCGTGATTGTTCTACGTGGGTGATTGAAAAGTAAGTGGAAATCTTCGTGTAGTGTTACGAAGTTCACTTCTTTTTGGGACATGTGTTGTAGGAACTTCGGATTGTAGTAGAAGTTCATCCCCTTTGATGTAACATTTACACCACATGTTGGAAGGTTATTGGACTCGTGAAAGTTCACCAATAAGTTAAATTCACCATAGTATGGTAGATTAACTTTCGTATCGATCAACATTTCTTGGATTGACGTAAGGAGTTTTTCGTGTATGTTCTTGTTTATAATCATGTTAATTTTATTATATGTTTAAGATTTGTTTTACAAAGATAATGCTTTTTTTTAAACAAACAACAAAAAATTACCATAATAAGAAGAATTTAATTGTAATATATAGGTTATGTTAGTAGATAAATCAATAAAGGTTAAGATAAGTAAGAGGAATATTGATCATTTCAGTGAATATTATGTTGGTATAGAATGTGGCGATGTGATAGATATTGATATTATACATCTTCAGAAAAAGAGTAATAAAAAGGTTAAAGTGTCTTGTGATGTTTGTTTTTCTGAGAATATCATAACATATCAGTCTTATAACAAGAATGTGAATTCTTGTGAGGAACTGCCTATTTACACTTGTGTTAAATGTTCTAGTGTTAAGAATAAAGTAACTAATTCTCAAAAATATGGGGTGGATCATTATTCGAAGACCAATCAATATAAAGACCGAGTTAAGGAAACCAACTTAGATAGATATGGGGTGGATCATTATTCTAAAACGGATGAATATAAAGAACGTAAGTCCAAAACCAATATGGAGAAGTTTGGATTTAAAAATCCATTCCATGATAAAGAAATGATAAGAAATTCATTTTTGGAGAAGTATGGGGTGGATCACCCATCAAAGGTTCCAGAAATATATGATAGGATATCCAAAACATATTATGATAAGACGGGATATTGGTCCAGTTTATCTGACCCAGGTGTTAGAGAAAAAATTAAGAAAACAATGTTAGATAGATATGGTTCAACTTCGCCATATTCTTCTGAATCTATAAGAGGTCATAGTGTCCATTTATCAAATGATGAAAATTACATTGGATATGTTGGTGACAATATTTCAGAATTCAATTGTGATAAAGGTTGTGATCATAATTTTGAGATATCATCATATATGTACTATAATCGGAAAAAATCAAATGTAAACCTATGTACTGTTTGTAATCCAATATCGGATTCCACTTCTATTAAGGAGGGTGAGTTATATGAATACATCAATTCAATATATAATGGTGAAGTGGTGAGGTCTTATCGAGATGGTTTGGAAATTGATATTTACTTACCGGAGTTGAAAATAGGCTTTGAATTCAATGGGCTTTATTGGCATTCTGAGAAATATAAGTATAAAAACTACCACATTGATAAAACATCATATTTCAATGATAAAGGTATACGTATCATACATATATGGGAAGATGATTGGGTTGAAAGAGGTTCAATCATAAAGAGTCAGATATCAAGTATATTATCTATAAGTGATACGAAAATAGGGGCACGGAAATGTGAAGTTGTTAAATTAAGTACTAGACGGTGTTCTGAGTTTTTAAAGGAAAATCATATACAAGGGAATGATAGAAGTTCTGTTTATATTGGTCTTTTATACAATGATGAACTTGTGGCAGTAATGACATTCAATAAATTCGAGGGGAGGGTGAAGATGGATGATGGTGAATGGAATCTTTCGAGGTTCTGTAACAAATTGAACACGAATGTTATTGGTGGTGCCGGGAAATTGTTGAAATGGTTTATAAGGGAATATAATGCAACCCGTATAATCAGTTATGCAGATAGGTGTTGGAGTGAAGGCAATCTATATGAAAAACTTGGATTTGAGAGGGTGAAAAGTAGTGGTCCGGACTATAAATATATTGTTAATGGTAGTAGGGTCAATAAAAGAAGTTTTCAAAGGGATAAATTAGAGAGTATTTCCGAAAAAGAATCTGAAAAATCATATATGCAAAGTAATAAAATTGAACGTATATGGGATTGTGGTAAGTTAAAATATAATTTGTGTGTATAGATTTATTTATTCGATTCATTCATAATGGATAAAAATAAAGAGAATCCTCTGTGAAATATCATTGTATTTGTTCTTGATATATATTAAAAACAAACAAAATTATGGAAGATAATTATTTCGAACAAAGGCTTAATGAAATTACATCTGTGTTATTTGCTGAAGGTGCATTTTTCAGTACAATGACCGAAGAGGAAAAAAACTTATTTGGTGAGGCAATTGATATGATGGTAACAAAAAGGGCAAAGGAAATCTGTGCTAATGTATCATGTGGTTGTACATCTGGTTGTTGTAATGGTCAAGAAAGTGATTCACTTTCTGATACACACGAAGAAGATTATGAAGATGGCACATACTCATCTGGAGAATATATGGATGATAGTTCATATATGGAATATAAAGAGGAGATTATCAATGATGGTGCTTATCAAGAAAAGGAATATTCAGACCAAGAAATGATATATGGTGATGATATGGAAGTAACTATGAAAGAAGATAGTACGGTAAATAATTCTCGTTCAGATATTGATGAAGTATATAATGAACCGGTTGAACTTACAAGTGGTGAAGAAGAGGTTATTGAAGAACCTAAGAGTGATATTGATGGTGAAGAACCAAAAGTATAATATGTATTGAATAAAAAAAAGGGATTCGAATAGAATCCCTTTTTTGTTTATATGATTTCATTCTTAATCCTCTGAATTGTCAGAGTCTTCATCAAGAACGCCTGTGTTCATTGCATCTCTCAAAACATTCATTGGATATGAAAAATCTTTGTTTAATTCATATACTTCTGTTCCTACTGGGAAGTTAAGACCAACATTAATAGTTTCAAAACCTTCTTGGTGGTTAATGAAACTTGATTCATCAAAATCAGTTTTGAATTCACCGGTTGAGTAATCATGTCCTGTGATTTCAATATCACCTGTGAAGTTAGGAATAACTACACCATTGAACCACCCATCGCAACTACTTAATAATTCACCGTCTTCCTCCATTACTCTATCAAATTGTTCTTTGGTCATAATGTTGGCGAATCCTTGTGTTCTTACATTCACATCAAGTTTCGCACCATCAACATATAGGTCAAGGTATTCTTCGTCATCATTAATTTCAACATCTACCGAAGGTGCTACATCACTACCGTTTGCATCAAGAATAACGATTGTCTGTTCTTTGAATGAACGAAGTTTTCTTGATTTGAAGTTTTCACTTTTTTCGCCCACAGGAGTTTCCGGTGTAGGATTTTCATCTGATTCCGCATCAACACTTGATGTGTCATAATTATCAGTAGTACTTTGGTAAGAAGGAGATCCACACAGTTTGTCATACTCTGAATCTTGTTCAAAACCAAGTTTCAAAAGTTTATCAACAATCTGGTGCCATGTCAATTCACCTTGGTATGAGAAAACATTTTTATTTGTCATTGTTGTTTGTCCCAAAATGTCAAAGTTCATAACAAGTTCATTAATTTCATCTTCTGCAATTTCAGTGTCTTCATACACCCCTTTACGATCAATTCTGATCTCATATGTTGTTTGTCCGAGTACATCGAGTACTGCCGGAACATTCAACTTCATCAACGGTGCTAATTTCTCAATTACTTCGATGGTTGTTGTATCAGTTGGATCAACACCGGAATTCTCACCGGGTGCTACATAGAAAACATATCCATTGGGGTCGAGTTGTGGTTGCATTGACTCTTTTCGAGTATTCAAGATCTTTAGATCTTCTTCAATTTTATCAAGTTGCTGTTCAGCAGTTTGGAGAGCAAATGTTTGCTTCTTTTTATCATCCAAACATTGGTCAATTCTTTTTTGAAGTTCTGCTTTCTTCTTAGCATTTGCTTCTGCCAGTGCTTCTTTCATCATCTCTTTATACATAGAGCCTTCAGAAGTTTCTTCTTCGACCACTTCGGGCTTTTCTGTGGTGTCTGTTACTTCTTCTTCCTGTTCTTCCTCAGTTTCTTCTTCATTTGATTCGGAATTTGATTCAGATGGGTCAATCCCAAGTAAATCTCCAAGGAAATCATTGGCTTTATTCGAAACTTCTGGTTTTTCGTTGAAAATTCCTTGTAGTTTGTTGAATGGTTTGGCTTCTTCTTCGATTTCCAAATAGACCAATTGGTTTTGGAATTCTTCACCGGCACTGAACTTCAATGATGGGATAACCGTTTTTTCGGCATACAATACAACATTACGTTCTGTAATATCATCAAGAAGGCGTTTCATCATATTTTCATCACATTCGTTGGTATCAACTTCTTCGAAATCGACCGTGCCTTCGTCACAAATTGTCAATTTAAAAGTAACGTGTTCTAACATGCCACTTAGTGCCTTTCCTGAAAGGAATGCAGTTTCTGTATGAACTCTTCCTCTACCTTTTACCATAAGGAATGTTTTCATCAATTTCTTTGGACGAAATTTACCAATTTTAGGTTCTTTCATCTCGTTTTCTTCTGATTGGTTTAGTTGAATTTTCTCTGGCATTTCTTTTTGTTTTTATTAATGTTTCGTATTTGGAATTACAAATGTACAAATTATTTCTCTTCCGACAATAATCTTTTTAATTTTATTTCACGGATTTCTTGATTCGTATATGTATCCGGGATTTTTTTATGTAAGTCTGGGTCTGTTAAAAATGTATTAAATTGTTTTTTTAAATCTTCATCATCGTGTAATATGTTTGACAAATGTTCAGCATAGTGTTTGAAATTTAGGCGAGTAACTTCATTTATTTTATCATATGTTCCATATTTAGATATACAGACACAAAGAAAGAATGCTAATTCACTCTGGGTCATTTTTTCATCTAGGTCTTGTATGACATCAATACACCAATTACGGTAATATTCAATATGGTTTTCTAGTAAGTTATCTATTTTTTCGTGAAAATTGTGCAACATCATGATATAATATAATTTAATATCTCATATATTTTAATATTTCTTTTAATTTGTGGCTGCGAGAGTATTATAGTTTCTATTCTTTCATTAATGAGTGGGTGTATTGAACAATTATTATCTAGGTTGATGTCATTTGGGTCACCTATTATCTCTCTGAAAATTTTCATATGTTCATTAAATGGTGGAAAATGTTTTAATTTCAATGTCCAATATAAGACATTATACCCCATACGTTCAACTTCTTCATCGGATACTTGGAATACATCCATCCAATTATAGAATTCTTCGGATAGGCGAAGTAAAGGCTTATACTTTTCTGATAGATCTTTATTATGGATTCCTATTAGGGAATTATATTTTTCTTCCATGTAATCTACCGTATGATATTCACCCATAGAGGGGGAACATATTAGTAAGTACCTATATGTATTTGAAATTTTTTCTTTTATCAAAACAAGTATAATTTTTTCCATTTCTGTGGATTGAAACCACATTCGTAAATGAATAGAAGAAGTCCGGTCAATGCACCGAATAAATGGGCGATGTGTCCGATATTATCGAGTGGACCGAACAGTGCAAATATTTCAAATCCAATAATTGCATAGAATACCAATTTAAATGGTATTCCAAACAAGAATTTCATATTTGGGTTCAATAAGAATGCAAATGTTATCAATCCGAATATTGAACCGGATGCACCAATTAACATAGCATTGGATGAACCTAATAACAATTGAGATATACCGGCAACTATTCCCATTATTAAGTAATATAAAATGAATTTTTTAGCACCTGTATATTGTTCTACAATAGGTCCAAAAACAATTAATCCAATCATATTTCCAAATAGATGATTAAAATTTCCATGAAGAAATAGGTATCCTATCAATTGAATCGGGTTCCAAAAGTCAATTAATCCAAACCCCATTAACAAATATTCACCAAGTGGTGTGAAGAATGTTAAGAGTGATATGAATATATTAAAATAGAATAGTCGTTTTACAAAATAAGTACCTATGAACATATTTATAGTATTTTGAACAAAGGTAATAATTATTTTCGTATTATTTCCATTTCTTTATAAAATCTTCCAATTCATCGATATACATATCCTTGGGTTTCACCTTTTTGAGATATGATATGTCTTTCTTGGATGCTTTCATATCATTCTGTATCTTTTCATAGTTTTCTTTGGTGAGGTTATGGATTGGTATCTTAAAAAGGTAATTGTAAGAACCCAATACCTTATCTAATTTATATTTGGCAATTGATTTTTCAATGTCTGTCTTTTTGATGTTATTTATAAGTATATCGCCTTTTATTATGAGGGATATGAATTTGGCCTTATTGGTCATTACCTTAAGGTCTTTCTCCATATTTTCAAGGATTGTTTTCTTACGGATATCATACCATTTCAATCTGAATTTCACAAAATATTTGAGTATATCTTTAACATCTGTGAATGTTTTCAGTTTCCCATTTTCATCCAAAACATTTAGATATTCATATTGAGTTTCTTCCAACTTCAGTAACTTTACCAATTTATCATCAGTTATTTCTTTCAGGTCTTTTCTACTCATTTTGATAACATAATTAACATCATCTCGGCAATTATCTTCATATGATTTTATTGCATCGTTTTCAATCAATTTTTCGAGGTGGTCTTCATAATTCTGATATGTTATAGATGGTGGGAGTTCTGTTATTTTAACTGTTGTCGTATTAACACGTTCGAAAACACCCTTTACCCACCACTTATTGGGATTGTCATCATCTTGTCTATAAGTTCCTTTGAATCCATTTAAGTGGGGTGGTATTTTATTGACCCTATTGGATTTTAAGAATCTGAGACATTCCCTTGCTACTGTTTTAACATCTCTATTGAGTATTTCGGATCGGAATCCTACTGCAATACCACCGCCACCATTTATAAGTAGCATTGGGATTATAGGTAGAAGGAATTTAGGTTCTATCATTTCTCCTTCTTCTATTTGATTTTCAAGTAAGTTGAAATCTTTGTATATTTTTCTAAAACTCGAATTTAAACGAGTCCCTATATATCGTGGTGCACCTGATTCGGGGGATCTAAGTGATCCAAATTGTCCATCTTCGTCCAATAATGGTGCATTGTTCTTAAAACTTTGTGCCATATTGATAATGGCATCATTCAGTGATTTATCTCCATGGTGGTAGAATGAATCACTTGCAACTTTACCGGACAATTGAAACACTCTAAGTGTTTTTTCATTTCCAGTTTTCCATATATTGGATGATATGTGGATGATTTTTCTTTGAACCGGTTTAAATCCATCGATCATTGATGCAATTGCCCTTGATTCCAGGGAATACATTGCAAATTCTTTATATTCTTCATTGAGGAAGTTTTCGATATTTTTCTTTTCCATATGCATTATATTATCTATTGTGAAACATTATCTATGTTTTTTGTTATATATAACATAGTACTTTGCATCTTATTTATATTAATATATAGTATATTATTGATAATTGGATAGAATTTAACGAGAACAATAAGTATGATGGTAATGAGGCATATAATATGATGAAATCATTACTTGAATCATTATTGGATAAAATGAAACCAAGTACAAAAACTGGAACATATACTGACATATCTAAATTAGAAAGTAGTCTAAAGAATATATCATCATCAAATAAGATGACTGAACAACAGATCAAAGATAAGGGTGAAATTGAACGATTGGAAAAAAATTAGAAGACCTGTTATATAAATATGATGATTCTGATGATGAAATGGAGCAGGCTGCAGAAGAACCGAAATTTAAAAGACTTGAAGCCCGTTTAGATAAACTGAAATCAATGTATAAAGAAAAGTACAATTGATATTATATTGATTTTGAATTCCTAATAATTCGTGAAAGACTCATTGATTGTATATATAAATCAAATCAAGTTAATATGGATGGCAAGGAGAAAGAAGACAATCGAAGAAGAATTTCAATCACTGGATGAGATCGACCACGTATTGAAAAGGCCACAGACATATGTGGGTTCAAACAAGAAACATACAGAAACCAAATGGTTGGTTAAAAATGGCAATAAAATGTCCAAAAGGGATATTACTTATATACCATCTTTCTTAAAGATATTTGATGAGGTAATAACCAATTCGGTAGATGAACATAAGAGGAATGGGAGGTTGAATAAGTTGGATGTGAAGGTAGATAGAGATACTGGGCGTATAACCATTAAAGATAATGGTGGGATACCTATTGTGATGCATAAGGTTGAGAAGAAGTATGTACCTGAGATGATATTCGGCTCTCTACGTTCTGGTTCAAATTATGATGATGCAGAGGATAGGGATGTTGCTGGATTGAATGGGTTAGGTGCAAAATTAACTAACATATTTTCAACAGAATTCAAAGTATCGAGTAGTGATGGTAAAAAGAAATTTGTTCAAACTTTCAATAGTAATATGAAGAAAAGAACAAAGGCGAAAATAACAAAATTCACAAGGAAGCATACTGAGATATCATACGTACCGGATTTTAAACAATTTGGTATGAGAAAAATAGATCTCAACCATTTTGCAATGATTGAGAAGAGATGTTATGAGGTGGCAGCATGTAATCCTAAATTGAATGTTACTTTCAATGGCAAGAAAATAGATTTCAAGAAATTTGAAGATTATATAGAGATGTTTACAACAGATTATATAAGTGAGTCATCAAAAGATTGGACAATTGCATTATCACCATCCGAAAATGGGTTTGAACATATAAGTTTTGTGAATACTACTGAAACAAGTGATGGTGGAACACATGTTGATTTCATAATAGACCAAGTTGTGAAGGAATTGAGGGAATATTTTCAGAAAAAACACAAGGTTGATGTGAAACCTTCCAATATAAAGAATCATATGGCACTTTACCTTAACTGTACGGTCATTAATCCATTTTTCCAATCACAGACAAAGGATAAATTGATAACTGAACAGAAGGAGTTTAAAACAACTCACACAGTATCTAAAAAATTCATTCAACAAGTACTTAAGTCTGAGATTGTAAGTTCTATACTTGATTGGGTAAAACAGAAAGAACTTGCCGATGAGATGAGGAAAAAAAGAAAATTGAATAAGTCTTTATCGAGTAAAAAAGTTGATAAGTTGATCGATGCCAAAGGAAAGACCCGGTGGAAGTGTCAATTGGGAATATTTGAGGGTGATTCAGCCACTAGTGCTTTCCGAAAATACAGAACACCTGAATTAATGGGTGCATTTCCATTGAAGGGTAAATTTATGAATGTTACTGATATATCAAATGATAAGTTTGTATCAAATAAGGAGGTGGTCAATCTTATGGCTGCTATTGGTCTTAAATTGGGTCACGAACCTAATTTAAAAGATCTTAGATATGGAAGGATATTATTATATGTCGATGCAGATGTGGATGGTAACTCCATTGCCGCCCAACTGATAAATTTCTTCTATCGATATTGGCCTAAACTATTTGAGATGAATATGGTATACAAAGTAGAAACACCTATTGTCGTTGCAAAACGAAAGGGGAGAAAGGATAAGACTTTGTTTTATACTCAGGAACAATATCAGTCTTGGTTGAAAAAGGTAAAACCTGGTAATTGGGAAATAAAGTATAAAAAGGGTTTGGCTGCATTGGTGGATGATGAATATAATGAAATCATAAATAATCCAAAATTGGTTAAAATTGAAGCAACTAATTCTTCTAAAAAGTCATTGGATGTATGGTTCGGTAAAGATTCATCACATAGAAAAAAAGAGATGATGAAATGATTTCAATGAATTTTGGTAATAGTTCGTATTCCGCCCAAGAAATTCATGTGGTTAATTGTGATGTGACTTATCAAATTTTATATGCCTCTTATGTTATAGATGAAGATATTCTGAGTATAAATGGTGTATCAGATAATTTCCGAGGAGGAAATGACCGTGATGGAATGTTCGTTGTTATTAACAACGAAAATATATCACTTGATTCAACCAGTGAAACTGCCGGAACAGCAGATATATATAGGGTAAATTTGATTTCTTTAAGTATAGATAGGTGGTTGGCTGCTAATAATTTTGGAACTCCTCCAAAATTAGATTTGAAGTTAAGAATATTGGGATGTGAATCTCGAACATCATTGGTCAGTCAGAGTGAAATTGAACAATTTGGATTTAAATTAAGGAGAGATAGAAAATTAAAAGAAATACTTGAATAATGCCATTGCCACATTTTGGTAAACATTTTAATATAGTGCATCCTATAAAGGAGAATGCGTATGATTTCACAGCCATTAGTTTGAAAGATGATGAAATGATTCGGTTATTGTTTCCTGATCGGGTTCGGTTATCATCGAATAAAGATGGTGATTTTATATCATTAAGGTATTCTGTTACCGATCGTTATTTAGATAAATGTTCAATTATGGATATTTTTAAGGAAGTTGTTATTGGTGTATTTACTGTATATAATGAGGATGGTGAAGTATTGCATAAAGAAGTGATGAGTGTTGAATTCAATTCTTTTGATATGGATTTTTACGGTGATGGTAAAGACTTGGTTTATTTCAACACCTCATTTCGAATATTAAGTACTGAATTAATTGATAAGGATTGTGAATTGGATAGGTTTAAATTAATAAGGGATCACAAATTAAGTAGTATTATTTAAATAGATTTTTATGGAACGTGGGAGAGAATGGCGTAGATTTCAAAAGGAAAAGTATAAAAGACGTAAGTATAAAATTGCGAGGATCAGTAGGTCTCGGTGGTTTTGGCCAACCTTGGATGTGAATGGATTTCCTGCTGGGACTTCGAGATGGATATATTTGATAGGAGATAAGGATATATTTATGAGTTATAGAAATATCTATGCTTCTAAATACAGTCCAAATTCATTTGGAAAATATAGAACCAAGAAGCCTTCTTCGAATGGTTTGTCAACTAAAACAAGAGAAGGTGATAAAAAGCTTGTAGATAAATTTATAGAGGACGAAATATATGATATGCATCGAGAGGTACGAAAGGGGACAACAATATACTATAAAGGGTGATATAGTGTATGTTAAAACAAGTATGGTGGAATTGCCTTTGTTTAAATTTTCCACTGATCAGGTACATATATCTTTTGATCGTAGAACAGTTAACCAAATTAAGAGAACATTAAAATATTTCAACAAACAGAATTTGGATATTATGTTGATATCACCTGTACTTTTTGACCCAAAATACAGACGTAATCGTGAAGATATTATAATACGAGAGAATATACGTAATATGTTACATAATTGGATTTATGAGCCATTCTTTAATTTTTTCGAATGTAATGAATTGAGTTTTGTTGAATTATTGGTTAAATATATTAACCAAACGGATTCAATGGTGATATTTGATGAAGAGTATGAAGAATTGTTAGTGAGAATTAATAAGAAAAGTTATAATTGGGTTACACCAAAATCATTTTATTATGAATCACCAGAGAGGGTAAGAGATGCTTTTAATTCTCTTAGAAGAGATATAAAATTAACACAATTATTGACATGAAATGGACATCTAAATTCATTGATCTATGGAATGGTGATATTAAGGAGAAACGTGCAATTATGATTTCCGAGATACTGGGTGATCATGGTTACCCAAAAGGAAGACCTTATTATAAAGATACCAAATTAAGGATAGTTAATGATTTTGAATATACGGAAAGAGAGATAAATGAATCTCTTCGAATGAAGACTGATTTTGAATATTTTTTACACAGAGGAATTTTTGTTAATAAAATGCAGATAGGTATTAGGGATTATCAGAAAAACATTTTAACTGTGATGAATGAATCAAAAGGATTTGATATTTTCAGGGTTTCTCGACAGATTGGAATATCTACGATGATACGTGTGTTTTGTATGTGGATGGCAATTAGTAAAGGTGGAAATGTTACGGTTGTTTTACCGGATAAATCTGATTGTGAAGAACAACTTAGAATATTAGTGGATATGTTAAGTTCATTGCCATATTTTTTACAACCGGTTGTTTCACATTTAGGGAAGGATCATATCATATTTGATAATGGGTGCAGTGTTCGTTTCGGTGTTGATGTTGGTAGAAAAGGTGGGCATGATGTACTTATTTTTGACAAAGTGGCATTCAATGATAATTTCAAAAGGTTATTTGATATGCATATACCAAGAGGACCATTTGTACCTGCTAATTTTTCTGAAAAGGTTTTTATTTTTTCAACTCCTAGAAGGGAATCATTTTTCAATACTTTATATCTGTCTGATAATTATATATTCAATAGACATACATATACTATTGATGTTTTGAATGTATCTGAGAAATGGTTGGATTATGTTCGGTCCAGTATAAGTGATTATGATTTCTTGGTTGAGTATATGTGTTGTATGGATGAAACAAAATTAGAACGTGTAAAAAAGATTGGTCATCTTCTAAACAAATGATTTACAATATGTTATAATAATAAAACATAACATATTATGTTACTTAATCTTATATTGGATGGAAATTATATTTTATCAAAATTAGTTTTCACATTACACAAAAATAACCTTTTATATGGGGCACTTGACCAGGCATTGGAAAATACACTGAGCAACTATCGTAAATTATACCCATTCCACACAATTTATTTGGTGAGTGATTCCAAGGAACGTTCTTGGAGAAAGGAATTGAGTAAAAAATACAAATCGAATAGAAAAAAGGACAATGATATTGATTGGGACTTTGTTTATAACACATATAATGAATTTAAGGAAAGAAGAAGTTTTATAAAAGTACTTGAATATCCACGTATTGAGGGTGATGATTGGATTGCACTTATATGTGAAAAAACAAATAGTGTTGGGGAATCCAACCTTATAGTAACGAATGACCACGATATAAAACAGTTGGTAAGGATGGATCTTGAAGACGAATGGATAAATTTCATTTCCAATGAAATGTATAACAACAAGAGTGTGTTCATGCCAATGAATTACAAGATGTTCTTAAATAAGATAGGGGATAAACCTAATGATGATATCTTCAATATGAATGATAATTCTGAATTTCTGAACTTATGTGAGACATTGACCACAAGTCATAAGACCACTGAGATAGATTGGACAGAATCCTTAATATCTAAGATAATTTCCGGTGATGCATCAGATAATATAAAGTCTGTTTATTTGGGTAGAACAACAACCGGTAAATTGAGAGGAATTGGGGTTAAAGGTGCAAAGACCATTTTAAATAATTATATAAAGGAATTCGGACCTTTGGATATTGATGATCCTGACCTAGCAGAGAATATAGGTGATCTCATCTGTGAAAAGAAGAAATTGGGAAAGGATAAAATTGAGTCAATTTCAAATAGGGTACAAGAGAATAGGAAAATGGTACAATTGGAAACTGAATTTTTCCCAACTGATATCAAGAAATCTCTTGAAGAAAAATGGAATGAGATTTGTGGGGAATTATGACAATAAAAAATATGTTGATTGGCAATGGGATTGGTCTTCCATACTTGAAAGTTCTTATGATATGAGTAATGTGGAACTGATGAGAATTTGTTCTGATTATATCAATTGGGAAGATGATTCCTCAAAGGAAATATTATTGGAACTAAATGAAAAGTTTGATGAGATCAAGAAGGATGGTATTGATTGGGATGGTGAATTATTAGAACACACCAAAAATACTAACTGGGATTCATTTATAACATATGAACAACTTTTGGATATATTCCCAATAGAATACTTGAATTATTATGATCCAAGTATTGTACGTAATGTGACACTTAGAAAAATTTTAAAGGATGAGTAGTTTGTTGGAAGTTTCTAATGCGATGTTTAAAAACAGAGGTGATTGGCATACGATTACGGATGAGGAAAAGGAGAAGAACGCCTTTATAATGAATAGGTTTTTGTCGAAGATGTTTCCATATCATTCTGCCCTATTGAATCTGAAGGGTCAAGATCCCGTGAGTATGTTGAATATATGGTATTATTTTATGGCGGATAAGTCATATCCAGAAGATTTTTGGTCCAAGTCAAGTAAACCCAAAGATATTATTCATAAGGATGATAGAATGATTCTAATGACAAATTTACAATTGGATAAGATGGAAGACTTGGACATATTATTCAAAAAATATCCGAATATGGTTAAAGAAGAATTGAAATGGCTGAAGAAATCACACACCTAGTATTTAGATATGAATATAGGAATTATTTGGTTGATAGTATAACTGAATGGTTGGGTAAATTCAAGAGTACTGAATTGGTTTCAATTCGTAATGAATTAATGGTGTGTTCGTGTAATAATTTGGACGAACTGAATGATTATGGTATTAAAATAAATGAAGAAATTGAAAGATGTATAAGTACCCAACAGAAATAATAAATGGTCTTTCGTGTGTTGGTATGTATACCGTACCAGAAAATTTTATTTGTTTCTTAGTACTTTTTGATGAGAAGACCGGTTGTTTTTTAAAGTCAGCTAACATTTCAATAGAAATGGTTCAAGATTTAAAGGCTTGTAATGTTGATGTTGGAGAAAGTATATTTAGAATGTATGTAGAAGGTAAAGATGAATTATGTACTGTGTTGAGGTCATCTAAAATATATGATTTTGTTGAGAAAGATGAATATTTTGGTTCAAGGGCACAGCCATTCATTAAGCGGTCAAGAGATTATAAATTAGAAACATTACTACAACAAATAAGATAACAAGATATAATAACTAAATAAATAAACAATTAAATAAATGGAAAAAAATAAGAATATGAAGTGGTATGTGGTAAAAACACAGGCAAATAGAGAAAAGAAAGTTATGGAAAGGCTTAAGAGTGAATTAGAATCCGATGGAATGAGTAATATATTAGGTGATTCTATAATTCCGATTGAAAAATCATTATCCATAAAAGATGGTAAGAAAATTATCAAAGAGAAGGTTATGATGCCTGGATACATTTTCATAGAAACATCTGCAACCGGTGAGGTAAATCAGATATTGAGAAATATAAATGGTGCGGGTGGTTTTGTAAAGGGAAGAGATGGTTCAATAACGCCTATGCGACAAAGAGAAGTTGATAAACTGTTCAGTGATCATAAAGAAGAACAAGAACTTGATGTTAGTAATCTTTATGCTGTAGGTGAAGAGGTTAAAGTAACTGATGGTCCATTTGCAACTTTCAAGGGAACTATTACTGATGTTGATAATGATCGTCAGAAATTGAAGATGCAAGTATCTATTTTCAATAGAGTTACCGATATGGAACTTACCTTTGGACAGGTAGAGAAAATCTAATGGGTCTTAGAAAGACAGTTGATAAAGACCGGAAGGTATATGGAAATTGTCAAGTTCAATCTCCTGATGGGACTCTTATGTTCCGTTGTGGTGAAAGAAAGACCAATTGGTATTTGAAGAAGGGATTGGCTGATATTATTTCAGATGACCCAATGGTTATAAGACTGAATTTTGAACCAAAGGGGAAGGGATATCATAATAGTGAATGGGGACTTGTTAAGATGGAGAACAAGTGTGTTAATTGTGGGTCGGATGAGTTCTTGACTCGGCATCATGTCATACCTTATTGTTATCGTAAATATTTCCCTATTGAGTTGAAGAGTCATAATTTCCACGATGTGCTTGTAATGTGTCCTGAATGTCATGAATCATATGAGAGGAAGGCAGATATAGTTAAGAAGGAATTGGGTGATATGTATGATGCACCTATTTCCGGAATAACAGATTTTGATAAGACTGCTTCTAAAATGAAGAGAATTGCACATTGTCTCTTATATCAAGAAAAAGTACCGAAAGAACGTATTGAAGAAATGAAAAATATTTTAAGGGAAAATTTTGGTTGGGAACGTATCACAAATAGAAGGTTGGTTTATCTGAGTAATCAACTAATTACAAAGAATATTAAGAACCATGGTGAGATTGTTTGTGAGAATATAGATGACTATCAAGAGTTCGTTGAGATGTGGCGAAAACACTTCTTAGAAAACAATAGTTGTGGCCATTTACCAAAGAATTGGTCAATAACATATAAAAAATGAAAATAGAGAAATGGAATTAATAACAACTAAAACGGCACTAGCATCTGATATGGGTGTCAGTAATAATTTGTTCGGTGGAGTTATGTTAAGTTGGTTAGACCTTGCAGGAGCAGCATATGCTGCCCAATTAACAGACTCCCCAAGGTTAGTGACTGTAAAATTCGAAGAGGTAATATTCAATATGCCAGTAAAGGTTGGTAATTTGATAAAGATTTATGGGGAAGTTGTTAAATTCGGAGAAACTTCAATAACTATACATTTGGAAGCAAGGAAGCATAATGTAGAGAATGGTGATCAATTTTGTGTTTGTGATACAAAGGTTGTGTTTGTTAAGATAAACGAAGAGGGTACTCCTTGTAAGATCTCTGATAGAGTTAAAGTAAGATATCGATTGAGGATGGAAGGTTATAATAGAGCCATATTAACGCCTGAGGAGTTAGAATCAGAGGCACAGAAGGAATCATTGACATCTATTGATATATTTGATAAGGCAAGTATTGATTGTGATGATATAGTTGGTGTATATGAAGAGAAGGGGGATGATGCTTGTATAAAGTATATGATGGAATTGGTGAGTGGTATAAATAAAACAGAAAGTGGTGTTTATTTAAAACACTTGCAGTCAATAATGTCCATGAGGGCTATGAAATTCCCAAAGAATCAATCCATTTATATGAAGATAAGGGCATTTATAAAGGAGATGTTGTTATAATTGGTCACTTCTTTTTATCAATGATCGATTTAATTGTGTTGTTACGCCTGTCCTTATCAAGTAAAAACCCATCCCATTCAGAAACGTTTTTCATTTGATCTATTTTATCCAAACGTTTATTTATATAATCCTCTAACTCTTCATTGAGTAATTCTTGGATATTACTCTCTTTATTATATTCAATGGGTGATTTTATGTCTATTATATAGAATAGATTCAATTCAAATACCCACAACTCTCTATCACTGTAGAAGAGATATACATTTTTTAATGTGTTGCCATTGAGTGGTTTAACTTTGGGAAATCTTAAAGAAAGATATATGAATGGTGAGAATATTATCGGCAGGGACTCTTCACTAATGATAAATGATATTATGCAAAACATTAAGAATGATGTGACAAGAGTTGTAAGAACCCACACTATAACGGCTAATATCCACGTAATTATGTCATCTGGATTCAATTTGGGTATTATCCAAAATAGGTTACCGAAAAGAAAGATTAGACTTGATATATAATGTAATATAAGGTTTCTCATTTTACAAATATAATAATTTCCATTGAATGTATTTAATATATAGTTTATGAACATTTTAAAATATAGTCAATTTAACGAAAATCACCAGGACACACCGGAGGAGTATATTAAGAATGCTCTTATGAAGATAAAGAAACGTGTGGATTCCTTATTTGAGGAGCAAGTAGAAGAACCATATTCAAAATCAGAAGAAGGAGAAGGTGAAGAAGAAGGAGAAGAAGGAGATAATATTCTAACATTGAACCAAGCAATTGAAAAAGGGAAGGAGAAGGAAAAGAAAAATTCGAGTATATCTTTAACCGATATGGGACTTAGACTTGAATCATCTGAACTGAGTAATTATTCATCTACTATGGATAATGTTACTTTTAAATTTTCTGACCCGGAGAGTTGGTATAATTTATACGTTGCGATACCTTTGAAATCTGCAAGACCGGAGGATGGTGAGTCCGATTTCTCTGATGATGATATTAAGGAATGTTCCATTAAGTTCAAGAAGTATAATGATGTTGATCAAATAGTTGGTCAATTGGGTCCAAGAACCGTTAAAATATCTGATATTGATGAAGACCTCATAGTTAAATTGAAGATAGAATTGGATGATGAGTATGGTTCAAGTGAAGAAGAATTCGAGATTGAAACATAATAGGGGAATTGTATTACATCATATATAAAATATGAGTTATAATATAGTTACAAATATGAAGGTTATTGGGTATGTTAAGAAGAGTCCTAATTTCCAAACAAATCTTGGATTGGTCAATACAGTTGAAAAGAATGGAAACCGTGTTTATAATGAGAAGGATAAATTCTCGTATTTTTATAATACTAGATATAAAACTACCATTTATGGACAAGGTAATATTGGAAACATAATGTTCTATGTTGATCATTATATCCGAAAAGACCAAATTGCATTTTATAAAGATTCGGAAGAATTTATATTTGATTTTGACGAGGCTTTGGTAAATGAGAAGGGGATTAATTTCTACCTCGGCTACTTATTGAAGGAAATTGAAACAAAATTAGATAAAAAGGCAAAGAAGGCGGAACAGGAAAGAATTGAAAAGGCACAGAAGGTCAGTGATCCAAATAAGGTATTCAGCAATCCGGGTCAAATAACCTATGATGATTTAGAGGCATATATGAAAAGTAAGAGGGGTCAATTATGATAATTTGAACTGTTCCATTTCAGTGAAAATGGTTTCAATTAATAATTTCAGTCCTTTTTTGCTGAATACGTAAAAATTATTGTATTCTTTGAATACCTCTTCATTATTTATCAGTAATTTAAGTATGTATTTTTCATTCATGCAATCGACTGGGTGTATTTCAAAATAAAGTTTTTCAACTGTTGTGTGTTCAATATTATTTAGTTCACTGACTTCGTGTAGTGTATTGAATGGTGATCGGATGACCGGCTTATAACTATCATCTTCGAAAACAACACATGAGAACCCATTTTCCATTTCACCTATTTTGGATTTTTCATTTATTATATCTGAATACCAGTCATCAATATATTTTTCAATTTTGACACCATATTCACCTGTACTTGGTATCATCTGCCAATATGTTTTATGTAATGATTTATCGTAATTGGATAACGTTTCTAATAATTTTGTAACACTTTCCATTTCATAATACTCGAATTTTTGGTTATTGTTATCATCAACGAAATCTTTTACCAGATAACATTTATCATCAGTGTCTTGTATATAAAAAGTAATACCGTCATATGATTCCAATTGGAATCTTGTTATTTTATTGTCAATAACTTTGTAATCCAGATCATTTTCTTCAATGAATTCGATTATTCTTTTTTTCAATTTTTTACTTGGTTCTATCATAATATTGCTAATTTCATTAGGTGGTTGTATATACCTTCTTTAACGTCTTCCTCTAAGTGGTCAAATGTGAATTCGATACTTAGGTTTTCGTCAAATGTGTGTAAGAATACATCATCTACGTCTTTATCCCATTCTATGGTGTCGAAATGATAATTGCCTATTCGAACATCAATGACTATTTCATTGTATGTTATTCCTATTAATATAATAAGTGATTTTATCTTATATTTTATGTCTGTTGTGTTCATAATTCAGAAAAACTTCTTATCTTTGTATATATTAAAATGGAGAATCGACAAACACATACATATTATTTACCGACCTATGATGAGTGTAGGGCAATGTGTGATGCAAATGATAACCTTATATTCAATGAAACCAAACATGTGGTCAATGGGTTTGATGTATCTATATTCAATTACCGATTAGCACAGTGGAAGGATTTTGAAAACCCATTGGGTGATGATAGTGGTGTAAAGGCTTATGAATTAAGAGGACTTACATATGTGTTCAATAACGATGGAACTCTATACGATAGGTATCTGTTATTGAATAAGTTCTTCAATATAGACCAAACACCTTGTTCATTATACTCAGTTATTAAAGATTTAAAGATCGAACGAATATTCAATAAAGAAGATGGTTCAATTGCATCTTTTGTCAAATTACCGGATGGTAGTGTTCGGGCAAAGAGTAAGGCATCATTCATAAGTGATCAGGCAATTGGTTCTCAAAGAGTATATGATACAGACGATAATATAAGAAGGGTTGTTGATTACTTCCTTTCCAAAAATATAGTCCCGGTATTTGAATATGTATCACCTGATAATAAGATTGTCGTTCCTTATTCGAACACTGACCTTATATTACTTCAGTTAAGAGATAACCGAACAGGGGAATATCTTGATATAGATGATTTTCAAGACATATTGAATGGTGTTTCTGTCGTTGTGACAGAGGATAACACTTTGGATAAATTGATTGAATTGAAAGATATCCTTGAAGATAAAGAAGGATGGGTTATTCAATTCGAGAACGGAAAAATGGTGAAGTTGAAAACAAAATGGTATATCGACTTACACGGCCTTTTCACTGAGGAATTGAATAGGGAAAATCTCATATTCAAGATGATATTTGAGGAAACCATAGACGATGCACTTGCTTTACTGGGTGAGGATGAAACTTCTGTTTATGTTAAAATGACAGTAAATGAAATAAATGAATTATTGAATTTCAAGATAAAGAAGTTATATAAGGAAGTTATGGATTTTCTTGATAGTGAATATGATGGTGATAAGAAAGATTTTTCTTTGAAACATTCAAAACATAAACTATTCTCTCTTGCAATCGGTGTTATAAATGATAAAGATCTCGTAGATATGATAAAAGTATTATATGAGAAGCAGACCCGTAGACTTATGGATGCACAGAAGTGGTTAGAACAAGCAAAAATGGAATATGATGGGTGAGGAATTTTTCAAATTGTTGCATAAAGACGATAGATTTGATCCACATAAATATGTATGGTTCAAATGTGTTGATTTGGGTATTAGTGGACGTTTTACAATTCCATTACAAGACCCGGATAATGGGAAGAATTATGAGGATTATGACGTTTTTGAAGGTGATTGTTTTGGGATGGCATCTATAATAGTTGAATGGTTTGGAATAGAACATCAACTACATTATATTATGTATGGTGATGAAAAATTGGTAAGTCCTACTTTTCTTAATCGGTATTTTGTTGAGGTTAACTCAAAAATGTTTAAGAATGTTAATGATCAATATCAACGTAAATTAAAAATTGAAAATTTATTAAATGAAGAATAATAGAAAGTTTTGGTACATAGTATGGAGAGGTGAGGCATATTATTGTGGGTATAAGGATAAAATATCAGATAAATGGTCAACCATTCCATTAGAGGCTAAAAAATATTCGAGTCTCGGTGGTGCAATGACCCGTCTTGGTTTGCCTAGTAAGATACTTGATATAGATAAATTCTGGAAAGAATATGGTTCTGAATCAATGGTACGAAATCGAAAATTGGAAGAGGTATTATCCGTGAAGGATGGTGATAACTCACGTGACATTTTCCGAAATGGGAGGATAGATATTATTTATGAGGATGGTGAAGTTATTGAATTTGGTGGTAATTTAGATGCTGCTAATAAGGCTGAATCGATAAGTTTGAAAACCAAAAGATTCATCAAAGGGAGTTATTCGGATTATGAATCTTCTAACATAATCCCCCATGAAGAGGGTACTGACTTCTGGGAGGGATTCTAAATAAGATCATGTCCCTAATATATAGGGTATGCATCTATCCACTAAATATGATGAATTTATAATTGAAACCTATATAAAAGAGGTAGATATGCTATTATTGGAATCTAAGACCACACTTAGGGACAAGTTTTTGAAATTATTGAAATTGGTACTAAGAAAAGGTTATAAGTATCGAAGAAAGATATTGGTCTATGGACTGGCATCATTGATAACGATGGCGAGTATTTCAGAAGTGTCTGAACTATTTGCAAATGATGTTGAGTTAAAGGAATTGGCATATGATGCAAATGTAACTGAATTGGTTGAGAAAGAATTGGAAAAAATTCCAACAAAAGATGTTACTTCCGTTGAATCCGGTGAAGAATTTAGTGGTGTTGATGAGATTCCCAAAAAGAAAGAAATACCCATAGATTATAGTGATAGACCCTGGGAATTGCAAAAAAACCCAAAGAATATGAGACTATCACAGAAGGGTTGGGATTATATTAAATATGAGGAAGGATCAATAAAACAGAAAGGGAAACCAGTATTGACAGCATATAGTATTGGTGATGGTATGGTTACCATTGGTTGGGGACATGCCGAAAAAACAAAAAAATCAAATATTAAAGTCGGTGATAAGATAACATATGATCAAGCATATGAGTATTTGAAGCAAGACCTTACTGTTTCTGCGAATGGCGTTAGGCGTATTTTGAAAAGATTTGAAGATAAAGGGATTGATGTGAAATTATCACAGGATCAATTTGATGTTTTGGTTTCTCTTGCATATAATAGTGGTGTTGGTGCTTTGAATCGATCAAGTGTGATTAGGCATATAAAGAATGGTGATCTTGAAAAAGCGGGGCGTAAAATAGAAAATTGGAGATTGAAGAATCGAAAGAAGTTCCCGGGACTTGTTAAAAGGAGAAAATTGGAAAGCGAAAAGTTTTTATCGTATAAGAAATTCTCATAATATCAATTCGTGTGGGTTATTTATCATTTCCAATGTTTTTTTACAATCTTCTATCCATTTTGCGCGTTCTTCTTCATTAACTTCTCGAACGTGGTATTCTTCGGTATCTAATATTATGCTATCTTGTTCATAATGTAGTGTCCATAATATACGTGCATGTGTTGGTCCAAATGCTTCGTAAAGTTCGCTATATGGGTAATCATTTGGGGTTTCATTTGGGTCAATATAATTCCTTTGCGTTTCTTCGTACCATGTCCCATAGACCTTTGGTAGTTCTCCATCCATCTCATCCATCTCATGTTGTACCACTCTGAGAATATTTACCAATCCACGACCTGTTAAAATATCCTTAAGTTCATCAACTTCACATAGTTTGTAATATAGTTTTTTAACGGGTTCGTCAAATCTCTTCAGTAGAGATTCTTCATCTGAATTGTCTGTGGATTCGTTATATTTTTTAATATATTTCATTATTCTATATATTTATTTTTTATTCTAAACTTTTTGTTTATCTTTGTATAACAAGATTGATAAAAAAGTTAATTTTGGGCCCATAGCTCAGTTGGTTAGAGCACCGTTCTCATAAAGCGTAGGTCGCAGGTTCGAACCCTGCTGGGCCCACCAATCATATTGGAAATCTCAAAATAGAAAGAGTAGATGGCTAAGACAAATAAAGAAGAATTAAACAAGGCGATAGAGAAATACTTATACAACACTATTAAGGGTGTTGATATCAAAATGATTAAGGGTATAGATATGGCAATAGTTAGTGGTGATACTATCCACGGATATTTTGTGTATAAGGATAGTTCAGATATTGAGCACACAACAAATTATAGTATCAATAAGGATGATTTCAGAACAGTAAATAGGAATGTTGTCATTGAAAGTCTTTTTGATGATGATGCCTCTGATAGTGTCGAGAATCTTATTTACTCTGATGAGCAGAGGGAGAAGTTGGAAAAATTGCGAAAAAACCGTGAATATGAAAATAATTTAAGAACCGAGAAGCAATATCTATTGGATAAGCAGAATTCTTTCAAAAAAGGTGATTCGGTTTGGTTTGGTAAGATGCCGGGAAAAATTACATTTGTTGGGGGTAAGAACAAGGAGGGTGTGGTTAAATACACTGTTAAGATGCAAGATGATGCCGAACATCGTTTTGTTTCTGGAAGTGATATAGAACCACGTAAAGTTCGTCCACAAATTGAAATTCCTAAAAATCCAACAGATCGAAAATTTTTTTTGGAATATGTTGTTCGTTATAAGAAGATGTCAACAGAAAGGCTTATTAAACAAAAAAATAAAAATTGGAATAATATAAATGGTGATTGTTTGGAAAAAGAAGCCATTATATATGTACTTCAAAGTAGAGAGCATCATACAAGAAAGAATAAGATCGTAGTTAATTACGATAAAAATAAATAAAATTTGGTGGAGTTGAAAAACTTTACTACTTTTGTAAGGTATAAATAAAAATGCGGGTTGAGACTTAATAAGATTTTATTGGCCAGACGTTGACCGGATTCTAACCCGGTGTCACGGGGTTCGAGTCCCCCTCCCCGCACAGAGAAGAGTAAATTAATATATAAACCATAAAAATAAGAAAAGAGATGAAATAGATTACTTCAAAATTTAACGAAACTAAATTAGTCATGATTACCCGAAATGACTTTAAAAACTTTGGGTATACAGTTCCACAGACTGTTCATTCTGTGGCAGACTTTGCTTACGAATTCCCTAATGAATTCAACCATTGGAAAAAGACATCAAACTCAGTTATATGTCTTGGGTGTAAGTCAGAACAAGAATTAGAGAACCTATATAATAAATTTTCAGAAATAACACCTATCATCAAGTTCTTTGAGCCAGATGTTGATGAATGTACTTCTATTTGTTTATTGGGTACTCCGGAAGTTCGTAGAAAACTTTCACACTTACCATTATTGAAACCAAAAAAAGAGCCAGTAGTATGAAAGTAGTATATTTTATAGAAACAAATGGAAGGCGATATTACAAGTGTGATACTTTTTGGACAATGAGTTCTAATAAAACAGATGCCAAAGTACACGGTGATAGTTTAGAGAATCAAGAATACTTTTTTGAAACATTATGTGGTCTTTTGACTTTGGTTAAGAAATCCGTAAAAGATTCCAAAAAATTGAAAGAATCCTATGATTTTTTTGAAGGTGGTATTTATGGGTATCAAGTGATAGAAGGAAATTTTACCGGTTATTCGGTTGATGCAGACCAAGAAATATCTGATCCAATATATTTGAAAGTAATTGATAGTGTGTCTGGTGATGGAAAATATACAACATGTGATTATAAAAAGTATGACCGGATAAACAAATTGAATAAAATATTAACTGAGTAAAAGAATTAGGAGAATGAAAACAAGAATAGAATATTTTTCAAAGTTCAGTTGGTATGGGTATGAAGGCATAGGACACTCCAAAGAGGAGTATTTGAGTGATAACATTGAAGACCTTATTGAATTTCAGAAGTTTGCCACACAGTTGTTGGGTAATAATACTATTGGACCATCAGATGACTACAGTGAAAAATGGGATAAATTCTTCAGGTGGTATGGGAACGGATATGTTGTAAAGTTGGATGGACGCATAATGAGAAGAACTATCATCGAGGAAGAGGTTATCGATGTGAAAAAAGAAACCCGTAAAGTTAAATTAGAAAAAATAATAACCGATATGAAATAGATTACAAAAGAAGAGATCCTTCAAAAAATGAAGGAATGTGAGCAGACTCAAGGAATGTCTGTTCTTGAACACGGTGAATCAGTAAGAGATCACTTGTTCGACCTTATTGACCATTTACGTGATGGTATTCCATTGAAATATGAATGGAAGTTGCCGGAATGGTTGATGGGGAATAAAGAACTGTTCTTATCATCATTACCAAATGATGAAACTCTACGGCTATATACCACATACCACGATATTGGTAAGCCTTTTTGTTTGGAAATAGATAATGATGGAAGAAGGCACTTCGCCCATCACGCAGAAGTGTCTTATGAATACTTCAATAGGATATTCGATAATCCAAATGCAGCCCAACTTATTTTACACGATATGGATATTCATCTGTTGAAGGCAGATGGTGTGGAAGAGTTCAGTAAGAATCCATACTCCTTGACTTTGTTATTAACGGGTCTTGCCGAAATACATTCAAATAGTGAAATGTTCGGTGGGATGGAAAGTACATCATTTAAGATAAAGTATAAATCTATCCGACAGAGGGGTAAGGCAATAATCAAAAAAATAAAAGAAAGAAATGAAAAAGAACGAAATGAAAAGTAAAAAATTTAACAAATTAACTCCAGTATTCCCAGATGAGAAATTTAATTTGGATCAAGATATGACATGTCGTGTTATTGATATGTTTGCACCAATAGGAAAGGGTCAGAGATCACTTATAGTGGCTCAACCAAAAACAGGTAAGACTACAATACTCAAATCAGTGGCACGGTCAATAATAAAAAATCATAAAGGAGTAAAAGTGATATTCTTGTTGATTGATGAGAGACCTGAGGAGGTAACTGATATAACAAGGAGTGTTCCAGATGCAGAAGTGGTGTATTCAACTTTTGATAGAAGGGCACATGATCATATAAAATCTGCTAATTATGTCTTGAATAAATCAAGGAAGATGGTAGAGGATGGTGAGGATGTAGTTATTCTCATGGATTCTATAACTCGCTTAGCAAGGGCATATAATGAGGTAGAGCCTGGTTCTGGAAGAACTCTTTCGGGTGGTATAGGTGTGGGTTCATTGCATAAGCCTAAAAAATTCTTTGGTTCAGCAAGGAATATTGAAGGTGGTGGTTCATTGACAATAATTGCCACTGCACTTGTTGATACCGGTTCAAAGATGGATGAGGTCATATTTGAAGAATTTAAGGGAACCGGTAATCAAGAAGTTAAATTGGATAGGTCAATTTCGAATAAGAGGATATTCCCTGCCATAGATATCTCTTCCTCAGGAACACGTAGGGATGATCTATTACATAGTGATATGGTGTTACCAAAACTGAATATTTTAAGAAATCATTTATGTGATATGACACCAATTGAGTCAATAGAATTTATCCTTGATAGGATGGTCAATACCAAGGATAATAGTGAATTTTTGGCCACGATGAATAAATAGATTTTAATATTATGAAAGAATTATTAAGAAGAATATTTAAAAAGGAGATTCAAGAAATCATAGATGAGTGTCCAAAAAGAGTTGAGTGTCCTACGTGTAGGAAAGGATATCTTGATGTCAATACCGTAATGGGTGATGATATAGTCTGTGAGAATGTTATGAGTATAGACCGACAATCGATACAAAGTGATTATGAACCTTATGGTTGGGTTATACAGCAACGAGTTTTGGAAAGGGGTGGTGAGTGGAGTAATTGGTGGAATAATTGGAAGAATAAAATCTATATGAGTCAGACCACTGCAGTTGAGGCGATGGTTCAGTATAATAGGTATGGTGATAATCCGAATCGTGAGTATCGTATAGTACCAATTTACCATTTACCAAATGCAGAAGTGAGAAGAGTGAAAATCGATAAATTGATAAAAAATGAAAAATAAAAATTATGAAAAATTACCAAAAACAAGTAGAAGATTATTTAGATAAAGTAAGTAACCACACCTTCAAAGGAATGGATGGTCATTATAAAGACCGGTACAAAAAAGTTATAAAAGTCGATGGTGAGTATAAAATATTATCGTGGTCGGCACATATGAAAGATTATGTTCTTGAAGATATTTATCATAAAAGAACTGTTAAATTTTATGGTGAGAATGCCAAGTGTGTGATATCACATCGTATATTCCTTCAACCTTTTGGTCGTAAATGGGTTTCCGTTCGTCAGAATAAATATGTGGTGGAGGAAGTAAATGGGATTTTGGAAAAAATCGGTAAGTGATCCGATTTTTCCTTATATTTGTAATATGTTAGATGAATCCAGAAAAAGGTGGCTACTCAACCTAGTGCATTCTATTATAAAGAATGGGGGATTTTCTATTTCTTTGTCGGGAAAGCAAAATGATAGGAAATATAAATTAGTTCAGAGATCGAGTTATACTACTAGAATTACTGTGAATGTGTTTATGGTGCATGGTAATATAGATATGGTGATTGTTAGACGAAATGATAAAGGCATTGTGATAGATAATAATTCTTCTAATAGAAAGTTTATGAACAAAATAAAATGTGCATTAGATGTCAGATTTGAAAAAATTCAGAATAAAAAATTTGATGAGATGTTCGATGAATATGATGGGGTGATGGAGACGAGAAATACAACAATTGATAAAGTTTTGGGAAATGGAGATGATTGATATCATATTTATTACTGTAATTGCGGTTGTCATTATTATATTTTCGGTTTCGATGGTATATTCGATTAAAAATACCTATGAGATAATTAAACGAACCAATACCACCCATGATCGGGTTTCTGAGTTCTTTGATGAATATTCGGATTACAAACATGAAATACAAGAGTTAGATGTTAAGATTAGATACATGACATACTTGACATCACTTATGGCACGTGCCACTGAGCAGGAATTTGAGGATTTCAGTCTTGAAATTGAAGATATTAAAGATTTTATATTCAAAACGTATGGTGGTCATATCCCTACACTGAAAAAAATAAGGAGGAAATCAGTCCTTGGTGATATCCTTGATTGATCGTTTGATTTTTTGACCTGATGGTTTTGAATACACCAATTCCTTGGGTTCTACTTTTATTTCAACTCCCTTTAGGATATCGATATATTTATCACACTTTCCATTTATCATATATGAGATGGTGCAATGTGGTTTGTAATCCTGGAAATTTGATGTGTGTGGCAGTTCGGTAAGTTTCTCATTACATTCCCCCAACCAATCTGCTTCTGCTTCGAATTTAAGAACATTATATCCATTTTGGGATTCAAAGCACCCAATGTTTTTTAATGTTATTGGTGTTATTTCTTTGGGTGTTGAAAGGTCGAATACGTCTTCATCATCAACATTGTCGTGTAATCCGAAAAGAAGTGTAACGTGTGGTTCATCTTCGAGTCCATATGATGGATCATTTGGGTCTTCGTATATATCTTTTTCGTCAATGTATTCATGTATCATATCAATAAAAGGTAAATCAAAATATACCATTGAACAACCGTACTCGTTTTTACGGATTTCATTTATCATACTTGTAAATTTCTTTATACTCATAATGTGTATATATTAATTATTGTTGTTTTTGTTTTCTATCAACTTCTCTGATGTTCTCCGAAATCATTTTTGGTCAATTTTCCCCCATTCGTTATATTCTAAAAATAATTTTAAGTGTTTCATTCGTATAAAATGTATATTAGGTAATTTTCATTATCGTAGTGAAGTTCGTGTTCAGTTTCATCTATGGTGTCATTTATAAAGGACAATCTACCACTTACATCTATTGATCTTTGTATGAAGTCATCTTTGTCAAACATTGCATCTATTAAAGAGTCGTTTGAGTATTCCCATGTTGTGTAATCACCCACAAACCCATTTGATTGTGTTTTTTTGTATAATAGGTCTTTGTGATAAAGCCATTCTATTGGATCATCTATGAATTCATCCAGTTCATTTTCTTTCCACGTATCCATATTGTGTTGATGTTCTTCTTCTGTTTCACCATCTTCCATTTCTATGTAGTGTGGTGCAGATTCTTCTAACCATTCACTGACCCATTTTTCTAATGAATACATATCAATAGAATCTTGCCAAAACCATTCATTGTATCCGAAATATCCAATATCATCAATTAAACTTCCTTCACGTTCTTTATATTTTTCGTCTACTACATCTTCAGTTTCTATGGCATAACTAATTTCTTTATCTCCCATTATATTCACTTCGAATAGGGGTAGGCCGTTATAATCATCTTGTGGTAAAATATCATATAATACCATTTCATCTGACCAAATCCCTTGGTTTTTTAAGAATGTAATGAGTGCTTGTGCTAGTTTTTCCAGACCATCCTCATTCTCATATATTTGCTTTGCCATTCCCCTTTTTTCTTCTCTATAGTTCCCTTTGAATTTTTCAACTTCTTCTGTGTCCATCCCCCTTAATGCTTTCCCTATGTTGTCTGTTACAACTTCAGGTAGATTATTCATAATTCCCTTGTCATTCATATCATGGCAATGAGTTACCTTATCGTGTGGTCCGATAGTTACTCCTATTTGGTGTAATGGGTCGACAACAGATTTTGAGTAATCCCATATGAAATACTGATATCCCATATTTTTATAAACATAGTGCATCCATTGACCTTGACTTGTCGATATACACCATGCACTTGATCCCAATGCATTTGATGTGTTATAATTCAGTATTCTTGTAATGATAACTCCCTTATCCGGGTCTTCCAGTGTTATCTCTACATTTTCCATTTCTTTGATCTCTCTTAACTTATCATCGTAATTTTTGATATCAGAATTTGTTCGAACAAAGTCGGATACACGTTCCAATAACTCCTCAATTGTCTTGCAACTTGATATCTTTTTGAAAAGGGGTTTCTTATACTTTATATCGTGTAATTTCACACACCACCCCTCAAATTCCTTCTTATGTGGTATATCTGCCTCGTTCACCAATTGTTTTTGTTCATTTGGTAGTTCATTCATTACCATTCTTATTTTTCTTGATATGTCGATCTGTATTATCTCATCTTTTAGGCTTTCATATGTTTTATATTGTAGTATGGGGTTTTTCAATAATTTTGCACCATTGTTATCGTGTAGCCATTTAACGAGGTCTTCCAATTCAGTTATTGATGTATCTTGTTGGAATCGGAATTTCGTGAGTAGCCCTATTAAGTTTAGGTTATTGAATTTGTCTTCTAATAACTTGACCAACTTCTTGAAATCTTTATTCTTTGGTGACACACTCTTCTTTTTGAGAATAGATATTGCTTGTTTTTTATTCTCATTCAAAGATGTTATGAATTTATTATATGTGTGTAGAAATTTCATTTACCCAATATATATATTAAAAGTGTGGTTGGGAATAAACTTTGGGTGTTGGGTGATTATGGGTATTTTGAACAGCTTTTATTATTAAACCCATCACTCGCAGTGGTATAAGTAAAAGCATTACTTAGGCTCATTAGTAAGGTGATAGAAGATGAACTGAAATAAATTAACCATTGTGAAAATTTTATATATAATAAAATATATATTATTATTATTATGGAACATTTAAAATCATTTGAAAACTTTCAAAACATAACAAATGAAGGAACTAAATCAGCATTATTTAGAGGTGTTGTTGATATGTCAAAACTTTGGGGTGCTGCTAAAAAGATACTTAAAGGAGATTTCAAAGGTGCTTGGGAAAATATTTCAGATGAGAATCACAGTAAGTATAAGCGTATAGTGTCTTTTTTCATTGATAATAGAAGCCTTTTCGAAAATGATGATAATCATGATAGACTTTTCGATGAAGCAAAACGTAACTATAATGGTGATATGTCAGCATTATTTAACGACATGTATAATGGTAATATTGAGGATGATTGTAACAGTGCTATACAATCATTTGAAAAAGATTTAAAGGAAAAGGGTGAAAACTTTGATGTTAAGAAGAGGATGAGAATCAGAGAAAATATCGAAGCACTTAATTTAATTAAAGACTTATTTACTTAATAAATTTTTATTATATTTGTAAAATGAAATCATTATCAATAAATAATAATAATCATAACAGGAAACCCTGACTGGATTATTATTGCCTAAAAATTAAGCAAACCCTGTCAGGAAACTGACAGGGTTTTTTTGTTAACAAAAATTAAAAGAGAGAAATTATGAAAAGAGAAGTAAAAGGATGGATAAAAAGTATCCGTAGATCAAAATCAATCAAGTTCGTTCCCGTAACAGATGGAACAGAAGATCATCAAATAACAATCAAAGAAGAGCTTTGTGATGTTAAAGGGGAATTGAAAATAGGAGCATCTGTAATAGTTGAAGGTGAAGAAGGAGTTACACCAAGAGGATTTCCGGAAATTGTTGCAAGCAAAGTAACAATCATTGGTGATGCTGATGATGAATATCCACTACAACCTAAAAAACATTCAGATGAGTTCTTCCGTTCTATTCCACATCTTCGTGGTAGAGCCAGACAATTTCAAGAAATTTTAAGAACACGTCACCATCTTACACAGGCAATTCACCGATATATGGATGAAATGGGTGTTTATCAATACCATACACCTATAATTACACATGCTGATTGCGAAGGTGCTGGTGAAACTTTTAAAGTTTCATCTGATTGGATGGAAGAACAATTAACTGTTTCGGGTCAATTACATGGTGAAGTAGGGATGATGGCACTTGGGCAAATCTATACATTTGGACCAACGTTCAGAGCAGAAAAATCAGCCACTAGAAAGCATTTATCTGAATTCTGGATGGTTGAACCGGAATTTGCTTGGTATGCCCTCGATGATACAATTGGGTTCGCTGAAGACTTTGTTAAGTCTATTATAAGAGGTTCTATGAAGGAATTAAAAGACACTTCACACCTCGATGATATTATTGACACATCAAAACCTTGGGTTATTAAAAAGTATGATGAAATTCAAGAAGAGTTCGGCTTCAAATGGGGTGAGGATATATCCTCAGAAGTTGAAAAATCAATAACAGAAAAATGGGGACCAACTTTCATTACTCATTATCCAAAAGAGTTGAAACCATTCTATATGAAGAAAGATGATAGGTATGCTCTTTGTTTTGACCTTATCTTTCCGGAAGTTGGTGAGTTGATTGGAGGTTCGCAAAGAGAAGAAGATTATGAAAAGTTATTAGATTCAATGGAAGGCATGGACATGGATAAGATGAAATGGTACACTGAAACACGTAGATGGGGATCAGTCCCGCATTCTGGATTCGGATTGGGCTTTGAGAGGTTGTTGATGTTTATAACAAAAGCACCGAAAGTTCATGATGTTATTCCGTTTCCGGTTAGTTTTTAAGTCTCTTTATTTGATTATGTAAATGAAACTTTTGTAGCATTCGACACTGTAAAATACATTATCACCCGTATTTATAGCCTCTAGTATTTCATCCTTGTATATGGGTTCTATTCTACTTCGTTCTATTTCAATATCCAAATTCGGACATTTGTTTTTTATAAATGATTCATACATATCTATTAAATCATTGAAATTTTCTTTTTTGATGTTAAGCTCTCGGAGTTTCGTATAAAAACGGATATGACCAATATTTTGGTTACCAAACTCTTTTGTGAATTCCATAAGTTTTTTGAAAAGTTCGTCACGGTGTTCTTCGATATCTGATATGTTAATGAACTTGTCATAACATTTTTCGTAATCTTCGATGAATTTTTGGACAAACATATCATCAAATCTATGTATATCTTTTTTGACATTTTCTATATTTAAGTTTGGAACTCTCTTAAGATAATTGAATATAATTTCACTGTCAAATTGATTGAATAATTTTTGGTATTTTTTAAATGTATCAATTGTGCCCTTGACATTTGAACTTTTACTGAAAAGGCTGGCAACTTCACTCAATTTTGCCTCAACTTTAGCATTAGTATATTTCTCTATTTTGTCTAGGTTGTTGTATATGTTGAATTTTATAATTCTAATATTTGTTTCGTATTGTGCGATTAATTCAAGGTCTTCTTTACTGAATACAGATTTTACTTTTTTGTGGGTTTTCTTCAACATGTCAAAGTTTTTAATTGTCCAACCTCTGAATTCATTGAAAATTCTTATCAACCTTTTGGCGTTTTCTGTAAGTGGGTTTTTACTTAATGATTTATAATTATCAAACAAAGAATCTTTGATGAATGTGTAATTCCCACCCTTTTGTTTTATTTTGGTATTGTTTACAAGGACATCATTATATCTGAAATATCTTCTTGTCAATGCACGTAAGGTATCTGTGTACTTCATACTTCCGGTATTTGTTTCAATATCATCGGTGTGATGGTCAAAATCAATTTCTTCCTCGATATCCTTTATATAATCCCATTGAACCTCCCAATAACTTTCTTCTAATGACATATCAGTTATGCAGAGATCGGTCATAGTAACATCGTCATATATGCCTACTTTTGTATCTAATTCATTGAAATCACCGTCATATGTTTTATATAAAGTGTCGTCTGAATCTTCGAATATCAATAACCACTCAGAATTGTCCGAGAATAGATTATGATCATCATCATCTGCATCGACTTTATATGCTTGTTGAAATTCGAATCTGGTCCAATTAGAGTATCTATCATTTTTAAGAACATCGATTTCATCTTTCAGTTTTTTGGGTATATCATCTGTTTCAACTTTTTTCTGTAAATCAAAAACATCTGATATACTCCCGGGTAAATCAGGCCATTCTGATATTACCATATCACGGATAACTAGGTCATATCCAAAGTCTGCACCCTCGAAGTGATCTTCGTCATATGTGGTATGATCATAGCCTACAAATTCTTCAAATTCTTCATCTGTCAATTCGTGCATTTGTTTTGCTCCCAAAAAGTCTGAATATGGGAAGTTTGCCCTATCAGAATTCTCTTCGTAATCAATGGCATCACTATAGAGTTTCATATACCCAAGCCAATCTTTGAAATCTTGGCCATTTTTAATTGTGTCTGGTTTTCTTACAGGATCAATTGGTATTTGATGAATTATTTCATAAAGATTTTCAAACGGAGTTCCCTTTATTGGATATTTTTCATCATATACTTCTACATATGGTTCTATTTTCCCATCTAGTATGTCTAAAATCCTTTGGGGATCATTTTGGATAATGGTCATCATAAGGAATCCAACAAGCCTATTTATGTTTTGGTGTACAAAGTCGGATTTAACATAATCCATCTTAAAATACTTCATAAGAGATTCTTCAATTGCAAGGACTTCTATTTCTTCGATATTTTCACTTTCATTGAAGTCATATTCATCGTAATTATCAAAGTTCTTCTTAGTTACATTATAGATGTTGTGTAAGATGTCGTGGGCAATGTGGTTTGTGAGTGGTTCGAATGCATTGAACCCATCCAAATCTCCTTTTGTGCCCTCTCTTCCATAATTTCCAGAACTTTGTCTGTTTATTATTTTCTCAATAAGGTCAGATGATTGTTTTAGGATTTCATCTTCTGTCGCCAGTTCTGATGAATCAACTTCCAATATGTTTGCAATCTTTTTGCGGTTTTCATTATACCACTTTAAAAAAGTGGAAAAATCGACATATTTACTTATTTTTTTAGATTGACTCTCTTTTATAAACTGTGAATAATTACGTATCATAGTTTATATATTAAGACATCATATGTCATTTTTCATCTAATATCTCACCAAGTCGGTGGTTTCTCAATTTTCGTTTAGGCATTTCGAAATCCGGGTACATATTTGGTGAAGAATCATAGAAATTACCTATTAAATCCCTCACCTCATATGGGTTCATAATGTAACTGGTTGTGTGTAATAATTTCCCTTTGTAACGGTAATAGATAGTACCATCTTCTTCAAATGTCTTAACATGTTTAATACCTGCATCAATACGACATTTTCTGATATCCCAGTCTTCTAAGAATAAGGACATTGCCCAAAATATGAGAAGAAAAACCCCAATAATACTGAATATAAATTGTGGTTTGGTTAGTGTGAAATAATGAAATGTGTTATTATCTTCATCCACCCAACCCATTGTTTTGCTAGGGTATTTTACTGTTTCGTATGTTTCCCATACCACATCGTAATAATGAACCATTTTTTTATCATTGTGTTCATATTGATAGATGAGTTCGTGTGGGTGTGTTTTAAATTCTGATTTTAGTAGACCACAGAATATTATTGATAGGATGATTCCAATAATAAATCTGCCTTTATTCTCTATAATAAAGTATTTTATAAAGTGTAGTGGTTCTTTGGTATTATTCATTGTTCAATAGTTTAGATATTATATTTGACCTGTGTTCTTTTCTAAGACCTTTACATATGGCACTCCATATTAATTTGTGTTCTTCATCAGAATCCATATTAAAATGGTCATTGTAGGTGTATAACGTTTCTGGTGAGTTGAATAGTTGTTGAATATATTTTGTTTTTACCCAAACAATAACTCTGCTTTTGAGTATCAATGCATATGCATTGTGTGTGGTGAGTCTTCTTTGGATTGCTTGGCGGCATGTGGATATATCTTTCCTACATAGAGGATCGATAATGTCTGTAACACAATTATATTCAAATCCATAAACCTCTATTTTCGGTTTTTTGAACATATCAAACTATGGCAAAACCAATTAAGAGAACCACACTACATATTAGTAATGTTGCTTTACCCCACTGGTTCATATTCCATATGAAATTCGAATGATGACACACCATTTCATAATCTTGGTTGGTCATTAGTGAATAACCATATGTTCCAAGGACTATGAATGCTGAAAGTGTAGAAATTGTGATCAACACTATTCCACCGAAGGCAATTGTCAATACGATAATTACCAATCCCACTTTCCATAATTTGTTGAATATGTTTTCCATAGTATAAAGTTACAAAAAATATTTTAAATCAACCTATCTCTTCATGTAGAATGGAAGCCAATTTATCTGCTCGTATGAGGTCATCTACTTCTTTGGTTATATCGGGATTCATTTTTTCGATATCTCCCGGCTGAAGAATGTCACTAACATCATATTCATATACAATGGTATTTATATTTTTGAATATAAATATTTTTGGTCTTTCTTTATTGATAATAAGAATCCTTTCCATATCGATATAGATATAGCCATTCTCATTTATGTTCAGTGGTTGGTCGGTTTCAAACCTATCAACCGTTTCTCTTTTTTTATCTATGAAGATATATAGTGTCTTACTTAATTTATTTGTCATTTTCTTGTGATTTAAAGTTCTATCACTTTATCAAACTTCTCCATCTTTGGGTTGATGGGATTGTACTGTTTTAGGAAAAACTCGATAGTATCATCTGATATTATCTTAGATTCGGTTCTCATACGAATTCTATTACGTTCTCTATATTCTTCCATTTCGAGAATAGGAAACTTTACTGCAATCTTATAATATTCTTTGTCAAAAAAACTAAGATTGGACTGTCGTCTTTTAGAATTCATGTTAGTGTAATCAATAACAGCATTTTCACGGTTCTCGTTGCATTTTCTCATAAGGCTTTTACATGCTTTGTTGACCATTTTCCAATTGGTCTGTTTCCATGCACGTTCATAATCACCATCTTGGATAGGGTCCAATTCCATAATCATATTATCATATGATACATGGGTGAATTCTTGTTCAGTCAATACATTTTTTATGAATGTAGTTTTCCCACTTAATGGAGGTCCGATCAACACCATTACCCAAGGTTTGTCAAGACCTTCCAATAATTTTATGATTCTTCGTGTGTTCATAATACCACAAAGTTACAAATTTTATTTTATATATGAGATTTATAATAGTTTGTTTTGAATATACCACTCTACGGCAACTACAGTCTTCATATCTTTGAATTCATAATTGGTCATTTCATACGTATCCATTTCAATTATATTGATTTCCTCGTGTTCTTCTGGAAGACCACCACCTGCCTCTATTTTATCAGAAACTTCAATGCAATATATCCTTACTTGTTCGGTGTTAGCACCAGGTGATACATAATAATTGCCTATCTCAGTGATAATACCTTCTCCATATCCTATTTCTTCGAGAATTTCTCTATTGATGGCTTTTTTTGGGTCTTCGTTGGGTTTATCGAGTGTCCCTGCAACAATTTCTGTGATTTTATCACCCACACCAGGTCTGAATTGTTCAACAAATATGAATTTCTCCTTGGTTCTGTCATATACGAGTGCCGCCACTGCATCAGGTCTTTTCATAACTTCTCTCCTAACCGTTGCACCTGATTCAGTTTTCACATCCAGTGCTTCAACGGTAAGAAATCCTTCATATACATTTTCTCTTTTTTCAATCATTTAATATGTTTTTTAATGTGATATTTCTATTCTCTTTAATTATTTTTGATTTGTTGAAATGTTCTTTTATGGAATCCAATATCTTTTTTTTATTATTTACTTGTCCATCTTCTACAACTATAGTAATATAGAGTGGTTCATGTCCTTTGAGGTGAATACTCAGTTCATTTTGATAATGTGTTCCAAATATGCCATTAGATTCAACGAAAAGAAAATTGAGTTTATATGTGAATACCTGATCCAAATTTTCATCTAGGAATTCTTTACACAGTGCCATGAATTTAAATTTTTCGTACCATGTTGTGTTTAATATGAAAACCGATGACAGTTCAGTTACCATATAGATGAAAAATATGATGTAGATAATATCCATTAAAATTTCATTGAATAAACCATAAACTCTTTGTTACTAGGGACATCGAATATTCTATGGTAGCCATCTACGATAACATATCCACGTGAATTCTTTTTCACAATACCCCTTGGTAGATTTTTTGGATAATCAGAATAAAGTCCTCTTTCGATTTTATTGAGGTGGTTTTCGTTGATACTTTTATTGTCTAATTCACTATGTGATATTTTGATGACCTTATAATCTTTGCATCTCATTGAATCTTTGGATAAACTTCCATATTCGAGTTCCATAGAATAATCTATTATTTCTTTAGTGGTTTTCAGTGATAATATTTTGTCAATTTTTTCGGATAGTGGTCGAGCAACACTGGGACAAAGATTAATTGATGTCATTTCTTGTCCATAATACCCCCATTCAATATTAAAATCCCAATCATCATCCCCATTTTTAATATTTCCCAAACTAACAATTCGGTGAATAGCATACTCTACTATTATTTGATTGTTCAGAATCTTTGATAATTTGTTATTCCTTTGACCTTGTGGTGTATTTGGGTTATATATATCTGATATGATGATATTGACCAATTTAGAATTTTCATAATTGGTTATCTCTGGGTCTAATATTTCTTGACACCGACAATAATCATCACCACAAGTGCAATCATTACTCCATGAAACATAATCAAAAATATATGATAGATCTATTTCTTCTATTTTCATAATACAAATATACTATTTTATTTAGTTTAGGAGGTTGTTTAGTTTCATTTTCCTTATTTCTTTAAGAATTTCTTTCTTAATTGTGTCTGAGTGATAGGTTTGCTTATATTTCCTAATTTTATATTTAGTTAAATGAGAGGTGGTGAGCTTACCCATGATTCTGTTTTAAGGTATCATTTATCTTTGCCTATACCTGACCATCATAGTGAAACCGACACACTAGGTCTGTTTTAGTTGCTGCTTCCGTGGTACAAACGATTGGTTAAATCTCCCACGTTAGGTTTGGCAGTCATGAAGTTCCTCTGTTGCCAGCGATACCATCTCTTCCACCTCTCATTCACAAATATACGATTTATATTTTGAATGATGATCTCAGATCCACAGTCTTTATAAATCGATCATTATCTTTGACATAATAACCCTTCCTCATCATTTGAACACTTACTCCATTTTCTATTTCAAGAACTCTTGGTTCAAATACTGAGTTGTTGTTTATCAATTCGGAATCCTCATTGAATTCATTATCAATGAATGGGGTTCCGTATGAATATGTAGGAATTTTTATACAGTCATCACTTGAAACCCAATGGATGGTTCCCTTGATTTTTCTATCGCAGTTCCCTGAACGAGTTTCTGGGTCATATGTGCATATGACCTCAGTGACATCGCCATTTTTATCTTTGATAACAGACTCTGCCTTAATTATGTATGCACCCTTTAACCTAACTTCGTGTCCAAGTTTAAGTCTGTGGTATTTTCGGTTGGCTTCTTCTCTGAAATCATCTCGTTCAATGAATATATTTCCTGAGAATGGAACTTCTCTTGTACCCTTTGTTTCGTCTCCGGGGTTATTTTCGATGGTTACCATTTCAGTACCACTTTCCCAATTGGAAATGGTTAGTTTGATCGGGTCGAATACACCCATAACACGGTCAGAGGACTTGTTTAATTCAATTCTAAGACACTCTTCCAATAATTCTACATCAATGGATGCCTCACGTTTTGAAACACCCACCCGATCACAGAAATCCTTTATGGATTCAGGTGTGAATCCCCTTTTCTTCAAGCCCTTGATAGTTAATAACCTTGGGTCATTCCATCCTTCTACTTTATTTTCATCGATCAGACCATTGAATATCCTTTTGCTCATAACATGTCCATTGACATTCAATCGGGAAAACTCAGTTTCCTCTGGTAAGTTACCCACGAGGTCTGAATTGTTCAATATCCAATTATATAATGGTCTATGTACTTCAAATTCCAATGTACAAAGGGAATCTGTAATACCTTCGAAATAATCACATAAGGGATGTGCCATATCATACATTGGGTAGATACACCAATAATTTCCTGTTCGATGATGTGGTTTATTGATCATTCGGTATAGGATGGGGTCTCTCAATATCATATTGGGACTTTCCATATCAATTTTTGCACGGAGAACAACTTTTTTATCACCGTATCCCCCATTTCTCATCTTTTTGAAAAGATATGTGTTTTCATCTATGGAATTGTTACGATATGGTGAGTTCTTACCTGGTGTTGTTGGTGTTCCCTTCATCTCAGCAATTTCTTCAGAAGTTGAGTGGTCGACATATGCTAATCCTTTACTTATCAATGTTAAGGCACATTCGTATATCTCATCAAAGTAATCGGATGTGTATGATATCTTGTCAGGCGTGAAACCCAACCACTCAACATCCTCGATCATTGAATTTACATATTCATTTGATTCTTTTGCAGGGTTGGTATCGTCAAACCTCAAAATGCACTTTCCACCATATTTCTCTGCAAGTCCAAAGTTTAGACATAGTGATTTTGCATGACCCAAGTGTAGGTGTCCATTTGGTTCGGGTGGAAAACGAAGTACCATATTTTCCGTTCTGTTTTTGTTAATTATTTTTTCTTCTATAAAATTCATTTTTCGTTTAATATTTTTATTGCTAATTCTGTTTTTTCTTTTGTTAATCCGATTCCTGATTCAATCAGAACAAACCTTTCTTTTATTTCACTTCTTAGGTCATTCAATGACTTATCATCATCCAATATCACAAATTGATCGGTTGGTCTTGTTTTATACCAATTTTCGACTTCATCGATTCTTGAATCGAATTCTTTTGCCTTTTTTATTCTACATTGAATTCCTCGTCTTCTAAATATCTCTTCCCATTGTTCATCAGTATATTTGGTTTTGTGTGTTGTTATCAGTGTTATCATTGCTCTGGTTTCATTTAGTATTTGCTTAAGGTGTTTTAATGCACTCTTGTCAAAACTGTAAAACCCATCACTTTCTCTTTGGATAACTTTCCAAGGTTGGTTTTTAACCATAACACCATCAAAATCAAGTAGTACTGTTTTCACTTTCATTATATTTCATGAGACTAAAAAACCCATTCAACTGTTAGGTCGAATGGGTTGGATATACAACAATACCCATTTCATTCAACCTTTCGTGTCGAATTGTTGTTGCAATTGTTGTATGTGAGTCTGGGTCTGGCTCATATTCTTATATATTGATATTATGATCATTTGTTTATACAAATGTGGTAAATATTAAATTATTTGGGGTAGTCTAAATTAAGTTCATCCATTATTTCTTTAATAGTATCTCTGCCTCTTTTTGCACCAAGATACACACCTTGTTCATATTCATTATCTGCATCCTTGGTCACTTTCATCAATCTTCTCATTTCATATAAACCTCTATTTAAAAGTTTTTCTGTTTTGTCGGATGTGTCTTTGTTAGGATTTTCCATATAACAAAGGTAATAATAAAAAATGAATTTCCTGTATATTTATTGTTTGATGATATTTTTTTCTGATATGACGGTATATGTTCCATCAGTATTTTTAATACCATATTCATAGTCATCTATAA